TGCCCGGGCGCCAAAGTCAAATTTTCCCCATTATAATTATATCACGCGTTTTGTCAAATGTCAAGCATAAAATTATCGAACATATGTTCTTTCAAATTTTTATTTTTGTCAAATTTTTGTTGTCTTTTTCTGTGCGTGCCCGGGCCGTCAAATTTTTTCATTTGTCAAATTTTCAAATAAGCTGCAAACGAGCTGTGAAAAAGCTGCGCCCAGGAGCTGCAAACGAGCTGCAAATTTTTTCTTTTTTTCAAATTCCCAGGAGCTGCAAATTTTAAAGGAGCTGCAAACTTTATAAGCTGTCAAATTTTGAAGCGGCCGCGTAATCTCATTAAAAAATAAAATTTGAAAAAGCTACGAATTTTTTATATAATATATATAGAAGATAAGGAAAGGGGAATTAAGGCAGTACCCTTTCCGCTAGGAATAGAGAGAAAGAAATTTGAAAGATTTTTAAATTCCTAGTATAATATATATAGAAAGTAAGGGAGAAAGTAATCTTCCTACTTAATAAAAACTTATGGGTCGCGGCCTACGCGAGAAAGAGGTTAATTATGGATAAGATGACTAAGAGAGAGTTCTACACTGCGATTATGAATGGCGAAATTGACGAGCAGGTTAAGCTGTTTGCATCTGAAGAGCTGGAGAAGATGGATGCGGCCAACGAGAAGCGGCGCAACACTCTGTCCAAGAAGGCTCAGGAAAACCTGCCGCTCCTTCAGCAGATTACCGATGAAATTCTGACTGAAGAGCCTAAGACTGCTACTGATGTGGCAGCCGTTCTTGAGGTATCTGTTCAGAAGGCGAGTGGGTTACTGCGCCGGCTTGTAGAGGAAGGTAAGGCCGTTAAGGTTGACGTGAAGATTAAGGGTAAGGGTACTCAGAAGGGCTACACCCTTCCGATGGGAGTAGAGTCCTTCGATGTAAATCTGGACGGCGCGATTACTCCTGTAACTGAATAAAGAAGAAGAGAGGCTTAATCGCCTCTCTTTTTTTATACTTAAAAGAAAAAATTTGAAATGCGGGGAATTTTGGACCTGGCACATTTTTCTATTTGACTACACATTTTTCTATTTGACTACACATTTTTTTATTTAACAGCACATTTTCTCCCTGCTAAAGCGATATAACGTCCTTGTGGTATTGGAAAGGGCTGGAAGTTGACTTCGGACTTCGTAGAAAGGGGACAAATACGTATACTTCTACATATACTTCTACGTATACTTCTATATTTTATAGGGACAATTAGGGTATCCTTTCGTTACCTTTTTTCGTCTACCCCTTTCCCCTTATGGCTATGCCCTTTCTCCTACCCCTTACGTATACATATACTTATACGTATACTTGTACGAATACGTAGACGTTTAACTTCCCTGCCCCTTACATCTAAGTATTCGTATAAGTATACGTATATGTTTTACTTATACGTTTAACTTACCTTATACTTATAAGATTGCCTCTTGGAGCTTCGCTCCAAGAGGTTTCTCTTTTACTTATACGTTTAACTTATACATATATTTATATATATACTTATAAGTATACTTATACGTATACTTATAATTCCCCTCATACATCTTTAACGTAAACTTTTTTCTTCTCCTCTCCTAATTTTTTCGGAAAATTTTATCGCTCTCAAATTTTTGGAAAATTTTCAAAAAATTCTAGCCCAGAATTTCTGCAAAATATTTTACTCTTCAAATTTTTCCCAAAATATTAAGACGGCGCGCTCCCATAATTTATTTCCATCCCTTATTTTCCCAAAATAAAAAGAGCAGACATTGCGCCTGCTCTACAGATTAAAATAATATTCCAAAATAATCCCTAAATATCCTATAACTGCACACCATGTCATTACAGTTAGATAGATATTTATTTTCTTTTTTGGCCAATTATAAATTACATCATAAGCAAAAGCTGCAAACAACATTCCTACAATGAACAAGCCAATAAATACTACACCAATTATAAATAACATATCTGCTCCCTTCTTAGATAAAAAATGTTACGATAAGAATTGCTATTGCAATTACAAGACCTATTAAAGAAATAAAACTTGAACAGTTCTCAAAAAAGTCCTTAATCTGCGCCATACTCTTCGATGCCATTATCTTAAATATAATAAAAGCAGACTCAAAAATAATCCAAAACTCCAATAAAACTAAATATAATAAAAACATTTAAAACTCCTTTAACCAACTATACTTTTCTTCTATTTTTCTTTGTTCTCGTTCTGCCCAATCTCTTATTGGATTTACTGGAAATAAAATTCTATCCATTTCTTCTATGGTAGGTTTCTTTGGCTCTAGGGCTTGTCTTTTAGGCATAGCATTACAAGTTGATGCCAATAATTGATTTCCAATTCCACCGTAGAAAGAAACATTAACACAATCTGTCATCTGAGATAGCCTACTATTCATTTCTGCTTGAGCTATTTCTAATTTAAGAGCGTTAATTCGTCTATCTATCTCGTTATACTGCGCGCATATTCCATAATTTAATTGGTTAGTTAATTTATCTAAACTAGAATACATATCTTTCTACCTTAAATAAGAATAATAACAAGGCAAAGAATATTTACAATTATAATAAAGACCCACGTCAAAGTCAAACAAACTCGACTACGAGTTACTAAAGCTAGAATTGCAAAAATCGCCCATACTATAAGAAATAGAACCCAAGCTATAAAAAGAAAAGTTTCTAACATTTACAGTATCTCCCTCCATCTATTTCTCTGAATAATTCGTCTCATGTTTTCTGTTCTTCTTTATATTTCCAAATATATCCACCAGCTGTTTTGCCTTTGCCTTTGCATACTAAACCAATAGTAGTATCACTAATACCAGTTTGTCTTCTAGCTTCTTTTGCTGACTGATATTCAGCAATAAAATTACCAGATTTATCATATTGCAAAACGGCTGTATTATGTTTTATGGTCGTTTTAATTGGCTGTTCTATTTCTTTCTTTTCATAAGACCAACCAAAACCTCCCGCCGTTCTCCGTTCTCCACGACATACTTTACAAATATTTGTAAAGTGAATTTTTAAAATTCTTTCCGCCTCATGTGCTGATTTATATTCACCAATAAGTTTTCCAGATAAATCATACTGGTAAACTGTTTTATCATTAGCACCATTAAATGCTTCTCCGCCTAAAGTCATATTATACCCATTGTTAAAACTATTATATTGAGAAATCCAATAAATTTCTCTTTCGTTTAATTTATCAATTTCACACTCTTCTATAATTTCAAAAGTAAATTTTGAAATTCCATACTTTTTAAAGGCTCTATATAATTTATAGTCTGGAGAATTTTTATAAGCATATAGATGTTTTTTCCATCTAGCATGAATATCTCTTGATTGTCCAATGTAACATTTACCATTAATTGTATTTGTAATTTTATAAATACCAACCATAATTTCACTCCTTATCTTTGTTTTCATATATAAGTAAAATTATAGTTGATATAGTTGATAGATTTCGACCATATTTATCAAAAATCAAAATCTATAGAATATAATCTTCAAAAAGAATCCATTTTTATCTTCCTTTTTTTAGCTCCATATATACTGATTAAATGTCATTGGAAGTCTATGCCATTTATACTTTAGACTAAATGGCGCGCCATCAACAATCGCTTCTGAAAACCAGTTCTTTAAATATTCTCCATACTCTATATTTCTACGATTACTAGAACTCAGAAATTTTTCGCTTAAATCTTTAAATTTTTTAAGTTCTTTTTCATATTCTTCTGGCGTCATTTCTACAAAAACTACGATTCCCCAATCGTTTATAATTTCTTTCTTCGGATAACCCATTTGGCGCCCTCCCTTAAAAACTTTCAAGCGTAGTGCAATACTGACTAAGCTCTCCATCCTCAATCCAAGCAACACTCAAAGCATAGATGGTAATACCTGGATTATCAAAAACTTCCCATCTTTCTGTTGAAACTTCAATTCCTCTTTCTCGACATTCCATTTCAATTTCTTCTTCGATCGAAAGATCTCCTTCATATATAAGCTTTCCATCTTGCTCTTCGGTAATTTCAACCCAGATTTGGACACTTCCATGAGAATCAGTTCTATTGTTGATAATCTGCTCAATCAAATCTTCAATCATAAAATTACCTCCAATTAAGAAAAATGGGACACAAAAATAGAAAGTACAAAAGAAGAAATTCCATTACTACTTTCCATAACTATTAATAAATAAAAAATAGATAAATAAAATCTTTTTCCGATTCATGCCTTATATTATTTTCATCTAACCAGACAGTCTTATTTATTTTTACTTCTATGTTATGAAGTTTGCAATAACCAAGAATCCAATTTGTAATTTCTTTATCTAATGGTTTAAGAATACAAAAACTTCCAATCTTCTTGTCTCCATTAAAAATAATAGAACTTTTCTTTTTTTCTTTTATATATTCAACTTTTTTTATTACTTCATAACAGCTATCAACGTTTCTTCCTTCTAGCTGCCAATTTATAAGTTTTTCTGCATACAAATTATTTAAAGATTCAATAATATTTTTCATAAATATTACCTCTTTTCTTATTTTCTATATATATTAGATAAAAAATTTATAGGAATTTCAAGATTCTTTCGCTAATACATATTTCTCTAGATCCACTCGCGCGCAGTCATAAAAATCCATATCTTTCAAATCTTTTTCTGTTGCCTCTGGAAATCTTTCTTTAAGAATATCTTTACGACTTTCTCCATACCACTCCCAATTATCTGCGCCATCTCTTTCAAGCATCATCATTTCATAATAATTTGCAATTAAGTCAACTAATTCTTCTTCTTCTACTAAATAAAATTTATCAGACATTATTTTTTCTCCTTATATTTCATAAGCTATTCCTTGTTCTTCTAAAAGCCATCCATGTTTTTCTTCATCATATTCTTTTACTGAATAACTAATAGTATTTTCAACTTCTTCATCATAAATTTCTTGCGCCTGCTCATAATAATCTTCTGCTTCTTCATTTTCTATAGATATATTAAATTCTTCTTCTAATATATCTATAAAACTTCGAACACCATGCAAACCCTCATAAGATTCATATTCACGAATAGCGTGAATATATGCATAATTTACAGCATCTTCTATCTGTTTAGCGGAAATAATCTCTTCATTTTTTCCACAACCACAAGAATAATTTATATAATATAACATTTTAACTCTCCTTATATTTTTAGAATCTATATAATCAAAAAATTCCCAAAAGATAAAAATTATAATAATTAACGGCCATAACATTGACAAAACTATAGATTCTAAATCATTTTTATATTTTCCTTCTTTTTCTGCCCAAAGTAAAAAAGAAAAAAAGTAATACATCCTATTACCCAAATTCCAAATAACATATTACTCCTCTTTAATAAAAATCAACTTATCAATATACTCCCTACCTTCTCCTTTAAAAATAGGAATATTATTATCAATAAACCAACCACTATCAACTTTGATAGCGCAACTTCCACGCTTCTGATAAATTGGAAAATTATTCCAATTAATTCCTTTTTGAGTAAATAGCATATCCTGAATTTCATTACAGGATTTGCCTTGCAATTCTTTGTGAGAGAAGTTTGCCTGTCCTACCATTTGAATAGAATTACGAGTAGCGTCTAGCTGGCGCCAATAAATAAGATTGGTTACTTCTTCTTTTGGAATATTGAAACAACGAGCATCAAACATTGCCCCGTGTTCTTTTGCTCTATAATAAATATCTGCTAAATCTTTTGACTCTGGTTTATCCCAATTCTCTTTATTTCTCCATCCTCCATTATCTTCTCGTATTATTCTATCAATATGAAAATTATAAATATTTTGATAAAAAAATTTATTAAAAGCCATTGTCGCCATACTTGCAGCAATACTACACATCTTCTGCACTTCGTAATCAAACCACGCAGAAGTAGTAAGTTTTTGATAATCAATCAAAATCAAAGTAATTTCATCAGATTGAGTATATCCAAGAACACATCCTTGGATATTCTCACAAAGATACTTCATAGTTTCCTTCATGGTTTTAATTAAAACTTCATCAAACGGCTTATTAAATCCGCGAGTAAACGTATGGAACGCTTTACCATCAATACGAATTGCTACTGGCATTCTACGAACCAGTTTCGTTTTAGGTACATTTTCATAAAACTCTTTCATTCGAGTTCCCAGAGCATCATTAACCGGCATTTACTTTGCCTCCTTTATAAAAATTAATTCTTTTTTACGCATACCAAAAATCAAACATTTTGTTCATTATATCAACTTCTTCAATTTCTTTTATTTCATTTTTACATCTTCCTAATGCTTGTAAAGAATATGGATTATCAAAATCTAAATATTGATTCATATAATCCTCCTTTCTTTTTTCTATAATTATTATATCACATATTTTAAAAAAAATCAAATTAAAAAAGAAAAAGGAGATTCAAAATCTCCTTTTTTCATTAGAAATATTTTTTACTTTTTTGTCTAAATATTCCATATTATTTTTATTATAATTATACTAAAAATTTTAAAAAAAGTCAAAATAAAAAGAAGTAAGAAACCTTACTTCTTTTCTAATTTTATGTTGATTCAGTAGTATATGTACCTTCAATGCCAAAAATAGTAATTCCTTGTTTGATATTTTCTGCTAAAAGATTAGGATCTCCTTTAATAGTTAATAATCCAGTTAAATGAGTCCCTGCAGCAATTGTTTGATCTGTAGTTGTTGGAGTGATTGTAGTAGCTTCTTTTGCTGGCGCACTTCCAGTAATCTTACTCCCACCAACGTAAGCAGTTTTTCCAGCAAGTAAATCTCCGGCAGTAGCATTAGCATCTGACGTATCTACTCCTGGATTTAATGTACCGTTGACTTTTATCCCATTAACATACGCAGTCTTTCCAGTTCTAATATCACCCGCCGCAGCATTAGCATCAGCAGTATTAACCTTAGTAGAAGTACCGGTAATTTTCTGACCTTTTACATAAGCGATTTTTCCAGAATCAATATTTTCTGCAGTTGCGTCTGCATCCGAAGTATCGATTCCAGGATTTAGCGTACCTGTAATCTTTGAACCGTTTACATAAGCCGTTTTACCGGTTCTAATATCTCCTGCAGCGGCGTTGGCATCAGAAGTATCAACACCAGGAACAAGATTTCCTGTGATTTTTTCACCATCAACATATGCGGTTTTACCTGTACGAATGTCTCCAGCGGTTGCAGTCGCATCGCTTGTATCTAAGTTATCAGAACTCATTAATTCAGTTACTAATCCATTTAAAACTTGACGGTTAGTATTACAAGGAGTTTCTGATACATAGTCTAATACTTGTTTCTTTGTGATTGACATTCAAATCACCTCCTTCTTATAGAAGTAAAAAGTAGAGTCTATAGCTCTACTTTTCTTTTGCTTATAGTTCTTCAAATGATGATTCGATAATTTGTTTTGCAAGCTCTTCTATAGTCATATCATCTGTCGCGCCAAAAGATTTCATAATCTGATTCTTCGAGCGTCCTTTTAGTTGCTCATCAACTACTTCGTTGTAAAGAAACTTTTCCATCAAAAATCGAAGCATTGATTCTCCAACCGAAAAGTTTTTCTCTTTATCTTCTTTATTAGATTTCTTTTTACATACAATATCCGAATCTTTTTTCTCTGCTGATTCAATAAAGAAATTTTCCAGATTTTTCTTCATACCTGCAATTTGTTCAAAGGGACAATCTCCTAGTGTAAAATCTTTTCCAAGAAGATTTTCAAACTCTTCTGTAAGAGTTTCGGGAAGAGCTACATATAAAATACTCTCTTTTAACTTCTTCATATCAGAAATAGTCTCGTTCTTATTCTGAAATGTAAGTATAAGTTCAAGAGGAATACCTCTCCTTTCCAAATCTTCCAGCATAGAAACAACAGAGCCTAAACTTTTAACAGTATCTTGTGAAAGAATTGCAATTCCCTTATGGCCTCTCATTCCAAAAATACCAATAAATTTCTCAGGTAGCATAACTTTCTCCTTCTTTTACATAAATTTCTGTATACTTAGTTGGCTTCAACTTTACCGAAATCAAATTATTCTCACCGTAATAATCAGATACTTTGTCTGCGGCCTCTCCTAGAGATTCTCCATATACCAAACCAGTATCTACAGTCTCCCTATCATCGTAATCATTGAAATATCTTACTTTCATATCATAAAACATATTCTATAATTACCTCTCTTTCTTTCATAAATATATTATACCACAAATTTGAGAAAATGTCAAATTTAGAACTCTTCATTATCAAGAAGATAGCTTCTATCAAAATTATCGGTAATTTTATAAACATCTTCTTTTGAGTTTTTACAAACCAATTTATTATCGGTATAATTAAGTTGAGTAATTGCCACAGATTTTGTTACTGGTCTTTTATAGAAACTAAAATCCCATTCTACTCTATCAATAAAAGAGTCAATATCAAAATATCCGAAACGAAGAGACTCTTGAAACTCATTTGGTTGGTTTGTTTTATCTACAATAAGAGGATTAATTTCGTTTTTCTTACACTCTGTATCAAATCTTCCTGCGCCATGTCGAGTAAGATAAGGACGAGTTACATAACAAATTTCTATATCTGCGCCTTTCGGCGCATTGTTAATATCAAAAGAGATAACTTCTGAACCTGTAAAACTAGGAGTTAAATTTGGGAAATAATCCATATTTGATTGGCTAAGAAGCAACCCCTGTCCAGCTTCATAAATAACTGTATCAAATAGACTTAATGTTTCGTCTCCAAGAATTTTACTATGGTCAATCATTTTCTTAGATGAAACCATAAAATCATCAATACTTACGCTTAAAATATCAAAAGATAATTTAAGTTCTTTACATCTTTCTTCTGCGTATCTCCTTACTTCCTGTAGTTTTTTATATAAAATATATTCATCCGTTAAGTCTTTTACATAAATTGGAACATTGTAAGTCCTTTGTTTTGTTTCAAAGATACCCATCCCACAGGAGCCGTGACGGGAATTACCTCTTTGTCTTTCAATGGCGCGATTGATTTCCATATCAAAAGGAGTAGTTACTCTCGCTTCTGGATGAATAATAAGATTAGGAACATATCCCAGTTCTGATGTTTCAATATTCCATCCAATCGGATTAACCATAAAATCTTCGTCGTAAAAAGTCGTGGCGCCATCAAAGGCGCCCGACCCAAAACAATGAAACACATGGCCGTTTACGGTATGACCTCTTTGAACTCCTCCATTATAAAGTACATTCAATACAGAATCGTCTTTTACTTTTTTAGAAAAAATGTGAGTCATCAGCCCTTTTCCTTCATCACCGAAATTGGCTAAGCTCCTATGACAACTTTAATAGTTTTCATAGGCAGCATCACTCCTTTCATTGTATTCTTTCTATTTTACCACGAAATTCCATCTTCATCAGAAACTACCGTATCTCCATATTCTACATCTGAGCTTACATATTCAATCGAAGACGAAGTAGACTTCTTAATCATATCTGCGATTGTTTTATGAAGATTCTGACAAGTAGATACCTGATAGTTCTGCCCAAGGAGCTTTCCAAAGCTCTCTTTAATTTTATCTTCATAGAAATGAAAAGAAGTTGCTAGATTATCAATCCCAATATGGTATACATCAAACTTCTTTGTAACTGCTTCATAAAGAGATTTTGTATCAATATCTCCCTGAATATTATCACCGGTTACCTTTGCCAGAGGTCGCATAGGAAGATAAGGATTCATAGGTTCGTCACCCATAGTAATAATAATACCTTTCTTACCTCTATTCCAGCAATCCAACTTCGTATGATTCAAACCCATATACCAGGCCGCAGTATAACTTTCCCAAGCATTACCACCGCCTCCTCGCTCAAAGTAAACCTTTTCAAGCTGTTCAGCAATACGAATATCACTCTCAAACTGGCCCATCTGAATTGGAGCATTATCATAACTCAAATCTCCAATAGCCATAATACAAAATTCAACATCCTTCACAGACTTATAAAGTTCGGTCATAATATCGTTGAGCTGCTTAGCTACTGCTTCTGCCGCGCTCCCCATACTTCCTGTTACATCAAGAGCAAGAATAACAGGAATCGTTTCGGGATGCTCGTCGCTATCAACACATTCTCTCATAACTCCTTTGGGATTTAAAACCTCATTAAGCTGTTCACTTCTGTAAAGGTCCTGTGCGGAAGCATTATAGAAGTCATCCATATTGGAATAACCACGAGAAACTGTGCTATGATTAACATAAGATGTAGAAGTCCAAGTACCACCACCCATTATTCTGCCTCCTTGCTGTCATCAGTGTCGTTATCAAACAGGCCGCCGAACATAGAAGAGAAATCCATTCCTCCATTCATCATCATAACCAAACCCATTGTCTTTCCCATATCAGAGCCACTCTTGTTCATTTCATTAAACATCATAAACGGAAGCATCTTTTCCATGGGATTATCTCCCTTTGCCATATTTGCGAAAGGAGAGAAAATCTTTGAGAAGAAATACGTAGAGCCAAAGAAGATATGACGTTCAGGGACAATAGAAACAATCGTCCCAGTCTTATAGTCAAAAGCCCGAATTTCGTTTTTGTTTGCTTCAATAACACAAGCAGGGCCGCCAGAAGCAATAATAATATCTCCCTTATCTACCTTGTTACAAGGTACTGCAAAGAACATATCGTCGCCAACATCGAAAACGAAATCGTCACAATTCATCAGAACGCCGCTGTTTACATCATAGGTTTTATATTCACCGTTTACATTGATAGCGATACCGTTCATGGATAACCGACACATACCAGGCTTAATTTTATTAAAGAATTTACCAAAACTTGTCATATAATTTCCTCTCTTCTCTTTTTTTTATTTTATGTATATATTATAATAGAATTTTTATAAAAAGTCAAAAAATATTTTTAATCTTCAAATAATTATTCTATTTCCTCATAGCTAACAATGTTCTCATACCAGCTAAAGACAGGAATTCGGAAACCGACAAGAGTTACATTATAAGTTTTTCCAATTTCTATATCGGCATAAAAATTAGAGCTATCAAATTTACCTCTCCAAAAAATATCGGTATTTTCATATACTACCGCGTTGCCGTTTTCGTCCTTTCCCATAATTAGATACTTGGAAGAATCTCCCTCATTAACTCTCTCTTTATCGGTTACTGTAATCTGCGCCGAGTGGTCATTAAAATTCGCAAAATTACAACCGAAAAACACACCAACAATCACAACAACCGCAATCAAACCCGCCAGAAACTTCTTCATTATTCTATCAATCCTTTCTTTATAAAAACTTATTAGTTAATCATTGTCAAAAAATCCCATAGTTCACCAGCATTTCTAATTGGAAAATCTTCCTTATTGATAGTTACCATACCAGGTTTCCAATTCTTCCCAAAATTCAAATCGTAGATATAATACTCAATATCACTTATAAAATAAACATCTTCAAGAGTTTCTTCTGAATAGAAGATTGAATTTAGGAAGTCGATAAGAGTATCTCTTATGCTATAAAACCAATCGTCAAATTCACATGAACCTAATGCTTTATCAAGTTCTTCTGTTCCTCTACTAAAACTTTTAATAGAGTCCATCAACTTAATAAAATCATCTTTAGTCAAATCAATTTTCATTTTTAATCTCCTTCATTTTTATATTTAACCATAGTTTGTGTTATATAAAAAAATCCATTGTCTACTGAAACAGATGCTCCACCCTGAAGTTCAAATCCTTTTTCACAAAGCTCTGCAATTCTTGGTTTAAGTTCACCCATCGCAGAATTTATATCTCTTGCCCCTGCATATACAATACAATATTGCAATACTTATCTCTCCTTATCAAAGGTCTTTATCAGTTTTTTGATGACATTCAGGACAAATAGCTTCTGCCCAAGGCCCATCTTTCTGACTATCAAATTTTTGATACTCACCATATTCTGCAATAAAAATACAACCACAACATCTACATTCAAATTCTATATCTGGTTTACTTCGTTTTGGATTTCCATGTCTAATAATTTTCATTTTTATTCTCCTCTTCATCAAACGATCTGATTGGCAATCTATAATAAACAGTAGAGACATTATTCTTATAAATGTTATTTAACTTCTTTTCTATACTATTTTTAAATTGAGAAGTATTAGGTTCAAGAGCCAAAAATAAACTGAGCGCCTCATTGTATTCATAAATCTTATTGTTAATTAAAAAGTATTTATGTTTTACTTTATTGTCTACCAATGTATCTTCCTGCGCCCGCCGCAAATTTTCTCCTTTAGATACCCATTCCAAATTCTTTAAAGAATTATCTCTTTTGTTATGGTTTAAGTGGTCAACCGTAAGTGATTCTGAATCTGGAATTGGCTTAAAAGTTAGCATTACTAATCTATGGGCAGCTTTATGTCCCTTTTCTGTATAAACAGAACAATATCCTTTTGAATTTATTTTTATTGGAAGAAGTCGTTTATATCTATCTTTAAAATTTCCTTCAGAAGAAACCCAAATTCCATAATCCTTATTAAACTTCCACTTTTCTATTCGGAAAATAAAATTAAACATAAGATTATTCCTTTCTTACCAAATCCAATTTTCCTCAATTTTATCAATAACATATTCCTCTTCGTCTGGAAAAGGAATAACTGCACCGTCTGCAATCGTTCTCAAACAAAGAATATCTTCTATTTCTTTTTCTCCATATTGTTCAACCAACAAACTCATTGCATCTTCATAACAATCAGCGAACAAAACGCCTTGGTAAATTTTAAACCCGTCTTCCTCAGAATAAACCTTAATCTTATATCGAAAAATATACATATTTTTTCTCCTTTCCTTTTCTCTCATTTTCTATATATATTATAATAAAAATTTTTAAAAATTTCAAGTTAAAAAAGGAGAAAACCTTTCTGATTCTCTCCTTCTGTATCTTAATGAGCTTCTCTATCGTATTGATGAATTTTTGGAATATATGCGGCCAACATTGGTGAAATATTTTTATATTTATCAGAATATGCTTTCTCTGACAATATAAATGGGTCCATATGATGCTGAACAAAACTAGCGATTAATTTGCTTTCTAAATAACTACAGGCATATTCTTTACTTGATAAAATCATATAAGCAGAAACATTTTGATGGCCATAGTAATGAGCGATTTCACTAGACTCACCATTATAATTCTTAAATTCCTTACAAAAACCCTTACCAATATCATGGTATCGACAAGCACTTACTACCACTCCAGGCGCACCGTCTTCTTTTGCTATTTTTTCTGTTAAAAGCATATGCTCACCAATAGTTAAAGAATGGTGAGGATTGTCATGAGAAATGCTTCTAAGTTTTTCTAACTCTTCCTCTAGGGAAAAATTATGAAAAGGAGAGATAGAGCAAACAAAATCCCAACCCTCTAATTTCCAATCGGGAAATTCAAATGACTTTATCTGCCTCTTAATAACTTCGGCAGGGACTTTTCTATCTCTTTTTTTCTGATTCTCAACACAAGAGTCATAATCAGAAGCGATAACTATGCAGTTTTTTGAAGTCTTATATTTCTGAATTTCCTGAAGAAAAGCTCTTCGTCTTTTCGCGCTCAAATTACAGGCGTCATAAACTACCGATTTGCCTTGTGAAAGAGCCTCTTTTACTCGCTTATGAAGAATTCGGAATACTTTTTCATGGTCTTTCTGAATAGAGGCATCACCATATAATTCTTTTCTTATTTCATCAGAAGAAAAAATTTCAACATCTTCTTTCTTTAACTCTCCCCAGTGTTTAATTCTCTTTGCAAAGGTACTTTTTCCAGAACCAGAAACACCTACAAGCATATAAAAAGCCATTACTTCTCATTCCTTTCTATAATTTCTTCTAGCGTTGCTGGCGCCCAGTCGTATAATCCAATAAAGGCATTATACATATTACAAGGCTTGTCATAAAGGTCTACCATTTCTTGTTTAATATGCTTCATCATATTATATTCAAAACTGATGTGAACATGCCCATACAGATGATAATCTCCGTAGTAATGGCGATTGAAACAAGGAATAGGATAATGGCATAGAACAATATTAGTAGAACCATATGGGATTTCTTTATAGTTGGCTATTTCATTAAATAGACTTCGAAATTCTGAATTACGAAGTAGTTTTCCATCATGATTACCAATGATAAGATTCTTGTTTCCATTTAAAGAAGTTAAAATCTCATTAGTTTTCGTTACATTGTGCCAACTAACATCACCAAGAATCCATACGGTATCTTCAATACCTACTTTATCATTCCAATTTTTAATAATTGCTTCATCATTTGCTTCCGTTGTTAAAAACGGTCGATTATCATAAGATAAAATATTTTTATGTCCAAAATGTAAATCTGATGTGAAAAAAATTTTACTCATATTTAATCCCAGAGATGGAAGAATTTTTCCTTTAGCATATCAAAACCAATATTCTTTTCGGAATCTATTTTATCCTCTATCTCTTTACTCCTTTCTATATAATTATCATAAAGTTCTTTGTTTTTAGGAAGGTCTTTATCCTCATCAAGCTCATATACTCGATGATAATATTCGTCCCAATAAGGATTACTATAAACTTCATTAGATTCTAAACAATTATGAAAATGGTCTGCCATTTCGTTGAGATACTTTCCCCATTCTTCGTCAGTCATATTGCAAGGATAACCATGACGAGTTTCATTAAACTCTCTTAGAGTATCTTCAAAGAGCTTCCCATAAAAAATATCCATTGACCATAAGTCCCTATAACAATAACCTTTCGTCGCGCGCTCCCACGCACAATTTATACTTCTAAAAAACCACTTTATTCGATTAAATACTTCATACCACCGATAAGGCGCTTTCTTAAAAACACTTAAATCACTCTTCATTTTTTACCTCATTATCAAAATTACAAGTTGTATCCCAATCTACAAGGGGAGGATTTTCTTTCTCCTCAAATTCTTCTTTAATACTTTTTACCATAATATCATAAACAATATTATCCATTTCTTCTTTTACTTCTTTGTTGACCAAAAGAGGCATTTTCTTCATATAATCTTCTTTCATTTGGTCAATATGTTCCATAGATTTTCTTGCCATTCTTTCAGCATCGAGTAAACTATAAAGATTTTCTTTTGCCGCCATAAGAACTCCCTGCTCGTTAATATGAAAAGTCGTTAAGCAAGTTTTAAAAGACGCTCCATTAAAGAAAGCATCAATAAAATTTTCCATGCGAAGAATATGGTGAAGTTGTTTCCCATCATATCCCCATTTATCAATCTTCCATTTGATAGTAGGATAGGGGTGAGTAAGTGCTTTAAATTTCTCCATTGCCATACCTGCCATGCAATTCATAGCAGCATAGTTATTATAATGTGCAATTTCTTCTCTCATTGCGCGCAACCGATTGATTTCGTTCTCATATCCGTGCATTACAGAATAATACTCTGTGAATAGAACTTCGAGGAAATTGATATTCTGTTTTCTAAAACAATCAACCATCAATCGGATATCTTTTACATCACAATGTTCTAAATTTTCCATTTCGTGAGTATAACTATCTGGCTTCTTATTTAAAACAATATCTCTAAAAGAGGGCAACACAAATGCTTTGGTATCAATATCACTTTTTTCAGTATCTAATTTATAATTCTGACTACCTTGAAGAGCAATATAAATAATTTTTTTGTTTCCGACATCATTCATATGCTCAAAAAGACGATTCATAATAAAATCTTTATCCATACTTTATCCTCCTTCTATCTTATAATTATTATATCAAAATTTTGAAAAAAAATCAAAAAATAAAAGAAGTGATAAAAATCACTTCTTTATGCTATTCTTTTCCACATATAACAAGATATATAAGGAGGAACATTATAAAATTTTTTGGTATTATCTTCAACTCCACTATCTTCACTAGTACCACTATATGCACTTACAGCACCACTTAAAGTGTGTGTATGAGAACCTGCAGAACCACTACTTCCAGAATATCCAGATACTGAACCATTTAGAGTATGGCTATGAGAACCAGCACTTTGCCCAGTAACATTATATTCTCCACCAGTATTTGTATTACTACTAGTTTTATGAACTGTATAACCATATCCACCAGAAGCAGAGTCGTGGTCTACACTTATTTTATGGCTATGAGAACCCCCTGATGCTACGGAAAAAGTATCGCTATGCCCATGATTAATTGTATGGGTATGCGCTCCTCCAGAATCTACAGCAAAAGTATCTGCATGAGTATGACTAATTGTATGATTATGGCTTACAACTCTTGCTCTTAAATATCCTCCTTTTGTTTCAGCACCTGGAATATCCCATTGAACACCATCTATATCTTGAGTTAATCCTTCTCCCAATAAAAATCTTCCTTGTCCCCATCGCTCCCATTCTCCTCCGAAAATAGTAGCAGGACTTTCTGAAGAAGTACTAATATAAATTGAACCAACTGGATAAATTTTCTTTGCTATTGATTGAAAATAAGTTGTGCCTGCGAGATAATCTAGCATTACTTTCTCTGATACAGGATATAATTCGGAAGGAACTGAGGAAAGCTCTTTAAGAACTTTTGCTACTGGCTTTACCTCAGCCTTCCCATTTTTTATATATAAGACTTCATCTGTATCACAAAAACCTAATTCATATTTAAGTAATTTATCTGGATATTCAACAGGACTAGAAGCTCCGTGCCTTACGGTATATCTATTCCCCATTATCACTCCTCCCTATAAATTCTATAACTAAGCATTCTATTAAAATAATTCTGGCATAAGTTCCTTTACTTTTGCTATACAAAATTTATTCATTAATTTAAAGTCAATCTTTGGCATCTTAAATTCTTTAACGATATGCCACATTTCTTCATCAACAAGACAATACCATACTGTATTAAGCAACCGAGGAATAAGTTTGTTATTCCATGCGCCAACTTGAAGCTCAATCTTTGCTTTTTCTTTTTCACACAGCGCGCGAGTGATATACTTATCTACGATAGCTGATTCTACATAGACAGTCTCTTTCTCGATTGGACCCATCGCCTTATGGAATTTTTCTTTAAATTCTGTACGAACAATTTTTGCATAAGCCTGACGACCATATTTATTGCGATAGTTTGGATTTTTAATTACAATTCCTTCTCCATGTCCTACTTCACTATCTGGAAGTAGAAAATTAGCATTATCAAGCTGATGCTGTAGTTCTTCAAGAGAAGGATTTTTTAGAACTACAAAAACAGGAATATAATCAAGACCAGCTTCTTCAATTACATCTTTCCATTCGTAGTAATCCAAATAACGCTCAATTTCTATATCATAAACGTCAAAGATATAGAAGCCACCCCATGCTTCAGGACGATAATATTTAATAGTATGTTTAACAAGATACTCTCCATAAATAATCCAATTAGGATGTTCATGAAGAACTTTACTAAGGCGGCCATCTTCAAGATACTTGGCCATAAAGCCGGCGTTATCTGTTTCAAGAGTTAGCTCTCGATTACGAGAACCAAAACATACTTGTCCTTCATCATTTAGCCAAACAACTGAATTTGTTCCATCAATTTTAGTAGTCAACTGTACAGTACCAAAAAGAATATCTTCAACCTCATCATTACCAAGTCTTTCAATATGCAAATAACGCTTATATTTTGCCATATTTTTACTCCCTTTCTTTTTTTTATAAATATATTATATAATAAATTTATAAAAAAATCAATTTTTAAGATTTTATTAGCTGTTTAACTAATGACTTAAAATTGGCTAAAAACTTAATTGAAAAAGTAGAGCGGGATTCAACATCTTGTCTTTGCTGTTCCCAATAATCGTAAATATTTTCCCCATCCGACATCGGAACTTTTTCTGGCCATAAGATACTACCTGGCATACTAAACGTTACTTTAAAATAATTCGAAGGAACTCGTTGAACTTGTCTAATTGCTTCTCCCATTGCTATTAGTAAATAAGATAGTGGCACTAATACCCCATCTAAATTAAAGATATGAATCGACCTATCTCCTGATTGACCTATCGTTTGCCAGTCGTCAAAGAGAAAATTTGCGATAGCTGAACTCATCATTAAACGAGTTTGGTCTCGAATATAAGATTGTTTATCTTCTCCAATCGCCCCGCCGATTGTATTGTAAAGAAGATTAACTAATCCTTCTCCATCAATATTTAGCTCTATTGCATCTAAAACAGATGGTAACTTTGATAGTAGTTGAGAAGAACCAACACTAAATCCTCTAAAATTATCCCCTAAAGAGTAATTTTTTACATTTTCAAAAACAATAAAACCATCTTTTACCTTACTTAAAAAATCATTATAAAAATTTTCAATTATAGTTCTATTTCCTTCTAGTGTTCGCCCAGTCAGACTATCGTTTAGTTCTTGAAAAATACCATCTAAATTCATATCTACTGTAGCCGAAAAAAGATGAATATTGTCCGACTTTACCATATTTGATTTTAGAGTTCCTCCACCTTTCGCCATAGATTGTAAACTACTACCAAAATATTCAGCCACAAATCCATCTGCCGCCCTTGCTCCAATCTCTCCTAGCCGCATGGAAGCTATTACATTTTTTTTTAATCCTGTTGTTGTTTTTCTTTGTTCTTGATAACGTTTCGTTTGCCAATCAAAAATATCTCTAATTATATTTTGGAGATTAAATCTTTTAAATACGTCACTTTTAAATTGTTCTAGTTGCCCATTTGTTTTTTGTAATAAAGCAACAATTTCTGACCATATTTGTACCTCTTGACCATTTATTTTATCTTTTTCTTGAGACGCTTTTTTTACTGCATCTTCAATAGCCAAATTTATTAAGTCGGTGACCTTTTGCATCCAAGTATTGTAGTCTCCGTTGGCTATAATCTCTATACCTTTTTGAGTATCTATAAAACCTGCTAATCTATTAGTAATAGCTGTAGATAAATAAGAATCAAAATATGAAGCTGCTGTTGGAGCGCGCTCCTTCTTTTTGTTCGCTTTTAATTTTGACAATAAATTTCGATACTGATTTTTCAATCCCATCAATTCGTTTATTGCATTAATAAATTTAGGATAATCTTTTAACGATAAATTATCTATGTTAATACCAAAAGTCTCTCGAAGTAATTGTCTTTCCTTATTTTGTTCTGCTTGTCCAGCAAAAATTAATTTTTCTGATATATCCGAGTAAGTAACTTGTTGTGCTCCTAATTCTATAGAAGAAAAATCACTCATCGCACTTTGATATAAATTTTTCCAATTTACTTGTGCATCTGGCGCATTTAATCTTTTATAGAATACATATCCATCTTTTAAATAAACCATATATACACTCTCCTAAATAAAAAGGGAGCGATTCTTCCGAACCGCCCCACGGTATATATAAACAGACATATAAATGTCTGGATTTATTAGTCAAGCAAATCAGCTAATTGAGCGGTTTCGCTTCTTTCTGATTTCTTTAAACGAACATAACCAAAAAGTTTATTTCCTTTTAGTCGCTCTATCATAATCTTTAAGCCACTATATTTTTCAAAAACTTCTTTGTCGGTTTGTTTAAAATCACCATCAAACCAAATTTGACTTCCCTCTCCGACACGTCCAATTAAAAGTTGAACGTGTTCCTTGGTCAAATTCTCTGCTTCACTAACAAAAAGTATTGAATTTTTTATATCGCGCCCTCTCATAAATCCTAAATGTTCAATTTCTAACTTTGGTTCTGGAGGAGACATTAGCATTTGTAAACCATCAATTCCACCCACATGGTCTGCGATTGGTTTGGCATAAGGTAATAGCTTATCGTACATTTCACCTGGCAGCGCGCCGAGTGGATTTGAGTTTTTTACTTCAATATTATTTCTAACATATACAATCTTATCTACTTTATTTTTTTCAATCATAGATAAGGCATGACCTAACATAATAAAAGTTTTTCCTGAGCCAAAACGACCTGTAATTAACTTAACAGTAATATTTGGATTTTGTAGTAAATCGAAAGCCAATTCTTGCTCAGCGTTTCGCGGTTTTAGAGTGCCCATGTATTCGTTTGAAATATAATGATATTTTAGAGGAACAAAATTATCTCCATCTACTCTTAGTTTATCAATAAGAGAACAATCTTCATTATCTAACATATAAAGATATTGATTTTGTATCATATCTAAGTCTCTTGGCTTTAACTTTCCTTCATAAATTTCAGCCATCTCTTTTTGAAATAAAATTTCCTCTAATCTTCCTGTATATTCATTCAACAATATCGTTTCCTCCATTACAGAAGAGTAGTAATATCAGTGATTATTTCATCACAAACTCCCTTTTCAAGTGCTTCGTCTTTTCTAACGTACCATTCACCGATAATTTTTTCTCCTACTTCTTCTTCAGTATATTTTGTGTGTTCTACCATAAAATTCATTAACTCTTCAACTGAGGTTTGATAATCTTCAATTTGAGAACAAACCTCTTGAAAAGTTCCTTGAAAAGCTCCTGAGCCTTGGTGGAACAAAAAATATCCTCTCGGCAACATAAATCTTTTATGACAAGACAAATAAATAAATGCTGCCGCACTAGCACATTTACCCATATTAATTCCCCAAACAGGAGTTTTACTTAGTTTAATAACATCAATTAAAGTGTTATTAACATCTAAATCCCCGCCAGGAGAGAAGAAAAATAGCTTAATTGGAAGTCTATTTTTTACCTCTATGTCACTATCCTCTTTGTTCCATTGTAAGATTAATCTTGCAATTTCAAGAGAATAGTCATCAATTTCATTATCAATCCAAAAAGACCTATCTTTTATTCCTTTATAAAAAGTAAGTAATTCTGGGTCGGGTAATTGTAAATTTTCTAGGTTATGTGGGATATTTAAAATTAAATCTTCCATTGATTTTCTCCTTGCAGATTTCTGCTTACCAAAATATCTTTATTCAAATCTTAAAACTAATCTTCGTATGGGGTTCTATAACTCCAATCCCAATAGTCATTAGTTTCAAGGCTTTGACGAAAATGATTATATTGCCCGTCACCATTGAAGAAGAAATATCCTTGTGGGAGAGTTCTTCCAACTTTTTCTATTCCCTCTTTTTCTAGTAACCATCTAGTAACAACATCCTCTGCTAATAGCAGTAAATCTTCCTCTACTGGTGTATCAGGAATCCATGCAAATTGATATTTTGCTGTTATTACTTCCGATATTGAATTTGAATATTTCTCACTATCAACCCGATTTAAAACACACCATGCTACCGCGGCCTTATGAGAATCTTCTTCTATTCCTCCGGCTTCTCTATACATAACTTTAGCTAACATTGTAATTTCGTTATCCAATCCAGATAATTGTTCGTCTACCTTTTTTCTTTGTTCTTCTGTTACGAGAACCTGAATTGTGTCAGAATAATTTATTCTAGTATCTTCTACTTTTTCAACGGGCTTCTCTTCTGGAATTTTTGTAGAAGGTTTCTCCACAATTTCTTGTTTAATAGAGCCAACCTCTATTACTTTTTCAGCTCCTTTTTTTGCTTCATTTGCGGCCACTATAATCTGGTTTGAAGCAAAAGTATCGTCCCCCGATACTTTTGGAGCATTAACAAGCACATAAGAACTTAAACCAATACAGCAGAGAAGTGCTGTTAATATCCTCAAAAAACTTTTCAATAAATATTCTCTCCTTTTCTTTTTATTACGATTATAGAATTTGGATATAGTTATTAAAAACTATCGTAATTTTTTCACCCAATTCATTATCATCGTGGTAATGACCAAAGTACCAATGATTAAATCTGACCTTATCATATACGTCTTGAAGAAATTTCTCCATTGTCTTGTCAACTTTACTTTGGTCTACCAATGGAAGAAAAAGATATTTCGGTTCATATGAAAGTGGCGCCGTATGCGATAGAATATAGTCAAATGAGTTATCTGTTTTAATTAAATCTAAAATTCTATTCCTGTCTTCTTTACTCATTTGCTCATCACTAAACCAATTATAGCCACAACTTATTCGGAAAAATTTATCAATGCTATACGCTCCACCAAGAATAAGAAATCTTTTTTCATCTATTTCCATAGTTCCATCCATAGGAAAAATAATATTTGGGTACTCCTTTTCTACCCAATAATTACATTTAATTTTTGGAGAAGTAGTAAGTATATAAGATGGGATTGTTGAAGGTCTTGCTTCATGATTTCCATGTACGCATACTAGTGTAATCGGGCACTTAGAAATCATTGTTTTTATTCTTTTATCTTTTTTACCTCCATAATAATTAATTCCTGCATCACCTAAAATAATAAGTATATCATCTAGCGTAGTATTATTTTGTTTGCACCAAAGAGGAAGAAAAGAAAAGTCTCCATGTTTATCTCCTGTTATAAATATTCGACCCATAATAACCTCCTTTTCTATATTATTATAAAAGAAATCCGCCAGAAAGTCAAGTTCTGGCGGGAATGCTCACCACATATCTGGATATTTCTTTTTATATTGGCTTGAAATTAATCTCCTACATACCTCTTCGCTTTCTTTTAATTCTTTTTCTTCTTCGGCTTCTTTCTGTAAATCTCGATAATCTCCGTATCCAAACTCTTTCGGTTTCAGTTTACCTTCATTCATCAGTTCCGTATAAGTAGAACGAAGCATATACTTTACGGTTTGTCCTTTAGTTGTCCCTTTTACTACCATTCCATAATCAATTAGCTTTTTCATTTCTGCTGCAATTTTCTGAGAGGTTACATTACTAAGTTCATAACTATAGGGACTTGTAGTTTTAATCGTGTTAATATCTACACCACTAAATTTAGCCAATTCACCTAGCGCACCCATAATATTGAATCTAATTGCGCTATTTTTCTGCTCTGAATAACTAGATTTACGATACGACATACTATTTCCCCTTTCTTTTTTCTATAAATAGTATATCATATTTTTATTTTTTATTCAAATTATTTGGGTCCAACGGTGAGAATTGAACTCACTCCTATAGAGCCACAATCTATCGTTCTACCATTAAACTACATCGGACATATGGCACCCCATAGAAGATTCGAACTCCTATCTCAAGATTCGTAGTCTTACATCCTTTCCATTGAACGAATGGGGTATATGGCACGCCCGGCAGGAATCGAACCTGCAACATTTCGCTTAGAAGGCGAATGTTCTCTCCGTTGAACTACGGGCGCATATGGCTTATCTCCAATCAATAGGAGATAAGTTATGATTAACGAGATAATCATTGGTCTGTGAGAAATGTTTACAGCCAAAGAACCCTCGGTAAGCAGAAAGAGGACTGGGATGGGCAGCCTCTAAAACAAGATGTAGGGGATTAGAAATGATAAACTTATAGCTTTTTGCGTTATTTCCCCACAGAAGAAATACTTTTGGACTATTATCTCTATTCAAATGACCAAGCGCGTTTGCTGTAAAATTCTTCCATCCAAAATTTTCATGCGAGTTTGAATAACCTTCGCGCACAGTCAAGGTAGTATTTAAAAGAAAAACTCCCTGTTTTGCCCATCTGGTTAAATCGCCAGATTTAATTGTCTTAATTTGTAAATCATTTTCAATTTCTTTAAAGATATTAGATAAAGAAGGAGGAATCTTTTCTCCCTCTGGGACAGAAAAAGATAATCCCATTGCTTGACCTTTTCTAATATACGGGTCTTGCCCTAAGATTATCACTTTTACTTTATCAAAAGGAGTAGAATTAAAAGCATTAAAAATAAGATTCGATGGAGGAAAAACCTCATAACCCTTTTCGTGCTCTTTCTGAAGTTTTTCTTCTATTTTCTTATAATAAGATTTTATTTTTTCTTCTTCCATAAAACTATTCCAATCCATATTTACTCCTTTCTTTTTGGCTGGGCCGGCTGGATTCGAACCAGCTCTGCAAGAGTCAAAGTCTTGTGTCCTACCACTTAGACGACGGCCCATCATTTACCGAGTGGTGACGCACTCGGCATATGTCTAACTTTCCTCGTCACAGGTCCATTAAATACCAGTAGGTTTAAATTACTGGGTTGGCAGAAGATAAAAGATTTGAACTCTTACTACTTGGGTTGGAACCAAGCGTGCTACCGTTACACTAATCTCCTAAATAATGAGAGGAGAAGCCATCTAGGATAGCCGTGCGCTTACCACTCCTCTTGTTTGGAATATATCACACTTTAAAATAAGGTAGGTTACTCACTATTGGGGCGACCGCATTTTCACCTATTAATCCTCTCATATTTTTGTTGCAACCGTCAGCATGAGTTCTGACTTCTGGCGGAGGGTACAGGACTCGAACCTGTGCCTCGAATAAACGAGGAATGGATTAGCAATCCACCGCAGTACCACTATGCTTAACCCTCCATAAATATATAGCAGATGAAAGTTCTACCACCACTATATCTTGGCCCATATTCATTTATATCCCGCACCTCGTCATTTCTATCAGAGATAGACGGACTCGTCAGTCTGGAACTATGGCCATCCGTGCGGTATTGGGACAGTAAAGGAAACCGTAAGGTTATAGAATCTGCGTAGAATACCTTTCTACTTACGTTATCGCCTAGGAAGCGTCATATCTTTACTGCTGGCGATTCCGATGGGACTCGAACCCACGATAACCTGAGAGACAGTCAGGCGCATTAGCCGCTATGCTACGGAACCATATATTGGTGACCAGTTCTTATATCGCGCGACGAATCCCTTCGCCTATTTTCTTTTGCTTGTTTTCCAAAAGAAAATATAGTCAGGCGCTATCAGAGTTTCACTGAATTTCATTTCTTGTTTGCAACCAATACTTTGAAATCTATTAACAAGTACCCTGCCAAGGGGTTGGCGGTAGGAGTAGGATTTGAACCCACGGAAGCTACTAACTTCGCCTGTTTTCAAGACAGGTGCAATAAGCCAGACTCTGCCATCCTACCAAATATTAAATGCTAACTCGAAACAATGATAAAGTAGTTAGCTCCTATACGCTAGGCTTTGCTTAGTTCTTCTGCCTAAGCCCTTCTTAGGTTGGCGTCCAATCTCCTTGATTGGCAGTCAATCGTCTAGTGTTTTTCGTGACAGAACGATATGGCACTACTCATATTTCTATGATTGAATTTCATATTGAAATCCTAAGTCATTTGGACTACCCTACTAGATTTGAACTAGTGTCTACTGGGTTGCAACCAGTCGCGTGAACCAGACTCCGCAAAGGGTAGATAAAACATACTATAAGCGGTATGTTAGCGCGTGGTACTCCTACCTTGAGTCGAACAAGGATTAAGGGCTTATAAGGCCCTCGTTCTAACCACTGAACTATAGGAGCATATACTAGACACTCTTTAAATAATTATCTAAAAGTTAATAAACCACTTTCTTGTATTATCTTCATCGTTGCTGTAAGTGTCTAACTTCTTAAATAATTCCAAGACGCAAAGGGGAATCGAACCCCAAAACAGTTTTGAAGACTATTTTCTAAACCATAAAGTATTTGCTGTATGCGCCTTTCTTCTTTAAATAATACTAGACTCATTATGTAAAAATTCTAAATCCAATTTTAGTATTTTATTAAATTTTTGCTGTATGAGTCTATATGGAGTGCCATAAGGGATTCGAACCCTCACCACCAGTTTGGAAGACTGGAATGCTAACCATTAAACACCAATGGCACATATAAAATACATCAGACGCGCGTTTTGCGTATTCGTGAATACAACTGATGTATGATGGTAGTAGTGGATAGAGTTGAACTATCGTTTCGGCGTTATCAGCACCGCACACTAACCGTTGTGTTACACTACTATATGGTGCTCCAGGATAGAATCGAACTATCGCTGCGCGGTTCTTCAGACCGCCGCTCTACCAACTGAGCTACCAGAGCATATATTGGATATAAGACCTTTGACAACTTATATCCATTTGGAAGCGATTACCTTATCCATCGAATAATTCGATTTCGTGTCAGGGGCTACTTCCGATTCGCAGACTTAGACCTTCCAATTTAACATAATTTTGGTCCATAGTTAATATGGAATATCAAATATTAACTACTAATCTCTCAGGTTTTGATAAGTTTGGAGGTCAGCCTCGGAATCGAACCGAGAACAAGAGGTTACAAAGCTCACGTTTTACCGTTAAACTAGCCGACCATTTGTTGTACCTCAAAAATATATATACTATATGAACCTTCGTTCTACCCTATTTTATCTTCAAGCATATTCAGTCATAGAGAAGACAAGTCTGAGCTTCGGGGAGCGACCCCTAACTTCTTGTCCCAGTAAAGGTTATCTGCCGCCGTTCGCTGCACAGAATTAGTCAGTTGATTCACCTTTACATAAACTCTAGTGGGATTGTTTACCCACACCTTTCAGCAACAATTCAGAATTTTATTTAATCAAATAATTATAGGTTATCTATTAAATAATGCTTGGCCTTTGCCTACTCGGAGTTGCGTACATATGTTATACACAGATTTCTCTGCTTCACGGCCAAATAGGTTATTAGCTTTTCTAAGGTTTGATACAGTCGCAAGCTAAACCCTAACTTAGATTCTTCCGCATCTGCGGCGTCTATTACCCTATCCATACGCTTACTACTTTTACTTGCAATAAAATGGATGCTACATCTTGGGTTTGGGAGTTCGCTCCTCTTCACTCTAATATTACTATTTCGAGCACGGTAAAGTATCCAAACGTATCCGTCTTTCGTTTCTTCCGACCCATCCGATGCACCCCAGCATTATCTGCGAAATAATGTTTAGCACTGGGTTATTAGTATATATATTTTCAAGGTACAACTGAGTACATTCCGTCGAAATCAGCCACACCACGAGAAGGCGTACTCTTTATGGCCATCAAGACGCATTACTAAGTATTTGTATTATCAGTACAATCTTCTATATTTGCTGTTAGCGTCTTATCTTTATGTATTTATTATATCAAAAATCTCTATTTTTTTCAAATTTTAAATAACAAAATCCTTAATTCGTCCGTAAATTTCTTTCTCACTCTCTACCCAAATATCAGTGAACTCCATTGCGTGTAGTGCGCCAAGAATAGATTTACCATTTACACACATACCATTTGCATCTGTAATATGAACCCAGCCTTCACACGATTCTGCAATTTCTGCAAATCGCTGTGCATCTTTTAGGGTATCCAGTCTAATCTTTACTCTCATATACATCTTCCTTTCTTTATTTTAATTTGATTTATGGCCTAATGGTGCGCCAGGCGGGATTTGAACCCACGATACCCAAATTAAAAGTTTGGTGCCTTAACCAGACTAGGCTACTGGCGCATATAAATCCTCTTTCGAGGATTTTCTTTATACTTTTCCAATCATCTTAACCAGTTGCTCAGCTTCCAGAACTTTTCCGCGAGCAAGATTATATCTCTTATTCTGCTTCATATTCATTTCAATCAGCGCGCGAATTGCAACAGTGGTAACTTCTTCGAGAACTCGCATTCTCGCCTTTTCATACTTTTCCTGTGCCCGTCGAGCCGCAAGAATTTTTCCAGTTTCAACATCAAATTCATCTTCCTCTGCGCAAACTGCTTTTCCAACAAAAGAATCAGGAATGTCCAAATTCTTACGAGAATATTCTTCTAATGCAATCGCAAGTTTGGGAGAAACGTCAGCTGAACCAAAACGTTTGATAACCCATCTGAACAAATCAGACTGACAATTCTCGATTGTAGCTGTAACTGTTCTCTTGCTTCTGTCAACATCATAATGCATAAAAATACCTCTTTCTTTTTTTTATTAAAGCATAATGGTGGGGAATAAGGGACTTGAACCCTTACGCTATAAGCACCAGAACCTAAATCTGGCGTGTCTGCCAATTCCACCAATTCCCCACGTCTGGCGACCGTCGTCATTCGCCATTCGTATCTTCTTATACAACGACGAAACGAAGAATTATAAGTTTTTGTCCTGTAAGCTACTTACAAACTCACTGGTACTTATTAGTGGACTCGAACCACTGACCTCTTCCTTGTAAGGGAAGCGTTCTAACCAGCTGAACTAAATAAGCATATATATAGGTCTTTCGGCTTTCAACGGATAATCATGCCCTGGTCATTAAGCTTTTCAGTCGGTAACCAACTTACTGCACCTACAGCCCTTCCGTCCTCACTTGCGTGGTCGATTTAGTCCTGATATCGAGAAACATTCTGGAGACCTTATTTTTCTTCGTTGCTCCAGACCTCGAAGTGCGCGCGTTGGTTTAGGGTTAAAGTCGCGGCGCTACCAACAAACTCGACTTTGGAGGGCACTCAGGGATTCGAACCCTGCTATCGCAGCTTAACAGGCTGCTGCGTAACCACTACGCTAAGTGCCCGTAATGACGTTTCCCGCAGTTGGAGGTACGCCGAACCCAGTCAGACCTAAAAGTTTCATCCCGTGACGCTGTAGAAACTTCTATCAAAACCACACGCCATTTTTATAATTTTTCCTCACTTGTTGGGGACCACGCAAAAATGATAAAAGTGGCCTCGTCATCTTGTTCTTATGCGGCAAGTACAAGCAACAAACGCTTTGAGCCTTTCATAAGAATAAAACGTCATCTAAATCTCTTGTGTACAGAAATCTAAACTATTTTTATTCTTAGAAATCATTCCAAAGATTTAATGGTGGGCCGCCTTGGAGTCGAACCAAGTGAGCTGTTAAGCACCTGATTTTGGAGCGAAAGTTTAGAATTGCACTAAATACTGAAATGTGTCGAAATATTTTCCTCCTGTGGTATGCGGTTTTTCCATTAAAGTTATTTGAGTTTTTATTCCATACTCCTTTATAGCTTTTACAGGAATATTCCACATACAATTTTTGTTAATACAAAACAAAAAATCAAGAGGATAATTGTTCACATTATCATAGACACTACCCTTTGTACCACCAGTGCTACGCAATGAAACAATATTATCTTTTGTATCAGTTGCTTTACACTGAATAGTATAAAAAATACCGTCTTTTTCGGCTATAAAGTCATACCATTGAGTATCGTTTAAGGGGATAGAAACAGTATACCCATTACAACCAAACCAAGCAATAGCTTTTGATAAACCTGCTCTACCTTTTTCCTTATTGCTCTCAAATAACATTTTCTTTATCCCTCTCTCGCACAGTCAGGCCCGCTTCCACATACGGTCTACCGACCCATATAAGGTGGTTATAACTTATTTTACTTCGGCGTCCACCAACCCGAAGGAAGGTTGAGTTATTGTCATTATACCTACAATATGACTGGTCACGCTATCGAGAATCGAACTCGAATTGCGGGATTGAAAGCCCCGTTTCCTTACCATTTAGAAGATAGCGCGATATACGCGATAGATATTGGGCGCTACCGCTCGCCCTGCCTATTCAGGCGGAGTATCCTCGCCATTAGAGTATGTAGATACAATCATAAACATCACTCCCTATCTTAGGCCAATTATGATAATTTCGTTTTTCTGTGCAAATTAGTTTTAATCCAGAATACGCCACGTGGAGGCTTTACACTGTATTCCTTGCGGAGGTGGGATTCGAACCCACGTCTCTAGGGCATGAACCTAGCAAGGAACCGCTCCTCTACTCCGCAATATTTACAAAACACTTTTTATACGTTGCTCTACCAGCTGAGCTACTCAATCTTTCGATTAAGATAGGATTCGAACCTATGACACACGGCTCCCAAAGCATTATTTGTTATTTGCTGTAAGTGTCTTTTTTGATTGTATAAATATTATAAATAAATTTTATAATATTTTCAAATTTTATTCGGTTTACTTCGCTTTCTTCAATCAATACCTTTTCAAAAGTATTGATTGCTGTTGCCTCAAACAGTTAATCGCTTTCCGCAAGCCACATATCAGCGCCCTCCTATTGGGTCTGAGCTGCCGGTGGTAGTTTAACCGAAAAATCCGTGTTAGCGATAATAGACTATTCAATTTCTCCGCCTATTAAGGAGATGGTAGAAGATGTCAGATTCGAACTGCGATTCCGGCTCCCAAAGCCGGCGTGTTACCATTACACCACATCCTCTATATCTGGCGCCAACCTCTTCTGAAACACGCCAATGAGTAGCTTATTCTACTACTGTTTTTTTAATCTTGAGGAAGAATTATTTCTCGGAATATCGGTCGGAGAAATAACAAGCGCACCGTGCGGTGATTGGCCGCAAAGGGTTTCGTATTGTAGACTACTTATCCCTCTATTACAATGAATGGTTCTTAACAATGCAGTTCAACCATCAAATACCTGCGGCGCCGTTGCTACATCTGGCGTGGTGGAGAATACGAGAATCGAACTCGTCTGATTTTCTGTGTGCAAAACAGATGACCACCCCATGCAGTCCCATTCCCCACGAAAATATAAGTTCTTCTGACTTATAATTCGTAGTCCTATTTACAAATAAAACATTATAGATTTTTAATTTGGCTTTATCTACAAACCAACTGGTAGGGATAGTGAGACTTGAACCCACACGACCATAAAGTCAACGGATTTTAAGTCCGTTGCGTCTGCCTATTCCGCCATATCCCCAAATATACTTTCTATAGATAACCTAGGATACTCTGCTATGCGGAGTTCTATAGAAAGCTAATGTCCTCTCGCTTCATAACTTTAAAAAGTTAATTTGTGGGCTTGGAACCACCAATGGCGCGATTACATTAAATACAGAGAGAGGGGTCTAAAAAGAAAGGAAAGGAAAAATTTTTGCCCCTCTCTCACTTCTGTATTTATATTATACCAAATATTTTGAAAATTTTCAAATTTTTAGATGTCTAATCCTCGATAAGGAGGTAGCCTATTTTCTTGATAATCATAATACGATTTATCATATGAATTATGATAGAAGTCGTCGTTTTCAAGATAGTCGAGATAATCTTCATAATCGACACATTCTGCAAGTTCGTCACTCTGCACCACAACATCGAAATCATCAAACATATTATCGACTCCTCTCTTAACTTTCTATAAATATTATAGATGAATTTTATAATATTTTCAAATTATTTTAGCTATCTTTAAGCACAAAATATAAAATAGGGCTATCATAGATACAGTCCCCTCCATTATCCCATGGCTCTTCTGAAAAAGAGCAAGGTAAAATTGGACTACTGCCACATTTTTCTGTCCATACATTATTATTTCGTACTCGAAAGTGAAAATCTGTATCTACGTTTTCACACATTTCGTCCTCATCATCATAAATTTTAACATAAAGACGATATGCAATAACAGTATCTTCTGGTGCAGCTTCATCGAGAGATTCAATATGAATTAATTCATCGGGAAAATCTTCTTTCATAACTTCTAAATCGTGTTGAAGTATCTCAAGTTCAATTTCTTCTTTTGACCTTCCTTCTTGATACAGTTCTTCTACCCAATAAGAACGAGCTAAACTATCATAAGGAAGATACCAACTAAAAGTTCCTAGAGCATATCCTCCACAATTATAATCAGATAAACAAGTATTATCTGCATTTCTTGTTTTTTGTCTATTTAGATAATCTCTACTCTCTAATATCAAAGAAGTACCCCTTTTCTAAAAATATTCTTCATCGGACAAATCTTCATAATCCTCTTCATCTTCACAGTCATAAGTATCATTTAGATAGTCAATATAATACTTTTCTTTTCTTGAATAATGTTTTCCATCTATCATTTTTGTTACTGGATTAACACCGTTCCAGTTTCCTCTGATAGATTTCTGTAATTCATAGAAAGATTTTTGTTTTGACTTTGACTTTTTGGAACTCACTTCTTTTCTCTCCTTTTCTCATTTAACAAATATATTATATTTCTTTTTTATACTTTTTTCAAATTTTAGTTTTCAAATAATAAATTTGGCTTAAAAGTAATCTGATATAATATAAATGGGTCATATTCCGGGAGCGCGCGAATCCACTTCCAGAAGCTATCACCTATTAGAGAATAATGGTTACTTATATTTTCATCTACTTTGGGATTTTCAAAATTCTCTTCTTTTAGAAAAGACAATTCCAAACGAAAGTTCATTATTTCTTCTTTAAGTTCTTCAACTCTTAATTTTGTTGATGGCTTATTAAAAATCATTTGCCCGCCATCCTTTACATCAAAACAAAATAATGAATCAATAATGTTAGAGCACTCTGCACAAAAGATAGAATTATTAGAAAAATCACAATTACGTATTGCGATACTTGAATAAATATCGCTACTACCAAAAATGTTATCAGAATTTATTACTGATGTACTTCTTACAATATTTTCACTATTGGTAATTTGTTTAGAAAAGAGAATCTTCTCAGAATTTCTTATTTTTCTACTAACAGAAATATTGCTACTATCATAAATATCAGTAGAATTAAAAACATTAGAACAATTCTGAATATTTTTTGACCTAAAAATATTTGTCCCCTTGGTTACATTTTTTGATGAATTTATACAATGAGATAGAAAAACTCTTTCGCTATTATAAGTCTCAGTAGAAGAATCAATTTCAATAACTTTTCTATAAAGTTGAATTTCATCTTCCGTTACTGGCAATTTTTCATATCCCCAGTGTAGAATTGATATTGGAACTTTATTCTCAGAGATTAAAGTTTTTATTTCCGTTCCATTTGGATAAAGTTCTTCAAAAATTTTGATTCCTGGTTCGCAAGCATTATACTTCCGTAAAATCTCTTTCGTTATGAACATCTTTTTCCTCCTCTAATCCTCTATCTAAAAGGGCCAGATTAGCTCTTGCATTAAGCAATTTAACGAACTGAAATAATAACTTATCTTTCTTAAAGTAAGCAACAGGATAAAGATGTCCTTTTCCAACTATTTCTGCGCCAAATTGGTCTCGACACATTCTTAAATATTGCGGATAACTTAAATTCATCAACCTCGCGCAGAGAATATTATAACTTCCCTTAGTTCCTTTAAGTGGAAGATTTTCGTGTTTTATTTCAATTACATATTTGCCAGGATTGTATGGACTTTCATCATATCCAAAACATTCTTTTTTTACCATATTTCCTCCTTAAACAATCAGTTCTTCCCAGAGTTCTTTCATTTCTTCTTTCTCTTCATTTGAAAGAACACAAAGGTCACCCCAATTATCTATTCCCCTAAAAATATCAGTGCTAAATTCTGGCAAATCTTCCTTCTGAAAGGTTTTCTTTTTTATATTTTCCTTTGATACATAATTAGGAATGATATATTTTTTCACAGTAGTCGGAGAGGGCGAACCACCCATTGCTCTACTTACTCCAGCATAGGTTTTTATTTTTAAATATAACTCATTTATTTCGATAATTTTTTCTTGAGTCATTGTCGTTCTCGACATTCTTCCACTCCTTTCCCATTTCTTATAATTATATTATATCAAAAATTTTTTAAAAAGTCAAAAAATAAAAGGCTATCTTAAAGATAGCCCTCATAATTGATTTTACTTAATTTGAATTTGGAATCTATCAATAGCCACACCAGGCGCGCCAGCATACCCATCCATACCATCTGCGGTTGAATTATCTTTTTGCCAGTTATAATATCCTTTATTTACTGGTGAAACTCTATAGTATGCTTGTTGATAAGGACGAATGTTATCAGGTGTATAATAATAAACTTCTACACAGTCAATCGGGGTTCCATTTCCTGCATATCCATTGTTATAATCTGATGTATTATATCCCGTAACGTAAGGAAGCCATCTTCCGTTTGTACGAACACGATATTTAACCGAACCTTTGTCAACTTTAATAGCAATATCAGTAATTTTTTGCCCAATATTGCCAGCATAGTCTTCAAGATTTTTAACTTCCGGTAGCCATCTACCATTTGCTTTAACTTTATATGTTACATTAACCTTTGTGGTAGTTGGTTTAGATTCTTCTTTTACCGGATAGATAGATTTTCCAGATTCATCAAAAACATAATACCCAGGGTTTTTGTCCGCGCAAGCCTTAGCATTACTCAAAGAACTAAAAGCTCCCTTTTGGCTTGATGCATCTTTCCAGGTTTTACGAACTCTATAGAGATTGTCTTTAGAATCAGAAGAACTACTATCACTGCTAGAGCTTCCTTCATTTAATCTCTTATTAACCTCTGAAGCAATATATGGAAATTTGCTTTGTAGATATGGTCCTGGACAAGATGTTGCCGCAAACATATTATGTCTTGTTAAGTTACCAGAACTATCTCCTGTATAATTTAATTGTTTAATTCCATTTCTCTTACAAATATCAACACATAAGTCAATTAATTTAGCAAGAGCTTTATCGGATACGTGCCAGTTAGTTGAGGCGCCGCCATCATTTGCAACTTCAATAGTAACTGCTTGATTGTCATTTGAAGGGCTTGAACTTGCCCAAGAACGGTCTTTTTCCTCAACATACATTCCTACTCTACCATTAGAATCAATTCCATAGTTGGAACTTGCTTCTCTACTTTGGAACACATTTCCGCAAGTTTCTACAGAAAGATTTCCAGCCATATGGTGAATAGTAATTTTCTTAATTTTATTATTTCTCGGACTATTTTTATGCGGAGAAATTTTTGTATAATTAACTAACGAACTATTACTCATCTTCTTTCACTTCCTGAGCATAATAAGCCTCTTCCTCTTCTGTCGTTCCTTTGCCATTATCCAATTCTTCTAGTGTCTCTTCCCAAATTTCTTCTCCTTCGAGAAGTTCTACATCAAAAATCTTCATAGCTATCCTCCTTTCATTCTTGCTCATATAAGAAGTGAAAAAGAAAAATAAAAGGTATATTTTTTTGCGAAAAAAAAAAGAAGCCTAGAGGACTAGGCTTCTTCATTTTCACATATTAACTTTTACGCAATCATACATCTTATCATTAAGAGTTCTAAGCATCATTTCGTAATCGGTAATACCATTTAAACGATTCATAAGACCCTTAAATACAGATGTACTCTGTCCGCTAACTTTGATTACATTTCTATCCTGAGTTAAGAATGTATCATTTCTTGCTTCTACATTCCAAAGAATAATCTTGGGAAGATTGTATCCGTAAGAATTAAACATCTTTTCCATCATTTGGAGAAAATCAAAGTTATGAGTTCTTAAATATCTATCAATCTCCATATCTGAAATGACAACTAATGCAGAAGGCATTTCATGTGGCGCAACTCTATTATGAATTGCAAAATCTAAAATATATCTAAATGCTGCTTCAAGATTCGTATTATATCCAATATCGGTATTTTGAACCTTAATTACAGCATCACGAAGAGAATCATTTTTCCCGATGGAAACAAAGTGTGGTCTATCTGTAAAGGTCATATACAGACCGCTATATGCTCCCTTGTTTCTCTGTGCAAAATAAGTTGCCAATCCGATAGAAGTTTCTAGTGGACGCCCGTACATCGAACCAGAAACATCTGCCATAATAAGAATATTATTGTCTCCTTCAATATAATTTGGAAGAGCTTTCCACTGTTCTTCAACAACAGAATCTTCCCAAGGAGTATACCCACCCATCTTATATTTATGAACAAGGTCATAAGGGTATAGAGTAGAAGAATTAATTTTTACCTTTCCAGCTTTTACGCTATCAAGATATTTCTGAAATCTTTCATAATCGTGCATTTTGAATGCATTTCTATATCTTAACATTGCATAAGACGGAACAGTGCTATAAACTAGCTTATTCCATTCATTGGCGGACATTTTAGATTCAACAACATTAAGACCTTTTCTAAGAGCAGTTAAAACTTTGCGATATTCTCTTGAAGAAAGTTTCAATGCCATTCGCGCCTTCTTAGCTAAGATTCTAGTCTTTTGAGAAGAAGTATTCTCAGAAGGCATCCACTTTGCTAACAATGAATATGGTTTCTTCATTTTGAAGTTTTTCATATCCTGAACCATTGTATTGGTAACAAAATCCCACATAGCTTTTTCACAACGCGTTCCAACAAGAACAAAGAGTGAATCATATCTATTAAAGAGAGGTACAAGGTCAATATTATTGATAACAACACTAGGATAATTCTGCGCCAACCACTTTAGGCAAATTCTAAAAGTACGTCTCTCACCAAGACCACCTCGAATATTACCTGCATAGAACATCATTTTTGTTGCCAAAAGTGAATTTTCTCTGAAGGCTTTCGCAAATTTGCTCTCAATCTCAGATTCTGAACGATTTCTTAGAGAGCCAATCTGAGAGAACAAATCTAAAAGGTCGTTTTCAGTAGTAGAATACGCCGTCGCGCCGTTTTCAGTAAACTTAGTTTCTCCATATTTTTTCGCTGCATAACCAAAATTCATATTTATTTCTCCTTTTACTCATTAAAGTAAAAGCAAGACGCAATTATTTTTCTTGCTGTCTGCGTCTTAACTTTTCTATAAATATTATAGGAGATTTTTTAAAACTTTTCAAATTTTCTCTTTCTTTTCCTTTTAAAAATATGCACGTGCGCGTATATATTCTTTTTATAAAAAAATCAAAAAATAAGAGAGGAAAAATTCCTCTCTTTAAATTATGCTGCGCTATCAGAGCTACCTTTAATTTTTTGAATAATTTCCGAAATAGCAGAGCTTCCGGCCATTAAAGTTAATCCTGTTAAAATTTCTCCCAAAATAGTAACCGACTCAACTAAACCTAAACCGAATACTAAATCTAATCCAAATCCGAAGCTAAGCCCAAACGCAAAAATCGCAGCAACTGCAATGGTAACATATTTTCCCCAAGATTTTTCCGCCCATAGGGGCTTAAATCTATCAATAATGTACCACATAATAGTTGATAATGCTAAAATTAAACCTAACATATCCATATATAAATCCTCCTTGTTTTTCACTATGCTCATTTATAAAGTCAATAAAAAAATCTTTCTCTTTATAAAATTCGTAAATTTGATTTTTTGAAAAAATAATGGTATAATATAATAAATAAAGGAGGAAAAATAATGGAAAATACTTCAAATAATATTTATCAGACTTATGATAAGATTATTCACTCTACATTATTAAACATTAATGCAGAATCAAAAGATGGTAAAATTTTTTTAAGGGATTTTAATAAGAACAATATCAATCATCTTTACTTTTTTGAAATCGTAAAAATATCACAAACCTTTTGGAATTTTCAAATTATTCTTGACATGCCATTATTAGAATATCTTCGATTTAAGTTTTCTCATAGAAAGTTAAGTATCCGAAAAATGAAAAAGAAAGATTATGAAAAAGGATTTAATATTGAAGAAATATTGAATTTTATTCAAGAATCTTTTAAGGCGCCGGCTTGTATTTTTTCCAATATTTATCATACCTATTATAAAAAAGGAGAATGAGAATGTACCAATTATATACAGATGGAAGCTGCAAGGGAAACGGAAACGGTGATAGTATAGGCGGATATGCTTTTGTAGTTATAAATGAAAATAATGAAGCTGAAATGAAATTCGCAACAGGAGCTATAAAAAATACTACAAATAATAGAATGGAATTATCAGCTATAATTGATGGATTAGAGTATATGAATAAAAATCGTAAAGATTTTCATTGTGAAGTTTTTACGGATAGCGCTTATATTTTTAATTGTTATAAACAAAAATGGTATGTAAGTTGGAAAAAGAATGGATGGAAAAATTCTAAAAAAGAGCCAGTAAAAAATAGAGAGCTATGGGAAAAACTTATTCCGTATTTTGAAGATAAGAGATTTATTTTTAATAAAGTTAAGGGTCATGCTGGACATAAATGGAACGAACAAGTTGATAGTATGGCTCAATCGGCGGCGGAGGGATAATATGGTTAATATAATCATACCTTATTATAACGATAAAGAAGGAATTCGAGAAGCATTAGAGTCATTGAAAAATCAAACAAAAAAAATGTTTATTATAACTATAGTGGATGATAATAGTCCAGAAGATATTCAAGAAATAGTTAATGATTTTAACGCTACTCTTAATATTAAATATATAAGAAAACAAGTTAATGAGGGGCCTGGGGCAGCACGTCAATGCGGTATTGATTCTTGTTTACCATCTGTTGATTATATTATGTTTTTAGATTCAGATGATATACTTTATCCGCGCGCAGTCGAAATATTATATCGTGAAGCTAAGTTAAATAACGCTGATATAGTTGCAAGTGATATAATGGTAGAGAAGCAGCATGATTCTGGAAAAGTTATGAAGGCTGAAGATTCAACAACTTGGACACATGGGAAAATTTACAAAAGAAGTTTTCTTGAAAAAAATAATATTTACTTTTTTAAAGAAATAAGATATAACGAAGATGCTGCCTTTAATTTAATTGTATATGAACTAGCAGAGAAAAAATTCTTTCTTCCAGAAACAACATATCTATGGAGAGATAATAAACAATCTTTAACAAGAAAAAATAGAATAGAATTTGTTAAAAAATATAATTATCTTTATGTTTTAGGGCAATGTAAAGCAATTCTTAAAATTGCTAGTGTAAAAAAAGATGTCAAAAATCTTATTTATATTATCGAAAATATATATAATCAATATCAATTTGAACTATATTATGAAAACAATACTTCAGAAGAGGATAAACTAATTTTTGATGTCTTAAATAATCCTAAAATTGTTGAGATTTTTGATGATAAAAAAGTACGAAAAGCTATTGGGACAAATACTAGAGGTGGTTCTGTTTTTGATGATGTAGTAGTTATACATAGACAGACTTTTTTGGATTGGATTAAACAATATAATAAGGAGATAAGAGATAAATTATGGAAATAATCGTAGTTAATGGATATCCAGAGAGTGGTAAGGATACTTTTGTGAATTTTTGTAGAGATATTGTAGGAGAAGCCTATTGTAAAAATATTTCTACGGTTGATTTTGTTAAATATATTGCTGCAAAATGCGGATGGGATGGAACAAAAACCGCAAAAAATAGAAAGTTTTTAAGTGATATGAAAAATTTACTAACAGAATGGAACGATGTTCCCTTTCAGAAAGTTAAAAAGGAAATTGATTTTTTCCGTAGAGATTTAGAATCTTACGGAGTAGATAAATATGGAATTGTTTTTATTCATTGTAGAGAACCAGAAGAAATTGAGAGATTTGAAAAAGAGTTGGGTGCGAAATCTGTTTTTATAGATAGAGAAGAATCTAAGAGGGAACAGTCTAATCACTCAGACTCAAGAGTTGAAAATCATTCATATACTTATAAAATTGATAATAACGAAAATTTAGAGCATTTGAGAGAAGGTGCGAAAACTTTTATAAAAATTTTACGAGGCGAATTAAAAATTGACTTTTCTGTATAATTATGGTATAATTATTTTCGTTAGAAAGGAGAGATAAAATGATTGATAAAGTAGATTTTAAAGAACTTGAAGCAGAAAAGTATTGGAGTTTTCCTAAGTCTTATAAAAAGGATTCTAAAACTGAAACAAGAAACATGATTTTTTCAGGAGATTATATCGGCGCAAGAAAGATGGATGGAGCGTATTATAGATTTATTAAAGAAGATAATGGAGATATGATTCTCCAAGGTCGCTCAAGAAGTGTATCTGGAAATTTTCTTGACAAAATTGGCCACGTTCCACATCTTATGTCTTTTTTTGAATCTCTCCCTAATGGAACTTGTCTCCTAGGAGAACTTTATTTTCCCAATAAAGAGGGTTCACAAAATGTAACTACAATTATGGGATGTAAAGAAGATAAAGCTATTGCTCGCCAAGAAGCGGGAGATAAACTCCATTATTATGTTTTTGATGTATGGGCATATAATGGAGAATCATATCTAGCAAAGTCTATGATGACTAGAGTTCAAACTTTAAATACTATTGCAGAAAAATTTTATAGTAACGATTATGTAGATTTTGCTAAATATTGGGACGGAAAGGAACTATGGGATAATCTTCAAAAGATTCTTCTTTCTGGCGGAGAAGGAATCGTTATGACGAAGAAAACTTCACACCCAGAACCAGGCAAAAGACCAGCAAGAAAAACTTTAAAAGTTAAGAAAGAAATCGCCAATACGATTGATTGTATCTTTACTGGTCATTTCACAGCTCCTTCAAAAGAATATGAGGGAAAAGAGATTGATACTTGGAAATATTGGGAAGATATGAGAACAGGAGAAAAAATCGAAGGCGCGCTTGCCAAAGATTTTTATAAAGGAAGCCCTATTATTCCCGTAACAAAACCATACTTCTATGGTTGGGCAGGTAGTCTTGAAATTGGTCTTGTAAAAGGAGATAAAGTTGTCCCGATTGGTTATCTTAGCGGTCTAACAGATGATATTAAGTCGCGTCCACTTGATTTTAAGGGAAAAGTAATTGAGATTTCTTGTATGGAAATTTTACCAACGGGAGGTTTGCGTCATGCAAAATTTGTTCAATTCAGAGATGACCTTACAATCAGAGATGCAACTTGGGAAAAAGTCTTTGGGTAAAATATGAGTAGTTACGAAGAACATATTTTGAAGATTTTAGTAAATGAAAAAATCAATTTTGAGCGAGAAAAGACCTTTCCCGATTTAAAGGGAGGGTCTTATCGCTATGATTTTTATATTCCAGAAAAAAATATTTTAATAGAAGTTGATGGACAATTTCATTTTAAACCAATTCGAGGAAGAAGAGAATTACTAAAGCAACAAGAACATGACCGAAGAAAAAATTCATATTCTTTATCAAAAGGAATTTCTCTATATAGAATACCTTACTGGGAAATATCAAAGATTAAAACTTTTCAAGATATTGTAGATAAAAAGTTCTTGGTACAAGATAAGTGGTATAATGATAATCTAAGAGTTCCTTCTTAAAGCTATTGAGTTGTCTTCCGCTTTTACTACTTAAATAGAGCGGAGGTGATACCAGTGAGCTTAGAGCAATTATGTGACTATATTATATTAGCTGGCGCGGTAGTTATGGCAGTATATAATATAATTAAAGTTTTTGCAAAACCTACATCAATTTTCAAACGAAAAAAAGAAAAAGAATATTCTGAGAATCTAAAGAGAAATTTAGACAATCTAATCCCAAAATATCTCGAAGAACACGACTTAGAAACTAGAGATAGATATTTAGCTGATAGACAAAGATACTTACAAGAAATTACAAATGAAGTTTTTTCAAACATTAAATGTGATTTAGATATTATCAAAGATACAAATAAAAAACAAAATGAAACAATAGATATTTTAAGAAAACAGGCAGTTGATGTTCTTAGACAGAAAATTGAAAAAATCTATTACGATTATCGTGATTCAAGAGAGCTTCCACGTTTCGCTTTAGAAAATTTAGAAGAACTTTACTCTGACTATAAAAAAGGTGGTGGAAATCACCACATAGATAAACTTTATTCAAGAATGAAAACTTGGAAAATCATTGAGCAAGAACCCGAATATGAACGAGAATAAAATAAAAATATAGCGAGCGAAAATTTTCGGCGCCGTAGGAGAAATAATTATGAATGATTTGGATAGCGTACAAAAAGAAATTGTAAATTCCACTGAATCAAAAATTTTGGTTGTGGCCGGAAGCGGAAGTGGAAAAACAAGAGTTTTAACTGAGCGAATAAAACATCTTCTTTCTAATGGAGTAAATCCAAAAGGAATAGTTGCAATTACATTTACCAATGCCGCAGCAGACGAAATGAGGGAACGTCTGGGAAAAGAAGCGGATGATGTTTATATCGGAACTATTCATGGATACGCAAATAGATTACTTCTAATTGGGGGACTGGAAACCCATCAATATATCGAAGAAGAAAATTTTGACGAATTTTTCTCAGTAATAAAAAAACATCCAGAAGTAATTGTTCCAGTAGAACATTTACTTGTAGATGAATTTCAAGATATTGATGATAATCAATATAATTTTTTAATCAATATGATAAATCCCGACAATTTTTTCCTAGTTGGCGATGATTGGCAAAATATATATAGTTGGCGCGGGAGTAATGTTCAATACTTTCTCACACTTGCCTATGACCCTGCAGTAGCTGTATATAAAATGGAGAATAATTATCGTACTGGTTATAATATTGTAAGTTTTGCAATGGGATTTTTAAAACCTGTAAAGAATAAAATTAGAAAAAAAGTTATTCCAAAAAATCCCAATATGGGCACTTTAATTGAAAGAGATACTATTGATATTCCATATATTATTTCTGAAATTATGAAAGAACAAGATTTTGGAAATTGGTTTATTTTAACTAGAACCAATGGCCAGATAGAAGATGTCCAAAGAAGTTTAAGAAATTTTAATATTCCATCAGATACTTTTAAGAAAAGCGATTTATCAAACGACGAATTAAAAGACAAGATGAAACAAAATACAGTTAAAGTTCTAACAGTTCATTCAGCTAAAGGGCTTGAAAATGAGAAAGTTGCGGTTATCGGAGTTAATCCAGTATATGATGAAGAAAGACGGGTTGCGTATGTGGCTGCGACGAGAGCCAAGAATAAATTGATTTGGTGTTATAAAAATAAAAAACCTTATAAAAAAATAGTAAAGACTTTTAATTGGGAATAAAATAAGAGGAAGGAATTTGAAAATTCCTTCCTTTTTTGTTATAATAATAATATATGAAAGGAGGAAAATAAATGGAACAAAAAAATAATTCTAATTATGGAATAAACGATATTGAATCCCTTTCTTTTAAAGATGGAGTTAGAAAGCGTATTGCGATGTATCTCGGTTCGGCGGATATGCAGGGAGTATACAATGCAATTCAAGAAATTATTTCTAATAGTATTGATGAATATTATATGGGGTATGGAAACAAAATAGAAATCGGTCTTGGTCCCAATAATATGGTTGTTGTTTCCGATAGAGGACGAGGTATTCCTTTTGGAATTAAAGACGATGGAACAAACGTTTTGGTCGATATTTTTTCCCGTCCGCATACTGGCGGAAAATTTAATGATAAAGTTTACAATAGTGTGGCAGGATTAAATGGCATTGGAGCAAAAGCGACCTGTCTTTCTTCTCTCCGCTTTAATGTAAGTGTAGTTAGAGATGGCCGCCATGCTATGGCAAGTTGGGAAAAAGGAAATCTCATTGATTATAAAGAAGAAGATTGGCCGAATAAGCAGGAACATGGTACTTCTATTCAATTTGCTCCAGACCCGGAGGTTTATAATCTTGAACCTATTGTGATAGATTTTAATGTTCTGTGTGAAAAGTGTAAAAATCTTTCATATTTAACAAAGGGTTTAACCTTTGAATTAGAAACAGACGACAAAAAGGTAACTTATTGCGCTGAAAATGGACTACTGGATTTAATTAAAGATAATGTATCTAATCCAATTCACAAAACACCAGTTTATTTTGAAATGGAAGATGGTCAAAATAAAATTGAACTGGCTATGCAATGGACAAGAGGCAATGAAAAGTCTTTTGTATTTACTAATGGTCTTGAAAATATCGAGGGCGGTACTTCTCTAACAGGAATGAAAACTGCAATTACAACTTTTATGAAAAAGCAATTTAAAGGTGAGTTCAGCGGTGATATTGCAAGAACAGGTTTAGTATATGCTGTATCTTGTAAGACCCCCAATCCTTCTTTTGCTAATCAGACAAAGACAAAAATTAATAATCCTGAATTAAGAGGACTTGCACAGCGCGCGACTGGTCAGGCTTTAAATGATTTTTCTATTCGTAGAAAAAGCGAATTTGACCAGGTTCTTGAATTCTTAGTAAAAGAGAGAAAGGCTGAAGCCGCGGCAGAAAGAGCAAGACGACAAGTTCTTGAAACTACTAAAGATATTGAAAAGAATCAAAAGAAAAAGGTTTTTGCTTCCGATAAATTAAAGGATGCAGAATTTTTAGGAGAAAACTCTACACTTTTAATTGTAGAGGGTAATTCTGCGGCAGCTTCAATGGCGGTAGCGAGAGATATTAAGAAATATGGTATTCTTGGTATTAGAGGTAAACTTTTAAATTGTCTTGCCCATCCAGAAGAAAAGATTTTTCAGAACGAAGAAATTAAACTTCTTCTTAGTGCAATGAATATTAATCCAGGAAAGTATGATAGTAAAAAACTTCGATATGGAAGAATTGCAATCTGTGTCGATGCTGATTCGGACGGGTATCACATTGGACTTTTAATTATGGCTGCACTTCGCTATTTGGCTCCAAAATTTTTAGAAGAAGGCAGACTATGCTGGCTTCGTTCTCCGCTTTATATTGTAAAAAGTGGTAAGTTAGAAAGTTATTATTTTTCGGATGAAGAATTTGAACGGGCTAGAGGAAAAAGAGGCGCGACTGTAACACGAGCAAAAGGTTTGGGCGCATTATCAGAAGAGCAAGCGAGAAATTCCATGTTTGGTGAAAGTCAAAGAATGGATGTTATTGAACCTACTCCAGAAGCCATCGGATTGCTTGAAGATTTGATGGGGGTAGATGTTGAGCCGAGAAGAGAATTTATCTTTGAAAATGTTGACTTTTCGGAGGTTAAAGAATGAAAAAAATAAAATATTGCCCTTTTTGCCATATGGCAAGAGGAGAATCAAAATATTCTTACTCTCCCCGTTATGGAGGAATATATTTTTATTATGTTGAATGTCCAATTTGTAAAGCCCACGGTCCACTTATAAAGAATAAAGAATTTGAAGATTATTATTTTGATTCAGCTGAAGAGGCTTGGGGAATAGAAGAATTATAATAAATAATATATAATTTGAAAAATAATCAAAATTTCAGTATAATAAATATATAAAATGAAAGGAGGAAAAGAATGGAATTAACCCCAATAATTAAAGAATCTTTTTCTCAATATGCTGGCGCGGTTCTTCAAAGTCGCGCGCTAGTTGATGTAAGAGACTGCTTAAAACCATCTGCAAGACAAATTTTTTACTGTTTATATACAGATAAATTTATCCATTCAAAACCCTTTAAGAAAACCCTAAAAGGTATTGGTTCAGCAATGCGTATGTACATCCATGGAGATAGTTCTTGTGAAGGTGTTATTATGCGCGCAGGACAACCATTTGCAATGCGTTATCCTCTTGTAGAAGTTGAAGGTTCATATGGAAACTTAATGGAGAGTGGAAACTGGGCTGCACCTCGTTATACGGCTTCTCGTCTTTCTGATATCTCTAATTATCTTTTTGAAGATATTGTGAAAGATACTATTAATGAATGGCGAGATAATTATGACGATACAGAGCAATATCCGGCTGTATTACCTTCTAAGGGTTTTTATAATATCGTTAATGGAACAATGGGTATTGGAATTGGAATGAGCAGTTCTATTCCTCAATTTAATCTAAGAGAACTAAATGAAGCACTAATTAAACTTCTTTGGAATCCCGATTGTAGTTTTGAAGATATTTACTGCGCGCCAGATTTTGCAACAGGAGGTATTCTTCTTAACGAAGAAGAAGTAAAAGAAAGTCTAAAGAATGGAAATGGTAAGTCTTGTAAACTTCGTTCTGTAATTAGTTACGATAACAAAGAAAGATGTTTAATTGTAACTGAGATTCCATATAGCGTATATACTAATACTATTTGTGGAGAACTAGAAAAGATTCTTGAATCAGAAGAAAATCCAGGAATAGATAGATTTAATGATTTGACCGGCTCTACTCCGTTAATTAAAATTTATCTATCTCGTAGAGCCAATCCTGACAAAGTTTTAAAATATCTATACAAGAATACTTCTCTCCAGTATTATTATGGGATAAATATGACTATGCTTGAAAATGGTCGTTATCCTAAAGTATTTACTTGGAAGGAAGCTCTTCAGTCCTATCTAAATCATGAGATGTCTGTATATAGACAAGGTTTTATTTTTGATTTAAATAAAATTAAGAATAGAATCCATATTATTGAAGGACTTTTAAAAGCAATTTCCATTTTAGATGAAGTCATAGCCTTAATAAAAGGCGCGGCTGATACAAGAAGTGCCTCTCTGGGGCTACAAAAGATTTTTGGCTTTTCAGAAGAACAGGCAAAAGCTATTCTTGATATTAAGTTGGCGCGACTAGCAAAGCTCGAAATCAATAAGTTAGAAAAAGAAAAAAATGATTTAGAAAAAGAAAGAGATAGAATTGAAAATATTCTTCATAACGAAGAACTTTTGAAGAAAGAAATTGAAAAAGGTCTACAAGAGACCGCCAAAAAGTTTGGTGATGGGAGAAGAACTAAGATTTTAAATATTGAAAATCAAGAGGATGAACCGACTGAAATTCGTTCATTACTCATAAATTTAACAAATCAAAATAATATTTTTGTATCTGAAACTTCTTCTTTATATAGCCAACGTAGAGGCGGAGTTGGAAATAAATTTAAATTAAATGATGGTGAATATGTTATTTCAACCCTATCAGCAGAAAGTTCTGACACTATATTATTTTTCTCGCAGGTAGGAAATTTCTATCATTATCAAGCTGGCGCGATTCCATTGGAAGAAAAAATTCCAGTAGAAACTCTTTTTATGATAAAGAGTTTTGAGTATATTCGAGCAATTACATCTTTTAATCCAAAAAATTCTAAGAGAAATATTATTTTCTTTACTAGAAATGGAATGATGAAAAAGAGTTTGCTTTCCGAATATAATATAAAGCGCGCCGGTGGAATGAGAGCTATAGATTTGGCTCAAAATGATGAATTATGTTCAATTATATTCACGGATGAAGAGAAAGTTGGAATTTTAACAGAAAAAGGACAGTTCTTAATTTGCGAAACAAAAGACGTTAGACCAGTAGGAAGAATCACAAAGGGAGTTAAAGGAATAAAACTTAATGAAGGAGATTTTGTAATATCTGCAAAAATCATTACTAATACTGCGAAACAAATTGTCAGTATAACTAGAAAAGGATATATAAAAAGAACTCCTCTTAGTGAGTTTAACGTAACTGGAAGATATACTAAAGGTGGAAAATTACAAAAATTTAAAGATGAATCTGATTGGTTAGTAGATTTTCTTCCAGTTGAAGATGAAAAAGAGGTTATTATCGTATCGACGAGCGCATCTATCAAAGTTAAACTTACTGATATAGCTCTTCTAGGGAAAAATGCTCAGGGAAGCCAGTCTATTAAAATGAGAGAAAAGGATTGTGTGGTAGGTCTATCAAAATCTTAAAAGAAAAATAATGCTGTTAAAATTTGAAACTTTATGAAATCCATGATATAATATATATAGAAAGTTAAGGAAAGACTTTCAAAAAAACAAAAAGGCTGCCAAAGGTAGCTAAACAAAAATATTTATAAAAAGGAGAAATTAACTATGAAATTAACCAAAAAGTCAAATGAAGTGTATTCTTATGTCAAGGAAAATGGTGGCCGTGTGTCAGTAGATGAGCTATGCAGCGTGCTTGGTCGTGCCCCTCGTTCTGTTAATGCAAACGTGACTGACCTCTTTAAGAAAGGTCTAGTAGTTCGTGATAAGGTTGCCGGTGAGGGTGAAGATGCAAAGGATATTACATACGTTGTTTTGACTGACGAAGGAAAGGCTTTTGTTCCGTCCGATGATGAGTAATTCTAACATTTAATGAAGATATAAGGGACTATCCCAATAGTCCCTTTTTATATCACAAAAGAACCAAAATAATATGTATTAAATAGGAGAAAAAGATATGTTGAGACAAGCAGAAAATAAAGTAAAAATTGAAGGTATTCTAAGTGAAATTGATTTAAAGACTGGTTCTTTTATGAAGAATGGTTCTAAAGTTGATTCTATCGGCGGAACCATTAAAGTAAAAGTTGAGCAGAAGATTGGAGATAAGGAATATACTCTTGAAATTCCTGTGCATATGTTTGCAAGTAAATTGACAAATGCAGGAAAGCCAAATCCGGCATATGAGTCTATTTCTCGTATTATGAATGAATATACAAGTATCGCCGCAGCGGGTGGAGAAGATGGCGCTGACCGAATTAGAATTACTTCTGGTCAGATTCAGATGAATGAATATTATGGTCAGAATGGTCAGCTGATTTCTTTCCCAAGAATTAATTCTTCTTTTGTAACTAAAGTTAAGAAAGAGGAGTTTTCTCCTGAAGCTACTTTCGTAACGGATTTTTATGTAGCTTCAAAGGAGGATGAAGTTGACGCAAACGATACTGCTACAGGTCGTATTAAGATTCGTGGTGTTCTTCCTCAGTATGGTGGAAGAGTAGATGTTGTTGATTTTTATGGTATGCCTGGTACTGTAAAAGATAGTATTTCTAAATATTGGAATGAGGGCGATACAGTTAAGGCGCAGGGTCGTTTAAACTTTTCGTCTAAGACTGAAAAGATTGTAAGAGAAGTTGACTTCGGTGAACCACAGGTAGATATTCGCACAATTAATGTAAGTGAACTTATTATTACTGGTGGCAATCAGACTCCTGTTGATGGTGAGTTTGCTTTTGACCCCGATGAAATTGAAAAGGCTCTTGTCGAAAGACGCGAAAGACTCGACTCTCAGAAAGAGAGAGATATGGAGAGAGCAAAGAATCGTGGTTCTAAGGCTCCAGCAAAAGGTAGTGTAAAAGATAATTTGGATGTAGGGTTCTAAGGAGGGGTTTAAATGATTGATATTTTTAACCTCCAACCTACGACAATTAGTCGCGATTTAAAGGGAAAATATATTTGTCTGTTTGGTAAGCCAAAGGTAGGTAAAACTACCTTTGCTGCACAGGCGCCAAATAATCTTCTTCTAGCTTTTGAAAAAGGTTATAATGCTATTTCAGGTATTAAGGCGCAGGATATTAATAGATGGGCAGACTTTAAGATGGTCTTAAAGCAGCTAGAAAGACCAGAAGCTCAGGAAATGTATGATACAGTAACCATTGATACGGTTGGTATCATGTGGGAGATGTGTGAACAATATATTTGTGCACAAAATCAAGTTACAAGTATTGGAGACATTCCTTGGGGAAAGGGATATTCTCTTTGTAAAAGAGAATTTGAATCTTGTCTACGAAAAATTACTATGCTCGGATATGGGTTAATTATCATCGCCCATGTAGATAAGAGAATCGAAAAGAAAGACGATGAAAGTGAAATTGAAATCGTTAGTCCAGCTATTCCTAAAAGAGCTTATGAGATTGTAAATCAGCTAGTAGACATTATCGGATATATTGATGTTGTTTATGATGATGATGGAAGCTCAAAAAGAATCCTTTGTACAAGAAGTACCCCAACTGTTATGGCAGGAAGCAGGTTTCCTTATCTACCTCCAAAAATTCCTTTTGGATATAAGGAATTAACCAATGCGGTCGCGGATGCCATTGAGAAGAGTGAAAAACTTGATGGAGCGGTTATTGTAGATTCTGTTGAAAGAACTGAAGATGATGAACGGTCTTTTGAAGAAGTACAAGATGAAGGTAGAGTTTTATGGACAAAACTTGTTGAAGCAAATCCCTCAAACGCTCAAAGAGTTATGAAGATTGTCGAAAATATCTTTGGTCGTCAAATGAAGTTATCTGAGATTCAAGAGGACCAGAAAGACTTATTTGAGCTAGTAATCGCAGAAATGAAAACTCTCTAAAAACTAAATCATAAATTTAAGGAGGAAGATATTCGTATCTTCCTCTTTTTGAATTTGACAAAATCTCAAAATTATGATATAATATATATAGAAGAGATTGGAGGAAAAACCATGAAAGAAGTGACCTGCCTTTACTGTGGGAAAAAATTCAATATTGATTCCGAAGAATGGGCGCGAGTTGGAAAGAGATATGTTCATAAAGAATGTTTAGAAAAGAGACAACAAAAAACAAAAGAAATTGCCAAATTAGCAGAACAAGAAAAAGAAGAACGAAAAAAGTCTTATATTACAAAGAAAAAAGATATAAGAAAATGTTTATATTGCGGAGGAACAATAGATATAGCTCACGAAGAATGGGCGATGGTGAGAACAAGATATGTTCATAAATCTTGCTACGAAAAAAATTATAGCCAAGACGAAGAATTTGTTCCTGAAATTTACAGATATTTAAAAGAAGAAATAGGAATTTCTTATGATTATGTTCAGTGCGAAAATCAAAGACAACGGTTTATTCAAAAGATGGGATATACTAACGAAGGAATTCTAAATGCTTTAAAATATTTTTATGGAGTAAAAAAAGAATCTCCTCAAAAATCAGGGAATAGAATTGGTATTGTTCCATATGTTTATGATGAAGCAAAAATTTATTATGAAGAATTAAGTAAAAGACAGAAAAAAATAAAAGAAGATATTCAGAAGCAAATGAAAGAAGAAAAAGTCATTATTCATATTCGCGCGCCGGAAAAAGAGACAAACAAAGGTTTGATTGATTTAGATTCTATTGGGGGTGATTAATTGGTTGATAAAGATACAATTCTACAGATTATTTGTGGATTAATGAAACATCCCCAATATCTTAGTGAGTCAGATAAATATAATCTAACTACAGATGATTTTAGCACATCTTTTGAAAAATATGTATTTGCTGCTATTTATAATTTATATAAAAGTGGAGCGGAAGTAATTTCACCAGTTGATGTAGACAATTATTTTAATACTCACAAAACAGCAAAAGCAATTTTTGATAGAGAAGGTGGAATTGAATATCTTCAAGATGCGCTAGATTTTTCACAAGAAGAAAATTTTCCCTTTTATTATAGACGATTAAAGAAATTTAATTGTTTAAGAGATTTAAAGAGAATGGGTTTTAACATTAGTCGTCTTTATGAAGAAGATTTAACTAATGATAGAGCAAAAGAAATTAATGACCGTTTCGAACAGATGGAAATCTCTGATATTTTTGATTTTATCAAAAAAGATATGTTAAAAATAGAGACTTCTTATTCGACAGGAGATGCTTCTGAGACTGTAGCGGCGACAAAAAATATTGAAAAATTACTTGAAGATTTAAAGTTACGTCCAGAGATTGGAGCTAATCTACAAGGAGATATTTTTAATACAATTTGTAGGGGCGCGCGAAGAACAAAATTTTATATTCGTTCAGCAGACAGTGGAACAGGAAAAACTCGTGACGCAGTTGGAGACGCTTGTTATTTATCTTATCCAGTAAGATTTAATCCAATAAACTGGAAATGGGAATGTAAAGGCTCTAATGAAAAAACTCTTTTTATTGCTACAGAGCAGAGCTTAGATGAAATTCAAACTCTAATTTTAGCTTATTTAACTGGTATCAATGAAGAAAAAATTCTTTTTAGTAATTATACAGAAAAAGAAGCTGAGATTATCGCTCAGGCTATTCAAGTTATGAAAGTATATGAAGATAATCTTATGATAGTCAGATTATCGAATCCAAATATTGAACAAATAAAAGCAGTAGTACGACAAAATTGGATTCTTCACGATATAAAAAACGTTTTTTATGATTATATTTTCTCTAGTCCTAGTCTATTAAATGAATTTAGAGATTTAAAAATTAGAGAAGATGTAGCTTTGGGAATGTTATCAACTGCATTAAAAGATTTGGCGGTTGAAATGAATCTTTTTATTATGTCATCAACTCAGACAAATGCAAAATCTAATGAAGCGAAAGGAATTAAAAATGAAACAGTCATTCGTGGCTCGCGCGCGATTATTGATAAGTGTGACATTGGTTGTGTTAGTTCTGAAGTTACTCAAGAAGAACTCGAACTTCTTAAAGGAGTTATTGAAGAAACCGGATTAGTACCAAATAGAGTGTTAGATATTTATAAGGTTCGTAGAGGTAAATATTCTAATGTTCGAGTTTGGAGCGAAACTGATTTAGGAACTTGTCGAAAAAAAGATTTATTTGTTACAAATGAAAAATATCAAAGAATTGAAGATTTTAGAGTAATGAGTTTTGAATTTGATTTTGAAAAGAATAAAGACATTATAGAACTAACAGATAAATTAAATGGACAGGAAACTAAAAAAGAAGTTTTATCAGAAAAGAAAGTAGTTAATAGTTCAATTAAAGGATTGATTGATTGATGTTTGATTATGATGAAATTACAAAAAAACTAGAAGTAGATTCTGTAATAAAACTAATGAAAAAATTGGGCGCGGATGTTATAGATGAAACGGATGGATATGTAATATTTCAAACAATTTGTCATCATGTAGATGCCTCAGAGGGAAGTCCCAAACTTTACTTCTATAAAGATAATCATATTTTTTATTGTTATACAGAGTGCGGCGGAATGAATATCTTTACCTTTTTAAAAAATTACTATGAAACTCGTGATATTGAGTATAATTGGTATGAAGATATTTATGATGTTGTGATGTCTTGTACGAGTAAAACAAATTTTGACAACTTTGAAGTTGTTGAAAAGACAAAGTTTTCTGAAAAATATAGAAAGAGAGGAAAGGTAATTCTTCCAGAATATCCAAAGGGAGTATTAGATGTTTTTATAAAAAAGTATCCACTTGAATGGATACAAGATAATATTACTCCGGAAGCAATGAATAAATTTAATATCTTATATTCAATTTCACAAAATAAGATAATTATTCCTCATTATGATGTAAATGGAAGATTAGTAGGAATAAGAGGGCGCGCGTTAAATGATTTTGAAGTAGAAAAATATGGTAAGTATATGCCAGTTAAAATAGAGAATATTTGGTATACTCATAAACTTTCTTTTAATTTATATGGATTAAATAAAACAAAAAATAACATTAAACGCAATGGTTATGTTTATGTTTTTGAAAGTGAAAAATCTGTATTACAAATGGAAGGTTTTAAACAAGATAATTGTTCAGTAGCGGTATGCGGAAGTCATTTTAATAAATACCAATTAAATATTTTGATGAAAGAGTGCCACCCAAAAGAGATTATAATTTGTTTTGATAAAGAAGAGTTACCTGGACAGGAAACTTACTTCTATAAAATATATAATACTTGTAAGAAATATTTAAAGTATTGTAATTTTTCTTTTATTTATGATAGAGAGAATTTGTTAGAATTAAAAGATTCACCTACAGATAAAGGAGAAGAGATTTTTGAAAAATTAAAAAACAGGAGAGTAGTAGTAGAATGAAATACCGTTTAGTAAACCCGGAACTTAATAGCCCTTATTTGGAGAATCTTTTAAGGGAGAGAGGAGTCGAAGATGTAAAAGAATATATTAAGCCAACTCAAAATTATCTAAACGACCCAGCGAAACTAGATAATATAGAAAAAGGAGCAGAACTTTATCTAAACGTTATTAAACGTAATGGAAATATTTTAATTGTAGTAGATAGCGATTGTGATGGTTTTACATCAGCAACAATTATTTATCAATATACCAAAAAGATTGCTCCAGAAATAAAAATTTCCTATCTCTTACACGAAGGGAAGCAACATGGCCTTCAAGACCATATTGATACAATCCTTGATAAAGGAGATAGTTATGACTTGATTATTCTTCCTGATTCATCTAGTAATGATTATAAATACCATGAACAACTAAAAGATATTCGTATACCTGCTTTAGTATTAGACCATCACCTTACAGATGTTAAAATTAGTGATAATGCTGTAGTAATTAATAACCAGTTATCTAAGAACTATCCAAATAAAGAACTAACTGGCGCGGGAGTTACGTATCAGTTTTGTAGATATATAGATAATTTACTAAAAGTTGATTACGCTGACTATTTCATGGATTTAGCTGCTTGGGGAATTATTGGCGATATGGGTAGTGTTCTTGAAATGGAGAATAGATATATTATTGAAAAAGGATTGAGCAATATCCATAACTTCTTTTTTCAAACTTTAATTGATAAACAATCCTATTCCATGAATGATAAAGTCAATTCAACAACAGTAGCTTTTTATATTGTTCCATTAATCAATGCTATGATTCGAGTAGGAACAATGGAAGAAAAAGAAAGATTATTTGGTGCTTTTATTGATGGAACTAAAAAGGTTTCGAGCAATAAGAGAGGTGCTAAAGGAACAGAAGAACTTCTAGCTGTAGAAAGCGCGCGAGAATGTACTAATGCAAAAAATAGACAAAATAAAATTAAAGATAATGCAGTAGACTCTCTTGAGGCTAAAATTTATAAATTGGGACTTATTGATAATAAGGTTCTTTTTGTGCGATTAGATGACGATGATGATTTTCCTTCTGAATTAAACGGTTTAGTCGCAATGCAGTTAAGTGCTAAGTTTAAAAAGCCAACTATTGTTGCAAGACTAAACGAAGAAGGATTTATTAGAGGGAGTGCAAGAGGATTAAATGAAAGTGAATTATCAGATTTTAAAACTTTTCTAACTGATAGTGGATATTTTGAATACGCTTTAGGCCATGCTAATGCTTTTGGCTGTAGTATAAATAACAAATATCTATCTGATTTTCATAACTATGCAAACGATAAATTGAAGGATATTGATTTTGGAGAAAATGTCTATGACGTAAACTTTATTTCTTCAGCTAATAATAAAGAGCTAGAAAAAATTGTTAATGACTTGGGTTCGTATCCGCAGCTATGGGGGCAACATAATCCAGAACCTTTAATTTATATTAAAGATATAAACCTAACTCCAAATGATATTCAAATTATTGGAAAGAATAAAGATACTGTAAAGTTTGAAAAATTTGGAATTACCTATATTCAGTTTCATGCTAAACAACTTATTGAAGATTTATCGAATTTGAATGATATAAAGATGGAAATTGTTGGAAAAGCAAATATAAACGAGTGGATGGGAAGAATAACTCCACAGGTATTTATTGAGGGATATGAAGTTTCTGATGGAACTTATAGCTTTTAAAAAACTTGATTTATAGATAAAATTATGATATAATTATTATAGAAAAAAGATAAGAAAAGGAGCGTGAAAACTTATGCAAGGAATTGACATAACTGGACAGCGCTTTGGTAGATTAGTTGCAATTAAATTAATTCCAAAGGAAGAAAGAACATGGAGCAATAAGGAAAGAGCCTGGCTATGTAAATGCGATTGTGGAAAAGAAACTATTGTCAGACAAAGAAACTTATTAGGAAAAAGAGTAACAAAATCTTGTGGTTGCCTAAGAAAGATAGATGCTTTTTTAGCAACTTCGGGTTTAAAAGATTTGGATGAAGAATATCTATTATCTTTTGATGATTTTGATAAATTTTTGTTTATTCATAAATCAATTAGAAGAATCATAAGAATTACTGAAATCTCATTAGACCAATATAAAAATTATATTGATACTTTTTATAATGATAAACAATTTAATTTTATTTATAATTTTTGGAAAACTAAAGAAAGAGAAAGTACTTTTTATGATATGGCAAAACCCTCTATTGACCATAAAATTCCTACTTCTCGTGGAGGTAATAATGATATTCAAAATTTACAATTTTTAACTATTTTTGAAAATTTATGTAAACGAGATATGACAGAACAGGAATGGTTATTATTTAAAAATAAAACTAATACAAGAAGCGAATATTTTATTGAAAATATTTTAAAGGAAGGTGATGCCATATGACAAATCAGTATCCTGGTAGCTTACATAACCATACTGATTTTTCTTAGTCTAACTTCAGATTGAGAGACTCTATAAATACTGTTGAAACACTAATTGACCGAGCCATTGAACTCGGTCATAGTGTTCTAGCTATAACAGAGCACGAAACAGTAAGTTCTGCTATTAGAGCAGAAAAATATTATAATAAAATTAAGAAAACAAATCCGGATTTTAAGATGATTTTAGGAAATGAAATTTATCTTTGTAGAAATGGATTGAACGCTCAAAATTTTAATAGAGAAAATGATAGATATTATCACTTTATTCTTTTGGCTAAAGACGCTATTGGGCATGAACAAATTAGAGAGATTTCTACAAGAGCATGGAGTCATTCTTATATGGCACGCGGTATGATGCGTGTTCCAACTTATTATCAGGATTTATATGATGTGATTGGAAATAATCCAGGCCATGTTATTGGGAGCACAGCTTGTTTGGGTGGCGCGCTCCCAACTCAACTTCTAAAATATAGAGCTAATAATAGTGAAGATTTATATGAAAGAATTAAGATTTGGTGCAATCAATTAAAGAAGTTGTTTGGTGAAGGAAATTTTTATTTGGAAATGCAACCCTCTCGAAATGAAGAGCAGATTTATGTAAACAGGAATTTAATTAAACTTTCTGAAGAATTAAATATTCCTTATATTATTACAAACGATTCTCACTATCTTAAAAAAGAAGATATAAATATTCATCATGCTTTTCTAAATGCTCAAGGCGGAGATAGAGAAACAGAAAGTTTTTACGCCACAACATATTTAATGAATACAGAAGAAATATATGAATATATGGGGCAAACTTTAGGGTTAGAGGTTCTTCAAAAAGCATTTAATAATATCTGTGAAATTAGAGATAAGTGTGAAGATTATTCTTTAATGCATCCATTAAGAATTCCATATCTACCAAAGAATCCTACGGAACCAAACGAATCATATTATAATGATTTGGTTAAATATATGCCAATGATGGAATTATTTAAAAATTCTGAATATGATAGTGATAGACACTTATTAAGTGTTGTATTAAATAAAGTTAAGGAAGATTCTCAATATCAAACTGACGAAACCTATAAAGAAATAAATACTTGTTTAAAAAGCGTTTGGGATTCTTCTGAGGCTTCTCATACAAGATGGTCTGCTTATCTTATGAATGTTAGAGATTATATTGAGATTGCCTGGGAGGATGGAGATACTCTAGTTGGTCCTTCTCGTGGTTCCGGCGGTGGTTTTATTCTTTTAAATATTTTAGGTATCACTCAAATTAATCCATTAAGAGAAAAAACCAAAACTTTTCACTGGAGATTTATGAACCCAGAACGTGTTAGTCCTCTTGATATTGATATTGATATTGAAGGCTCAAAAAGAGAAAAAGTTTACGGAGGATTTCAAAAGCACTATGGCGCTGATAGAGTTTCTAAGGTTCTAACTCTAAGAACGGAGAAATCTAAATCTGCCGTTCTAACTGCCGCGCGCGGATTAGGTATTGATGTTGATATTGCTCAATATTTATCTTCTATGATTACTGCTGATAGAGGAATTTTAAGAACCTTAAAACAGACAGCCTATGGAGATGAAGATAACGATATTCCAGTAAATAATCAATTTAGATTTGAAATGGAAGAGAATTATCCTGAATTATGGGAAGTTGCGCAAAGAATTGAGGGATTAATCTGTGGTGTCGGTTCTCATGCTGGTGGAATTATTTTTGTTGATGAACCATTTTATAAAACAACAGCATTGATGAAAACATCTAATGGAGATGTTGTAACTCAATTTGATTTGCACGATGCAGAAGATGTAGGTTTAATTAAAATTGACCTATTATCTATCGAAGCTCTTGATAAAATTCATATTTGTTTAGACCTATTGTGTGATAACGGATATATTGAAAGAGAAAAAACTTTGCGAGATACTTACGAAAAAGTTCTTGGAATTTATAATATTGAAAGAGACAATATTGATATGTGGAAGATGTGCTGGAATCATGAAGTAATGTCATTGTTCCAAATGGAAAAACAAAGTGGTATTCAAGGAATAGCTTTAACACATCCTTCTTCAGTCGATGATTTGGCAACTATCAACTCTGTAATGAGATTGATGGCGTCAGAAAAAGGTGCGGAACAGCCGCTAAATAAATATGCTCGATATAAAGAGGATATTAATCTTTGGTATGATGAAATGAGAAGATATGGATTGACTGAAGATGAAATTCAGTGGCTTCGGGGCTATTTAGATATTTCTTTTGGAATTTGCGAAACACAAGAAAAGTTAATGTCTATTGTTCAGGACGAAAGAGTTGGAGGACATTCTTTGTTATTTGCAGATAGATTAAGAAAATCTATTGCTAAAAAGAAACCAAAAGAATTTTTAGAGTGCGAAAAGGAGTTTTTTGAAACTGTTGAAGAGAAACATCTTTCAAAAAGATTGGCAGATTACGTATGGAATGTAGTCTTTAAAATTCAGAGAGGTTATTCTTTCTGTGCTGCTCATACGCTAGCATATAGCTTAGTTGGACTTCAAGAATTGAATTTAGCTTTTAAATATCCGATTGTTTTTTGGAACTGTGCTTGTTTAATTGCAGATAGCGGTGGCGTGGAAACAGAAGATGAAGAGGAATATGAAGTTGAAATTGACAGAGAGGAATCTTATACAAATTGTATTGAGGATTTTGTTGATGAAAATAATAATGAAGAAGAGGAGGAAGATGATGAAGAGGACGATGGTGGAAGTGTAAAGAAAAAAAAGAAAACCAAAACAACAAACTTTGGAAAGATAGCAACCGCCATTGGAAAAATGAAATCAATCGGAATTGAAGTCGCACCTCCGAATATCAACAAATCTGGATATACTTTTTCTCCTGAAGTCGAGTCAAATACAATTCGATACGGGTTAAGTGGTATTACAAGAGTTGGAGAAGATGTTATTCAAAGTATTCTTTTGAATCGTCCCTATAGCTCTATTAGCGATTTTCTTGGAAAAGTTAAGTTGTCAAAACCTCAAATGGTAAATCTAATTAAATCAGGAGCCTTTGATGATTTTGGTAATAGTCGAGAAGAAGTAATGGAGAATTATATTAGAAGCGTAAGTGACCAAAAGAAAAGAGTAACACTTCAAAATATGAAAATGCTTATTGATTTTAATTTGATTCCAGAAGAGCTTGATTTTGAGAAGAGAGTATTTAATTTCAATAAGTATTTGAAAAAATTTAAAAGTGGTACAAATTATCTATTAGATGATGTAGCAATGGCATTTTTCGATAAACATTTTGATGTAGATAATTTAATTCCAGTAAATGAAGAAGGCGCGCAGTTCGCAATAAAACAAACCGTTTGGGACAAAATCTACACAAAGAAAATGGATAAGGTTAGAGCTTTTATAAAAAGCCATTATGATGAATTACTTGCTGCTATGAATAATCGTCTAATTAAAGATTTATGGGATAAATATTGTTCTGGTAACATCAGTAAATGGGAAATGGATTCTGTGTCTTATTATTCTCATGACCATGAATTGAAAAATGTAGATGAATATATGTATGGCTTTGTGGATTTCTTTGATTTACCTGAAAATCCAGATATTGATAAAATTATTACCATTAAAGGAAAACAAGTTCCTTTATTTAAGTTAAGCAGAATTATCGGAACAGTTCTCGATAAGGACAAAATGAAAAAAACAGTAACATTACTTACAAAAACAGGGGTTGTAACTGTAAAAATCTATGGTGCGGTATATACACATTACGACAGACAGATTTCTGAAAAGAATCCCGTAACTGGCAAGAAAAAAGTTATTGAAAAATCCTGGTTTACAAGAGGTAATAAAATTATTGTAACGGGTATTAGACGAGAAGATGGATTTTTAGCTAAAAAGTATTCTCGTACTCCTTATCATTTAGTAGAACTTATTGACGAAGTAAATTCAGACGGAACAATTAAGGTTATTTCTGAGAGAGCGGGAAAACAGGAGGAGGAATGAGTGTAGGTTTATTTGATGGAGATATGAGCAAGTATCATCAAGTTCCATTTAATTTAGAACTTATGAAGTTATCCTCTTTTTATAAAAAGAAAGGGGAGATAGTACAACTATCTCCCCATTTTTCTCCTGAGAGATATGGAAAGTTTTTTTATCGACAAGATTATTATGATGGAATATATCCAGAAAAAATGGAAACCTATAAAAATCTTGTTTATGGAGGATATGCCTTTAGTGGAAATAAATACATTCCAATGGAGGAAGAAATAGAAGAACAAAGACCGGATACATATATATATGAAAGGATGCGAAATGTTTTTGTAAAAAACAAAATGCTTCAATCTTCTTTTAATGTTATGATGCGCGCTGAACATCTAAGATTATCTTTAGATGGAAAATCAATCTGGAATAAATTTCAAAATCAGATAGATATTGCACCAGCTACTTCAACTATTATTCTACATGACCATAATTTATCTGATATAGATGGCGCGCTTGATACGATAGAAAACCTTTCTTTATGTAAAAAGAAAGAAATTTATATTGGAGCAAAATTTCCAATAGAGTTAAATAGTTCTAAAGATTTATTAGCTTGGGGCAATTTTAAAAATTCTTCCCAGTATTATTGCTTACAATATAATGGGATAATTGATGATTCGGCGCTAGTAGAACTAGTTAATCTTCCTAATGGAACAAAAAATCTTAAAAGATTAGAATGTATTGTAACCGCGTCATCATCATCAGAGAATGATTTTATAGATACTGGTCTACAAAGAATTTTTAAGCAGGTCATATTTTTACGAAGGCATCGTTTAAAAATTTCTCTTAGATATGAGGATGATTTTTTTACAGACAAAAGATGGGAAACGCTGCTTGATTTTTTCAATACCTTTGCAAGTAGCTTAGACACTTTTACTAATGAAGAATTTAACAGAGTAATAGATAAAGATTCCCTCTTTAAGTTTTCTAAAAAATTAAAAGACTATCAGTATTTTAAAAATAGAATTTTTACTAAACCAATAGCAAGAGAACTTTTTAAGATGGTATATGAAAGAAATTATGAGTTATTTAAAGACTTTTATGAATGTAAAAAAGTCCATTTAGAAAAAGGGAGGTTTGTAAATGACTAATTTAGAAATAAAAGAAAGAATTGATTTAAACAATAAGTTAATTGAGCAATTTTTGGCTCCAAATAAATTTACTTTAAATACACAAGTTGCCAAGCTATTAGCAGAAAATGCAGAATTGCAAAAACAATGTACTCATAATTTTGTTGATGGTTTTTGTGAGTATTGCTATAAGGAGGAAGAATAAATGGAATCTATTGATGTCTATACTATTCACTGTCCGGCCTGCAATGTCTTGGAAAAGAAACTACAGACAAAGGGTATTGTATATAATATTATTGACAATGAAGATATTTTAAAAGATATGAATATTGAAACTTTTCCAATGATGTCTATTAATGGTGGCCCATTACTAAATTTTAAAGAAGCAAGAGAATGGGTTGATTCTCAGGAGGTACGAAAATAATAAATGAATATTAATATTAGACTGAACAAAAATTTTACAACAGCTTTTAATAAAATGCAAGAAACCTATGGAGAAGAATTATCAAAAATAAACGGTTTCTCTGATATGCAACTTAGCTATACCGACTTCATTGATAACTTTGTTGATTCAGATACTGTAGCTGATGCTTCTGTAGATGGAAATGCGAATGTTGGGCAAAAAGACATTGTTACATTAATCAATGAAATGCCAAAGCCACATCAGAAACTATTGGCTTTTAATAAGATTTACTACGAAATCAATAAAAAATATGGTTTTAAAACTGCGAATGATTGGCTAAAGAATGAATGGGATGGACATTTGTATTTACATGATGCTAATACTTCCTCTTTTGTTCATTATTGTTTTGCTTATGACTTAAAAGATTTGGCAGAAAAGGGACTTTTCTTTATTGATACTTTTAATGCTGAACCGCCGCAACACTTAGAAACTTTTGTTGATTTTGTTAAGGAATTTGTAAGTTGGACCTGCAACAGAAGTAGTGGTGCAGTAGGACTACCAAATCTTATTCCATATATGTATTATTTCTGGAAGAAAGACTGCACATCTGGTTTATTTACTGATAATATCAAGTATGCTAAGCAACAAATTCAAAGATTAATTTACGCATTAAATCAGCCATTTCTACGTGGAGGAATCCAGAGCGCATTTACAAATACCTCTGTCTTTGATAGACCATACTTAGAAGCTCTTTTCGGAGGAGCAGAATTTCCAGACGGCAGCTTTATGATTGATGAAATTGAAGGTATTATGGACTTTCAAAAAATTTATCTTGCAACAATGTCTGAGATTAGAAGTAAAAATATGATGACATTCCCTGTAAATACAATTTCCCTCTTAAAACAAAACGGAAAATTTGTTGATGAAGAATTCGCCAAATATGCTATTAAGCACAACATGAAATGGAATGATAGTAATATTTTTGCCGATTCAAGCGTTAATAGTTTATCTAATTGCTGTCGCTTAAAGAGCAATATTGAAGATTTGGGATATTTCAATAGTATCGGTGGTACAGCTTTAAAAGTAGGTTCTGTTAAAGTTGGGACTGTAAATCTTGCGCGATTAGCTCTTGAAAATAAAACCGAAAAAGAGTATCTTGTTGCTTTAAAAGAATTGGTAGAATTAGATTTGAAATGCCTTGATAGAGTGAGATATATTATTAAAAGAAATGTTGATAAAAAACTTTTGAAGAATTTCTCTTATGGAATTGTTGATTTTGAACATTTATATAATACTATCGGCTTTATTGGTATTTACGAAACAATGAAAACTTTTGGGTATACTAGAGTGGATGAATTTGGAAATACTTATTATACCGAAGAAGCTGAAAAGTTTGGTAAAAAGATTTTTGATGTTATCCATAATGTAAAAGATACTTTTGCTTTAGATAAAGATTATACAATTAACTGTGAACAAATTCCCGGTGAAACTGCTGCGGCGAAACTAATGAAGAAAGATATGTTTTTCTATCCTGATACAGCTGTAAATGATTTACCCTTATATGGAAATCAATTTATTCCACTTGGAATTAAAACAACTTTACAGGAACGTATTCGTATTGCTGCAATGTTTGACGGATTCTGCAATGGTGGCTCGATTCTTCATGTAAATATTGAATCTCCATTTACATCTTTTGAACAAGCGTGGGATATGTTAAATTATATTACAGACCAAGGCGTAACTTATTTCGCTTTTAATACAAAGATTCAGGCTTGTAAACATAATCATGCTTTCTTTGGAAGTGTATGCCCAGAATGTGGCGAGCCAGTTGATACAGAATATACTCGCATTGTTGGCTTCTACACTCCAGTAAAAACTTATTCCAAAGAAAGGAAAGCAGAATATGATATGAGAGAATGGGAGAATATTAATGAGTAATTTAACTGTAAATTATAAACGAATAAAAGATTTTATAAACGAACTAGATTGTGAAGATGATACTCCAATTCCTGTCATGTATTTAATTCAAGCTCTATATCCTCAAGCATTTAAACAATTTCGAGAAAACTTTAGAGCAAATTACACAAAAGGTTATATACAAGGAAGAGAGGACGAAAAAAATGAAAATAAAAGGATTGGTAGATGAAGATTTTACTAATTATAAAAAACCATCAATGTTTATAATCTTTCCAAAATGCACTTGGAAATGTGATAAAGAATGTGGGCGCGCTGTTTGCCAAAATGGCGCGCTTGCTAAATCTCCAACTTATGATATTTCTATTGAAGATATAGTTAAAAGATATATAAATAATCCAATTACAAAAGCTATTGTATGTGGAGGATTGGAGCCTTTTGATACAGTAACAGATTTAATTGATTTAATTAAAGAAATTCGTAAAGTGACTAATGATGATATTGTAATCTATACAGGATACACTGAAAGTGAGTTATATACTATTGTTGCTTCTGTATTATCTAAGTATAATAACTTGATTATTAAATATGGAAGATATATTCCTGATGATAAAGAAAAATATGATTCTATACTTGGAGTTACTTTAGCTAGTTCTAATCAACATGCGGAGGTTATAAATAATGAAAATTAAAAGATTACATACAGAAGAAGCAGAAATTGCATACGAAGCAATGAGACAGAATGAAGGATATTGTCCTTGTAAGATTGAAAAAAATGATGATACAAGATGTATGTGTAAGGAATTCCGAGAAGGAGACTTAGGAATTTGTCATTGTGGAGTTTATGAAAAAACGGAAATTTGATTTTTCTTTATTTTTATGTTATACTATAAATATAAAATAAGAGATAAAGGAGAATTGTAATGGAAGAAAATAACGGATGTCTTTATTGGTGTGGATATATATTGGCAGCTATAATTGTATTTTTCCTGTATAGCGCTATTTTGATGTGGTTATGGAATGTAGTAGTTGTTGCTCTATTCGGACTTCCAGTAATTTCATATTGGCAGTCATGTGGTTTATATATAATTTCAAATATTCTATTTAAAAATGAAAAGTCCATTAAAATAGGAGGAAAAGATGATAAAATTTGAAAATACGGAAGTAACTGGGTGGGAAACAGCAATTCGTGGAATGAGGAATCCGATGAACTCTTGGGAGAAGAGTGATAGTTTTGAGTTTCCTCCTGATGAGAATGGAAATCCATGGATTGGCTTAAAAGACTTCAACCTAATGAAACGTCTTCGCAATGCTGGAACCGACCATCGAAAGTTTATGCGGATGATTACAGTGTATGTTGATATTACGGCACCACTTTACTGGTGGAAAGAATTTGATACATATAAGGTTGGAACGGTTGCTAATTCTTGTTCAACAATGCACAAGATTCATGCGAAGGAATTTACGCTGGAGGATTTCTCGTGTGAGCATTTATTTGATGATTATTCGTTAGAGGAACAACTTACATATGGATGTTCCGACACTGGAGATGATAATTTTTGCTATACATCTAAAGATGCCTTACAGGTTATATGTGATATTTTAAATCATCACCGGTTTATGTACCTCGAAACCAAAGACAAAAAATACTGGTGGCAAATGATTCAACTTCTTCCAAGCTCTTATAATCAGAAACGGACAATTATGCTTAATTATGAGGTGCTAGCTAATATTTATAAATCTCGACAGAACCATAAATTAGATGAATGGAGAGATTTTTGTAAATGGATTAAAACACTACCATACTCTGAATTAATTACTGGTGAAATAGAATAAATATAAGGAGATAGAATATGGATAATAAAGATAATATTGTAGATATTAATAATTTAAAAGAAGAAGAAGAAAAGACTCCTTCTCTTTTTGAAGGAGTTTTAAGTGGGTTGGGAGAAGCTAATTTTGGAGATTTAGAAGATTTAGGAGCGCTTCTTGCTCTTCCTGATGAACAATTTATGCTTCTAAGTGGCGCAATTCTTCTTGAGCTTGAAAAATCTTTAAATGATGTAAACGATAGAATTTTAATGGTTCAAGGTATGAACGCGGCAGGAGTAAAAGCAGAAGATATTGCTGTAAGCTATCTTCAGATTTCTCAGCAAATTGATGAACAACTCTCCAATATTCTTTCAAGACCAAAAAGAGATTTTCTAAAGAGAATGCTTGGAATGGTTGCTAATGCAATCAATGAGACAGAAGGAATGTCAAAAAGAACGATTCAAATTCCTATTGAAATTTGTCACGAAAATGCTAAAATTCCTGCTTATGCAAGAATTGGTGATGCGGGAATGGATATTTTTGCGCTAGAAGATATTGAAGTTAAACCAGGAGAAACAAAATTGATTCCAACTGGAATTAAAGTCGCCATCCCCATTGGTTATGAATTACAAGTACGTCCAAAGAGTGGGCGCGCCTTAAAAACAAAACTTAGAGTAGCAAATACTCCAGGAACTATTGATTCTGGTTATAGAGATGAGATTGGAGTAATTATTGAAAATATTGAACCTCCTATCAAAGATATTACCTATGAATTTGATTCTCATGGTAGACCTATTATCACAAGCATTGAACATGGCCGTCCTTTTATCATCGAAAAAGGAAGTAAGTTTGCTCAGTTGGTATTAAGTGAAGTTCCTACAGCTTCTTTTTATGAGGTAGATGATGTAGGAAAGATTGGTGAAAATCGTGGTGGAGGCTTTGGTTCTACGGGGGTAAAATAAATGAATAATAATTTTGTAAAACAAATTGATTATATTGCTATTTATCCTAACAAAAAATACTCAAATTATAATAATGCTTTTATTGTTTTTAAGGATTCTAACGAACATCCTTTTGTTGTATATGCAGAAGAAATTAATAGTAATATTTCTATTTCTCAAGTAGAAGAATATATAGATACAATGGAATGGAAATTAATAGATGCTAAAAAGGGCGCAATTCTAGAAATGGAAATTTATCCTGATGATAAAAAAACTTATCTTAAGATTATTGATTTAGACCCTCCTGAATCTCCAAAAAAAATAACAAAAAAAGAAATAGAAGAATTACTTGGATATAAAATTGAAATTGTGGAGTGAAAGGAGTAATGGCACGAATAAAAATTGAGGACATTCGCGCCGAAGTAGAAAAAGATGGATGGAAGCTAATATCTGATAATTATGAAAATTTAGATACTGAATTAGTTTTTGAGTGCTCTGAGGGACATAGAGTATATGTCCCTTGGAAAAAAATTCGACATAAAAGAGAATGTCCGATATGTAAAGATAATATTTATAAAGAACAAGATGGAAAAATTATTCCAAAACCTAAAGGAGCAACAAGAATATTAGCTCTTGACCAAGCAACATACATTACTGGTTGGTCTATTTATGATTCGGGGAAGTTAATTAAATACGGAACCTTTGAAACAAATTACCCAAACGAAATTCAAAGAGATAATATTATAAAAATGTGGTTAATCAGTATGATAGAAAACTGGAAACCAGATTTCATTGGATTAGAAGATATTCAACTTCAAGATTTAGGTAAAAAGGGAAACATTTATGCAGCAGATAATATAGTCGGAATTCAAACCTTTAAAACACTTGCTCACTTACAGGGTATTTTAATGGAAGCGATTTATGAAAAGAAGATACCTTATGAGTTGTGTCCTACTCCTACATGGCGCGCGCACTGCAAAGTAAATGGAAAAACAAAAACAGACAAAAAACGTTCTATGCAAATTTTGGCAAAGAAATGGTTTGATGTAAGTGTCAGTAACGATGAAGCCGATGCTATCGGAATTGGTAAATATGTTTCCGAAGTAGCTGCAAAAAAAGTTGAAATAGTATCTTGGGAATAAAAAGAAGAGCGGATAAGCTATTGCTTATCCGCTCCTTTTATTTAGAATTTTTTGAGCTTTTGCTCAAGTTCTTCATGCCACTGAATTAAATGGTCTTCTACAGATTCTTTTAAACAATTACCTCCCGAACTTTTCTCAGCTTCACAAACTTGATTAAATAGTTGCATTGTCTGAGGAAAACTATTCGTTATTCTATCTTTTGCAGAAGTATAAAGGAACTTTGCCACCTCTGGTTCTTTCTGTTCAAGCTCTTTAGCCCATTCAAGCCACATACCAGAATCTTTGAGGTCATCCATCATCTTTTTATATAGAGCTTTAAGTTTTAACATGACGACCTCCTTTTAGCAAAGTTTTGTAATTACTACATTGATATTTGAGAATGTTGTTGGAATTCCTGTATTAACAAAAGTTAAATTTACGTTATTATCTACTGCGCAACAAGAAGGTTTAACTTGTACGATTGTAGAGAAACTTAAACTTTCTACGTCGGTTAGAGCTGTAGTAGAAGCTGCGCTAGTAAGCGCGCCAGGAATATTAACTCCATTTCTTTGTAGTTGAACTACAATATTACCAACAGTAGCATCAGTTGCTGCACCGACTCCATTAAAAGTCACAAAATAGAAACCTGGTTTGTTAAGAGAAAAAGTTGTTGACCCAGGAGAATGTGTAACTGTACATCCTGTTTTAACAGAGTCATTATTAAAATTTAATGTGCCATTTGTCAATACGGCAAGAGTCGTATTGGTATAACTATTTATCATTTATAAACACTCCTATGATACGGATTTGTACTCTAAAAGAGTGCATTAGGCGCCACAGCAGCAACCGTTATTATATCCAAAACCATTATATGCTGTGGTATAAGGACTGCAAGTAATATAGGCTGGTTTTGCACAAGGTCTTAATTCATTGATAAGGGTCTGAGTCTGAGCATTATTCTGAAGGGCGAGCTGAGCAGACTGCAATTCAGTGCGGAGATTCTCAATCTTATCATTAGTCATAAAGTCAATTACACGCTGGAATCCGGCATTTTGCGCTTCAATAATATCTCTAGTATTCATATTACCAGAGGTAATAATGTCGCAAGTATTTTTGGCATTTTCATATCTAACGGCGTCGATATTGCGATTTGTTTCGCAGCAGCAATTCTGAGCAGCAAAACGACTTTCAGTAATAGCGTTATTCACACTATTAAATCCGGTGCATAAATCTCTACCTACACCATTAAATCCCTGTAGATTGGTTGTATTCATGGCATAGAAACCGTCACATAAACCATTCTGAACGCCCTGAATTTGTCTTTCGATGTTGTTCATTGTGAAACCGTCGTACATTTCTGCACGAGTTAATGCTCCGTTAGCAGCATTTCCGAATCCACCGAATCCGCCACCACCGAAAGCACTAAAAGCCCAAATCCATACGAGATACACAAAAGGATTATCCCACATATCATCTCTTCTGTCATTGGTAAGAGCTGCAACCATTGCTGGGTCAGAGCTATTACACTTCGTCAAAGCCATTACGTCTGCTGCGGATAAACCGTTATCCATTATTTAGCCTCCTAAAATATTATTTACTTCGCATAAGCGAAGTTTATTATTTAAGCTGTTTAATAAAATTTATTCCAGCTTCAATATCGTTGTCAGAAATGCCTTGCTGTCTAGCCTGTTGGACAAGTTGTTGTAGTACATTATCATCTATATTTGAAACATATTGTTTAAATTGTGCTTGGTTTAAAGGAATAGTCTGCTGGGGCTTCTGATTTTTATTTTTCATCATTGACATCATTTGAGCCATAGGATTTATTCCATTATTCATTAGATTCATAGGCCCCATAGATGGCGCGCCACCCATACTGGGCATGCCTTGGTTCATCATATTCATCATCATTGCAAAAGGATTAGATGAGTTCATTTATCTTTCCTCCGTCATTTTTCTTTAATGTCTTTACTTCTTTCTCTAAGATGTTTAATCTTTCCTGACATTTTTGAAAACTTTCAACTAAAGCATTTAAAACATCATTTTGATTTGATTGATTGTTTTGTTGATTTTCTTTAGTATTGTCATATGGCATGATTTTATAAGCCATAAATATTGGATTTCCATTTTGCATTGACTTTAGATATAAAAGGCCTTCTGATAAACATAAAGCTACAGATAAGCCCGCGCTCATTGGAACATTCGCAACTTCAAGTGAGTTGTTAATAGTATATACATTTCCCTGTGGTTGTGGAAAAAATTGTTGCGATTGAAACTGCGGTATACTCTGTGGCATATTTTGTGATGACTGAGACTGCCCATAGGATAGCTGGTAATTATTTGCCATATTTTTATTCCTCCTTTTTGTCTCCTACATTTATAAAATAGTAATTTTATTAAACTATTAGGTAAAAATAAGTTAAAATAAGAAAATTTATCTAAAATCTTAAAAATATAGAAAGCAAAATTGTATAAGGTATTTAAAAAAAAAGAAGAGGGATTAACCCTCTTCTTCAATAAGCGGCATTAGGCTTCTCATTTCTAAAATTGTTAAATTTATATCTTTTAGTTCGTCTATTTTAAAAGATACTCCTTTAACTTCAAATTCGATACTTGAAAGCTCCTCCATTTTTTGTTGACATTCATCAATTTTATCTTTGATAATTTGAATAGAAGTTTTGTCGTCGGATAAAATTGGATTTCCATCTTTGTCTTTCTGAGCATATTGGTCAATAATTTTTGCTAACTCTTCATTATAAAAAGATAATTCTTTTTCTAAAATAGTAATAAGTTTGTTAAATTTATATGCAGTTTTTATGGGGACTTTTTCATTTCTTAGCCGAGTTATCAAACTTTGTAGTTCGATACCTTGATTCATATTCAGTGTCATTGGCCTTCCTCCTTTTACTCCTTTATTATATCATAGTTTTTTCTTTTTGTCAAGTTTTAAGTAAATTTAACTGAAAAATGATTTACTTCTATTGTTGCTGGTGAGTTATTAACTGTACCCCAACTTGCCTTTTCGATTAATATAGTTAGCATTTGTCCGTCAAAGTATTCTGGAGTTATAGTATAGGCTGAATTTCCAACTAATTCTGTTCCACCAGCAACATATTTATCTGAAGTTAAATAATTTCCTTCGACTCCCCTAATATTACATTTTAAAGATAGTATTTGTGTCGATAAATTATTATAATTATTTCTAGGAAGCATTATTGAAAATCGAAAATATTTATTTGATTCGGTTACTAAACCAGCAATCATCTGTTGAGATGATTCTATAGTATATGTTGTTCCAGATTCGAAAGTATAATCAAGTTCTGACAAATATCTATACCATTTTGTCCAGGTAGTTCCATCCCAATGCCGAGTATAAATTGCTCGTCCGTTATAACAAAGAAAAATTTGATTAATCGTTTGATTAATATTTTCTTTTAATATAATTAGAAAAAAAGCTGTATTTACATTTGCTGGCATATTAGTATTATTTGAAGTTTGAGCTATAGTTGGTTGAGCATAAACTCCAGGAGTTTTTAAAGTGTTGAAATCGGTTCCATTATTAATAATAACTGTTTGAGAAAGAATTTCTGATATTGTTGGCATCTGAATTAATCTTTTATTTGAATCAAGTCCAGCAACTCCATTTGCTGCGCTTCTGGTAGATGTACTTAGTGCGCTAACATCAGACGCACTAAGAGAAATATCTTGAGATAATGTCTTTCCATTTATAGTTCTTGTAGTTGGAACTGCTCCGACATCTGCGGCGCTGGGCATTTGTACTAATTTTTTATTTGCATCAAGAGTAGCTAATCCATTCGCGCCCCCCCCTCAATGAATTAAGGAGAAGTGCTAATCCTATAGCTTCATCAATTTTTAGACCAGTATATTGACTAGTATATTTTTCTGCCATTAGTCATTTCCTCCTCCCTGTACATAAAATGGGGTTCCATCATCGACTGCAAACAAACTAATCGTTTCTTCTTCGTCCCAGTTTCCACCAGGAATATAAGCTCCATCTATTTTACCTTGTTTTAGATATATAGTAATTCTATATTCTTGAGCTTCTCCTGTGCTAGTATCTGTCCCAACCAAGACTATTTTTTCTCTTTCCATGAAGTCAGAAATAACTAAAACTTCATTCTCATTCAAATCGTCAAAGTTATTTGTATTAATACCAACATGATGCGCGCGATGAGAAACCGTAGGCATATCAGCATAATATGTAATAATTTCAGTAGTTGTAGAAACAATATTATACTTTGTGTAATCTCCAATGTTTCCATAGTTCTCATTGCTCTCTCCAAATCCAGTTAATAAAACAACTCTAATTCTTATATATAATTTTTTTCCTCCAAAAGTTCCTATATCCTCCGACTGAACAGTTCCTCCTAAAGATGGATAATCAGTATCTAATGGAATTATTTGATAAGCGTAATTAGTAGAAATTTGATTATCAAAATCACCATCAAGGCAATATTGAATGTGAATAAAGGTTTTTGGAGTATAAGTTGTCTCAGCACTATCAGAAGAATTTAGTTTTATTGATATATCTCTTTCAAAGTTTGGATAACTATTTTCATCAGTGCCAGCTTTATACTTATATAAAGAATTTTCAAACTGACTACCACCTAGGTCTTGGATACTATAGGATATAGAAATTTTATTTTGTTCATTAACAGTCGCTGAATCAAGAGTTGCTGTAGGAGTTTGTTTTCGACATCCTACTAAATAGGTATTGCTATATATTTTATTAGAGACATTATTGTGACTATCAATAGCAACTATATAGAAAATAACAAATTTATTTATTGTACGCGAATCTACTGCGCGCTGATAAATTAATTCAGTTTCTGTTTCACCAGTTTTCATACTAGAAGGAAGAACTCTATCCTCTAAAACACTATATTCATATTCTTCATAATTATTATCTTTTGATATGGATAATGGCCGAGTATCTGTTATAGCTGCATAAATTCTATAAGCTACTACATCTTCATTATAATCATGAGGTTTATTGAATTTAAAGACAATAGCTTCTCCAGGATTATACATTCTATCATTATTTATTTGTTTTGCTGTAATGGTAGATTCTGTGCTTGGATATTTTATTGAAGAAGCAAACGAATCCGTATCTTTATTTGGTAAATAATATTGTATTCCCATTGTGATTGTTTGAGATGTTGGAAAAGTAGGTGTCTCAATAAAATTTACATTTGTTGCTGAAGTTATAACAGAATTTGAACTTGTATTTCCAAATAAATCTTTAACATACATTCTATAAGTAACATTAGAATAATTATTATTCCATACACTATCTCCAGAATTGGCTTTTAATCTATTATCTTTCAATAGTGTATTTACCGTATCAGCGGCGATTTCTATAGACGTACTATCTCCATTTTCAACTTCTGCTTTATCTTTGTTAGAAATAAAAGTTATAGTAACAGATTTATCATTAACAATACAATCAAGATAATATCTTGCACCATTATCGCTTATAGCTTTTATGCTTGTAAATCCTAAAGGAGTGGTATTAGTATAAGGTCTAACAGTTACTTTTCCTGCTTCATTTGGTCCAGTTATATTTAGAGTAGTATTAGCAAAATAAGGAAGCTGTGCGCGAGTAAATAACGAGCTATAATATACATCAGCAGTAGCATCGCCACTGTCTCTAATTCTAACTCCAAATTGAACTTGGTATCCTCTATTAGCACTAACAGAAAAGAAAGATGTGTTTGCTGCTCCTGGGGTTAAACTTCCATTATTAGTACCAATTATTCCTCCCCACGATGAGCCACTATTAGCTCTAACTCTATAAATAGCCTTAGAATCAACAATATCTAACATTCCGCCACTTACCGCAGGATTAGTCCATTTTACAGTTACTCCATCTTCAAACTGATTTGCATTTGTACCCGCAATAGTCGTTCCACTCTTTGTATTTATAATTGAAGTAATAGTGGCAGCGGAAGGATGTTTTGGAAGTTGGGCAGAACCAGTTTCCCAGACTATATCTGAACTTTCATAAGCATCACTAACAATCAATCCAACTTTATAATAATAGCCTTTAGTAATTGATAGAGCATCAAAATTATAATTTGACAAACTGGAAGAAGTTGAGAAAGAAGTTTTTGTAGATGTACTTATTGAAGATGTTGATGATTGTGCGAAATACCAAGTATAAGATGTTACTGTTTTATTTAATGAAGCAGAAAATGATGCTTTTCTGACGAGAGGAATTGAAGCTGACCCATTTATTCCTTCTAATTCCGTTTTTGTTGTCGAAATAGATTTTATAACTGGTTTAGTGTTTATCGAAATTGTTTTTGCTGTCGCGGAACTATATTCCATTCCATCGTAAGTATAAAAATAAACTGAATTATTTCCACTTGAAATTGATAAACTTACAGGACTTGTAAATTTTGTTTTTGCTCCTCCTGATGTTCTTGAGTAATACAATGTTCTTGTCTGCCCATCAGAATCAGAGCCAGCAGTAACAGTAAAACTTACGTTGTTACCGGTACTTCGTACCGTTGTCGCACTGGGCGTAACAGATGGCGCACCCGGCAATGAGTTTACTTTTAATTTTCCCCCTGTTTTTATCCCAGAATAATAAGAGGAACCAGCCGTACCTCTTGTTACTACTCCTGCGACTACTGTATATCCTCTAGTTGCACCCGATAAAGTAATAGTTGTACTACCTGAAGTAGTTCCGTTTGTTACATCTACATTTTTTGTTCCACTATAAGTAGATGTTGTAGGCGCTGAATCATTACTTGTAATTCTATAATAGACCTGATAGGTAGCTATTGTATTTGAAGTTCCACTTTTTGCCCCACTCCAACTTATTTTAATTGTTTCATTTGGTAAAATAGTAGAACCACTACCAGAATTCCTAGTTAAGGTAACACTTGTCGGCGCACCACATTTTGTTATTTGTTTTGCAAGTTTTAATGATAATGAACCTGATTGAGTTCCTGTTCCATAAGCATAGCTTGAAGCTGGAAGTACTAACCCTTTTAATTTAGAGTTAGATGACATATTAAAACCTGCTCCTAGAGATATAGTTTTATCACTAGATGCAGTATAACTAACTTTGACACTATGAGACATTACTGTTCTCCAAGAAGTATCTACAGTATCAGTATAATTAGCTGTTTTTTTATTACCATCAATTGTTATATAGCAGACAGCAGTCTGTCCGAAAGAGGGACCATAAGAGTCTCTCTTCACAGACAAAGTTGCGCTCACAGTTGTGCTTGCTGTAGAACCACTTACAGTAATAGAAGTATTAGAATAAACCAATCGTAATTGTTGTATTTCTACACTAGGATTTCTACCAGAAGCAACAAAACTCCCTGTAACAGTTGCCATATCCTTTTCCTCCTTTTATTCTTTAACGTATAAATCATATCCAATTACATTTCCATTACTGTCTGTAACTTGTATATATTCAATAATCTCGGCATAAGATACATTTTTATTTATTTTTACATTTGTATCTAAAGTAGTTAAAACTTTTTGGAACATAGCGATTAATGATTTATCACCAGTTGAATCATAGATTTTAATACTTCCATCTTCATAAGTAAAATAACTCTGATACAAAATATTGTTTAAATCATCTGGTAATCCAAAATTAGAAAATCCTATTTTGTTAGGTTCTAATATTGTTGTAGCTAATCCAGTTTTAGTTGCATTATAAATAAATGTAATTGGAACAACTAACGATGAATTATTTAAAACTTTAAATCCATCACCTATCTCAAAATCCATATTTAAAGTGAGTTTATTGTTCTTTAACACCATTTTCTCGGTGTCGCCACTTTTAAATAAGATTCCGATGTCTGCATCTTTTATAGTTAAAGCAGCAGGATTTCCGTTTCCATTTTCGTCAGTTGTCCATCCAGTAATTGTTGCTGTTTTTATTTCTGCAGCAGTGATAGAGGCATTAGTAATAATTGTTCCATTAAAGTATCCGCTTCCAGCAAAAAGATTTCCGAAAACGTCAACCCTAAAAGGAGACTGTTGAATTTTTTCAGGAGTGCTATCTTCCGCGCCGGCCCAGAATAAAATATCTCCAATATTTTGATTTGGAAAATATTGACTTTTATCTCCCAGGTCAGATAACATTAAAATTCCTGAAGCAGTGTTAATACCAGAAGCATAGTTGTGCCCTTGAGCATCTTTACCTTCAGCAACCATCGAACCTTTTAAATATGCGTTTTCAGCATACAAACCATACTCTCCTTGAAGATTGCCATATTCTTCTCCAACTGGAATCTGCCCTAAAATAATTTCAGGAACTAGATGTATTTCTTGTTTATTTATTGTAGTTCTAAAGATTGAAATTGAATTAGATGGAACTAACGAATTGTTTTCGGAACTATTAATACTAATACCAATAGAACCATTTTTACCAAAATCAATTAATGGAGTTCCTATTAAATTATCAATAGAAAATTCAGTTCCGACAGAAATTGTAATATTATTTCCACTAATAGCAGTTATTAAATAATGTCCATTAATCCCTTCAAATTTAACGTAGTCACCAACGATAAAAGTTTCTGCCGTTTCTACAGTACACACAACTAGATTCTCATTTAATTGTATATTTTTAATTATCGAACTTGGACGAACAATAACTATACCACCGATAGATTGCATTTCACCATATTCAAAAACAGAAGTTTTAATTGAACCTCTTGCTACAATATTATTAAAGGTAGCAACATCATTATCAATTCTCCATCCTCTATAAGTATCATACATTAAAGACTGAATTGATTCATCGGTACCATTAAAAATAAGTCCAGATTCCACAGACCCTAATCTAAAAGTTCCATTATCGTTTAATGTAAAAGCAGAGCGAATAACTACATTTTGTTCTGCATCTTCCTCTTCATAATTTACAATTATAAAATCTCCATCGTTCACATTAGATTGTTGCTTTATCGCATCTGAAATTAATGAATAAGCATTTGGATTAAAAATCCAACAATTCCCTAAACGAATATATTTTTGAATAACTGCTTCCTCACCAAGAGTAATAGAATTAGCAAAGATATTTCCGTCATCAGAAATAAAGAATCCGTCATTAGAATTTAGTAAATAATCATTAGAATAAATACCTCTTGTTGTATTTGGTACTAATTCTCCCTCTTCATTTGTTATATATTCTCTGCCATCAAGATAAATATTATTAAAAGATAATAAACCTTCAATAGATAGATTTCTTAAACTACCGTCATTTGCATTAATTGTTCCTGTAAAACTTCCCGAAACGGCATCAATAGAGCCATGGAAATGTCCATCTGTTGCATTTATTACACCAGTAACTTGTAAATTTCCTTCTTCATCAACTTCTAAGACAGTTGCGTCTCCAGAAATGATTCTTAATCCACTATCATAGATAGTTAAACCGTTAGCTGTGAACTCCATAGTTGCATTTTGAACTGCGGCAGTAATTCCTACATTAGTTAAAGTAAAGGTTGCCATATCTTTTGAAGTTCCAAAAACAACAGGGACTATCTGTACAGCATATGATAACGAATTAGCACTATCTACTAATTCAATTTTAATAATAGTATTATTATCTAATAAAATTTGTTTAATCATTTCCGAGAATTTATCCGTTAATTCGTTGTGCACTAAAGAATCTATATTTGAACTATATAAAGTTCCAGTTTCATTAAATTCAAAGAATTGCGCTAACGGTGAATCTATCATGTTGTATGGCTCAGCCACACCAGTATCATCTGGAATATCTGGAATTTGTTTATTCAATAAAATCCAACCATCAGAATCGGAATATGGGTTAGATTCAGAACCAGTATAACCAGAGTCTTTTAAATAAACATTAAAATCTATCTCTGTATTATCCAGATACTCAACTTCACCATTTAATCTTTTTAATCCTTTAGAAATGATAATTTCGGGTGAAATAGTCAATAGTTCGGTTGCATCCAGATATTTTAATATCTCATATTCATTTAACTCAATATCATATACCGTTGTAGAATTATCAGATGAAACATCTAGTTTAGTAATAGTATATGACGCACTATAGTGTGTTGAGTCAGTATCAGTATATGTTACTCTAACAAAATAAATGCCATTAGAATCAAAGTCATTCTTATGTTGTTCATATGTAAAACTATATGTATCTCCAGTTCCCAGAGGTGCCCAACTAGAGTAATCATTGCTTCCTTCCCAAGAAAAGTTTGTAGAAATGGGAGAACTAATATTTGTTAAAGTGGCTTTTAAAGTCATCTTCGCAGGAGTAACAGTCCCACCATCTACTTTAAAAATATTACCTTCGCTAGAATTTATTTCAACTTTTTTGACGCTATTTTGAATATCTTCTATTGTTAAATTACCAATTTTACCACTCGTTGCAATAATATGTCCTTCTATATCAACATTTTTAGCTTTCAATAAGCCATTATCATAGAAGGCAATAGTTTCTTCATCCTCTAAATCCTTTACAGAGAAAATTTTCGAGTAGACTTTTTCTGCATCAATATTAGTAACTTGTCCATCTTGTTTGTAACTTTCTAAAATACCTAATTGCGCACGATATGTATATGAAGTAGTTAAAATATCAGGGCCTATCATCATTTTTTGCTTCAAAAATAACTGACCGACATCATCAGTTTCCATAACAATCGCGCCAGTATCGTTAAACAATCTTAAACCATACTTTGCTGTATCTAATAATCCAATTTTAACTCTAATTGTATTATTACCATCAATAACAACAAAATCTTCATCAGAACTAATTTCAATTCTACCTTGTTCACCAGTGCCATCATCTAACTTATGGTTACTCTTTAAGAAGAATCCTTCCCAAGTTAAACCAAAATCAGCATTTTCTCTAATATCATCTTCAGAGGTAGGAATAAATGAATCTTCTCCGCGCACTCCATAAATTCCCCATTGGTCGAATCTAACGAATTGACCAAAGTTGAAAAATTCTGGTTCTCCTGTTGCTTCATTTATACTAAATTTATAAGCATTTAAACCATCTTTATCCCATCTAAAAGCACTAAATGCGCCGCCCATAATATTAACTCTTGAAGCATCAATTTGTCCAGCAGTAATATGATTAGCATTTATTCCACTTCCTGTGATAGCTGCGCTCCAAGTTTCTCCACCATTACTAGTTAATAAAATACCTCCACTAACTAAACGAACAATCTCATTCGGCTTAGTTAGGCTTGTAATAGTAAGACCCGTATCATCCCAAATAACACTTTGGTCTTTTGCATTTGAAATGATAATAGAGTTATTTAAAAAGCTATCTTGTAAAGTTTGTGGTTTTAAATATCCTTCTGTTGTTACTGCGTTAGCTGCACGAGCATAAGAACCACTTTGATATTGTACAGCTTGAGTAGTAGCAGTAATTCTTTGGAATAAATCTTCAAATTGGGTTTTATAGTTTTGAACTTTAATTTGATTGGATTCTGGCGAATCTAAGTTATAACTTACTTCCGTTATAACAATTTCCTCTTGATAAGGAGTTTTAGCTCCATCAATAATAACCCAGCCAAAAAATTCCGTATCTTCAATGTAAGTCTTGTCACCTAAATGGAAAACGTAATTTTCATAACCTTCTACTTGGCTCAATTCTATTACATTAATAGTATAGGTTACTTTAGGTGAAGCTGATGCATGAAGAGTGGTTTCAGCATCAAGATAATATAAATTATCATCCATATAATCTTCTGAAATCCAAGACCCTTCTTGAATAAAACGGGAATATTTATTATAGAAAATTCTATTTAATTCTTCTTTTTTATCAGCAATATCTTCTAGTGAAGTTTTAATTTCCTCATATTTGGCACTATAATTATCTAAATTGGTTTTAGCTTGTTCAGCCAAAACTTTGTATTTTTTTGCTGCTTCTTCTTGAGTTTTAATATAGGTAATAAATTGTTGAACCTGTGGGTCATCAAGTTTTTTCTTTACTGCCGCGCTTGGATTTTTAACTATTAATTGTTCATAAGTGTAACCACAATATTTTTTTAACTCTGCTTTTTTAGATAATAAATCCTGTTCAGCTTCTTCTGAGGCAATACTATATGTCTGCTCTTGTGCTGTTAATTGTGTAACAGTTTTAGAAACCTCTGATTGTTCTGTGATTAAAGAATCTCTATTTTGATTAAATTGTCTTAATTTAGTATAATAACCAATATATCCACCAACGGTTAGATATAAGTCATTATTTACCATTGTAAAATCAAGCAATCCTTGTTGAATATAATAGTCAAAATTTAATAAGAAATTTTCTTTTGTTGGGTTGTCTTGCGCGCGAGCTATAGTGCAAAAACCATTAGGAGCAAATTCATTTGAATTGCTTTTTACAACAATTTTTGATACAATTTGTTCTGAGTCTAGTGTTCTTTGAATAGATTTTAGATTTATACCGTATCTAAAACCTCTATCATTATCTTGGCCAATGTAATTATGAAAAGATACCCATTTCTTTTGGCGATAATTTTCATCTAATAAAATTTCACCTGTGGCTTCGTTATGCTCAATAGTAAATTTAGCCCAACATTCAAAAGTTTCACATAAAGTTTGAATTATATTAAATCTATTTGATTCAGATACAGTTATACTTCTAATTTTCTCATAATCTTCATTATATACAGGAGTAAAATTAGAAGGTTTTTCTTCTCCTTTATACAAATAAGGAATATCTTCTGCGCTTTCCGCTTCTGTATCTGGATAATAGAAATAATAGATAGTTTTTACTACTGATTCTGGAGTTGAACCAGGAGTAACCATCTTATTATTTTTATCTGTTTTATATGGAAATATCTGTACTTCTTGAATAGAATAATATAAATTTGGATTGTCTTTTACATATAAAAATATTCCAATTTTTTTTCTTAATAAGTCTCCATAAGATGCTTCTTTTAAACAGGTAGCTATATTATATTGGAAAGGATAAGTTTCCCCTTCTTCTAATGCTTCTTCTGTCATATTACCAGAAAAATCAAAATAAACAGTTCCTAAAGTATAGACCCCATTTTCTAAAGTATACTCAGCAATTTTTGCGCGAAGTCCTTGTGATGTTGTAACTTTTCCAGGTTTAGCTCCATCACTACCTCTACCATATTTTATCCGAAAAACATATTTTTCGTCTTTTGCAAAACTTGAAATTGCAGTTTTGTTATCTGCTACACCCGAGTTATAAACATAAGAAGATGTATTCGCAAACTTCATTTTTATAAAAGGAATAAAAGTTACATCTGATAAATCTGCGGCAGAATTAATAGGTGGATATATATAGTCATCAATAGTAGCTTTACTAGATGGAAGCCATCCATTAGTAGTAACAAAACTTGACGCATTTGTAATAAAATTCTTAATTATAGTAGGAGAAATATATTCATTTTCAGTATAGGAATATACTGTTTTATTCTGAGCATCTTTATAAACACTAACATATTTATCTAATAAGGAATCATATGCGGTTTCTTGTTTTCTTACTAATCTATCTCCTCTATAATCGTCAGAAATATTCATTTGAGAGGCAAAGCTAGGCGCCATTATTCCCGAAGCTAATTCTTTATAGGTAACATTGTCTATAGAATAGTTGGGAGAATTTAAAATAACTCTATCACTATCTTTTTCATATGCGCCATCTTCTCTGTACAATAATTGTACAAATGGATTTTCTTCTGAAATATTTGAATAAAATCCGTAAACAGTTTCTCCAGAGGCAATTTGTAACGAATCTGATTTATCTTGCATATTATTAACAGTAATTGCAGTATTTAAAATAATCGCATATAATGCTTCTTCATTAAACTGTTGAACTATATCAGAGTTTTCTTTATCAACTTGCCAGTCAGTTTCTGCGAGTGTATGTTCTGCTAATTCAGTAATTGTTCCCTGGTTATTTTCCAGTTCTGTGTCTAACTGTAAATTAAAACCATTTTTAGATAATTCATTAATAAATAGGTCTTTTGCGGTATAGGTAAAGGTTTTATTCTCAGAATTTTCTTGAATACTTTTAATTACAAAGTCATACCATTCTCCGTCATATCTAAGTTTTACTTTTCTTTCATTTACTAAAAGACCGACAAATGGATTATCTACAAGTTCTCCATTATCATCATAATATTTGTAATTGATGGTAAAAGCTAATGTAGAAGAACCATTTGTGTTTTGCGTTAAAATTGGATTATATGCACGAATAGGAGTATTCATCGTATCAGAGCCGATGATAGCCACCTGAGATTCTTTATAATATTGTTTAACAGTTATTTCAGATGTCTCGGGGTCTTCAATATTTACTCTCTCTAAAACATCTTCCCATAGAGAAATCTCATATGGTTTCTTGAGAATATTACTCATTTTACTCCTCTCCTTTTAAAAGTATATAAAATCATATTTCATCTCTTTTGGTACTAAAGTACCTGTTATTGAAAGAGATGATTCTCCTTGTGGGATTTTAAAAAAATTCCCGCTTGTTTTAAAACGGTTATAAATAGTTCCTGTGATTCTACCTTGAGAATCTAATCCCTCAATTAAATTTAATTTTGAATTTATTCTAAATCCTGCATCTGAACCTATTTTTGTAATTTCTCCAAAATTTAATTGAGATTCTTCATCATCTACGATAAAGATTCGAAAACTCTCTAGGGTAGAAGAATCTTTTGGAAAATCAAAAGTTAATAAATAATCAGTTTCCATGTCGCCGGGATTATATAAATTATATCTCCTATTACTAAAAGTGTCATATGTCCCTTTATTCTTTATTCCACTTGCAACAATCCATTCATCTAAATTTCCATATTCAGTATCCCATTCTGGAATATTATCAGAAGTATAATCTTCTAAATATTTATAACGACTTTTCCCGAAAGGATAATAACAAATTAAAGAAATTGTTCCTTCGCCCTTATAAACACGCTCTCCATCCTCATCAAAACAAATATATTTTAAAGACGGATTTCCATTAATTCGCGCCTGATATACTTTATATGGCGCTTCGTCAAAAATTAAATTATGAATCTTCTTATCCCCAAAAATTCCTCTTAAATCTCGAAATTGTTTTTCTGTTAAAGAATCAAAAGCTATAGGAATATCAAATACTCTTTGTGTAAAGTTACTACCAAAATAGTATGTGCCGTCTTCTCCTGGAACTACAACAGTTTTATCCGAGTATACCGGAAGTAGATTCTCATTGAATCTACTTCCGTCACTCGTTCTTACAATTCCAAGTTCAGAAGAATGTTTGTCATTAAAAGTAAAACCAATGAAGTCACCTTTTAATACTTCCACAATTCTTCCTCCTTTATCTCAATAGATTTATCGAATTCACATTTCTATACATAGCATCGTTTGTTATCATGCGTTTAATTTTTGAAGCTAATTGTTCAACATCATAATCATTACTTAAGCTATCTACATCTATGTGAATTTCAAAGTAATTATCTCCACTATTCCCAGAAGAAGTATCTCCTCTTAATAAATTTGATAGAATATCTTTTAGTTGGATAAAGTTTTCAGTATCTCGTGCGTTTAACACTAATTCCGGCTTAGATTTTGTACCATCTAACCAAGCTGGACCAGTAAAATCTGCAAGGCCGCCTTTGGCATATGCTTTAACATCAGATTTCTTAAACCAACCAGTATATCCTGTATTTAGTTTATGCCAACGAGTTAATAAGTATCCATTTTTTTCATCTAAAACTTTATAAATTGGGTCATTTAAGAAATACTGTCTTTCGCCAGATTTATCTCCAGCATAGTCATATATTTGAGCTTTTCCTGCGTTGATTAATCCACCAACTTTAATACTTCCAGAACCCTTACCACTATTTGAAGGTTTAGATGGCGCGTTTGCTTTAAAGCTAGGATTTGTCTCAAGAGTTTCGTATGTTCCATCGTAGTTTTGGAAAACTTCTTTATATGTATATGTTCCTTTACTTGTAGAAACTTTTACGCTACCATCTTTTTGAACAGTACCGGTTAATTTTTCTCCATTTGCATTAGTAAAGGTAATTTTACCAGAAGTCTTCCCAATTTTTTCAAGTTGTCTTTGACTTGAAAAATAAACCATTGCGGCTTTTGTAGTATTTTCAAGTTCTGACAACCAATCCATTTTTTGGATATTTGACATAGATTCCCATGCTTCGCCATCTTTTAGAAGCGTGGATAGCTCAGAATTTTGTACTAATTTTCCAGTAGCATCAGTTCCTTCTTTGATTAAACGATATGCCTCATTCCAGAACTCTCCATTTTTCTGCGCTTCTTCAAGTTGAGCTTGCGCCAACTCGATTTGATATTGTCTTTCTTCAGAAGCCTTATCGTTTTGTTCTTGAATAGCCGATAGTTTCTGGTCAATTAAAGTATCAGTATAATCTTGCTTTTGATTTGCTAATTCTTCTTGAAGTTGTTGAATTTCAAGTGCATTTGCACCAGATGTATCTTGTTGTAGATAAGCTAAACGTCTTTCGTTATCTTCGATAGATTGCTCGGTTTCCTGATTTTGACGGTCTTGTCTTATTTTGTCAAGATTGCTCTGAATTGAGTTCATTAATTTTGTATTAGCATCGTTAATAGATTCATCAATTAAACTTAGCTTATCTATTTTTTCCTGTTCTCTACTGATGATGGCGTCTAATACTCTACTCTCTAAATCATCATATTCATCTTTACCAACTTTTTGTAGTTCTTCAATTTCATCAATAATATCGTCGAGAGCATCCTCTGCATCATCCATCTGGCTTTCAATTTCTTCTAGTTTTGAGATATACTCTTCAATTCTTTCGCCTTTTTCAGTATCAGTAACTTTATCTATAGCAGCCCAATTTATCTCAACGGTATTGTCTGACCAGTTATATGTTCCATATTGAGAAACATCACTATATTCTGATAATGTACGTTGCATTTCTTGTTTTCTCTTATCGTACATTTGTTGTTGAAGTTTTCTTTGTTGTTCTAGGGATGCTTCTTGCGCGCGAACATTTTCAAGAATGTCTGTTGCACTCTTATTTCTATCCTCAATTAAACGATTGTATTTCTTTTCTAGCTTTTCTCTTTCTCTTAATTCTTCATTTATATCTTGAGTTAAATTATATAGCCAGTCGAAGGTATTTTCCCAAATTTCTGCTTCTTCTTCAGCTTTGCCTTTAGTGTCGCTAGATTTACTACTACTACTACTACTTTTAGAATCTTCATCTTTTCTTGTACTTTTATTTGTTTGACTTGATGAATTAGTATATCCTCTAGCATAGGCTGGAAATTCATCTTCATTAGTACCGGATAGAATTTTCTTTGTTTGCTCTGCGGTGTAAATTTGGTCTCCTTTCTTTAAAGAAGTTAATTCAGGACCATTTTTACCAACAACTCTTGCTGTTCCATCTTTTCCAATAACCAATTCCGCGCCGTTTCCGTCGCCTAAGATACCTAATTGGTCACTTGGTAATCCCTTTGAACCTTTTTTGTAAGCTGAAATACTAACGTACTCATCACCAATTTTTATACCCGATTGATTTGGTTTAATATTTACTCCTACACTTATGTCTGTGCCATGTAAACTATCAATCTTCGTTTGAGCACCGTTAATTTTTCCACTAATAGTATCATATACAGTTGAGAAAGAAGATTTTGCTTCTTCTTCAACATTTGTCCAGTCTGCATCTAAACCGGTTAATGCTTCAGCGACTTTATCTGCGTATAACGTTGCATCAGCTTCTTTTTGAGCATTTTCGATAGTTCCTTTAAAATCAGTTTTTAGATTTTCTAGGTCATCTTCACCTAATTCAACACCACCAATAGTAAATGTTGTCTCAGGTCCTGCTTCTTCTACCTGCTGGATAATTAATTGTTCTATTTGGCCCTCTGGTATTCCAAGCGAAGATAACATAGTTTGCATATCTTCTATAGCTATAGAACCAGCTTTTTTAAAACTACTCGCCCAAGAAGAGCCTTCTCCTAGTTTTGTATTTAATTCAGTATTAATTTCTGAAATACTTTTTAAATTTCCTTGAGTATCTAATAATTCAAGGACTGCCCCCTGTTGAGCTAAATAATCTTGTGCAGATTGTAAGTCTTTAAATTTATTGTCTACTCCAGCAACAGTATTAGCAATATCTATCCATATATCTTGAACTTCTTTGCCAGTAACAGCCGCCATATTTTGAACTTCTTTATCTGTAAAAACAGCAGTTTTCTGTTCTACGGGTTCCAATGTTTCTCCAGGACGAACCGGGCCTGCTTTTTCTTGGTATCCTGTTGTGATAGTTCTAGCTTTTACATAATCTTCTAGGCCGGCAGCCCAGTCATTTTGTGCAAGCTCATATTGTAAATCTGCTGAATAGTTTTTAAAGTCAGTTAACATCATTTCAGCATATTCTTTTGAAACATTATAAGCCTGCATTAAAGAAGATACGACCTGTTCTGTTGTTGCCCCATTTGTATCTAATTGAACACTACCATCATCATTCATAAAAATGTCAATATTAGTGCCCATAGACTGGTTAAATTCCTTTAAGCCTTGTTGATATTTAGAGTTTGTTGCTAATTCTTGCCACGCACCATATAAATTTTGGTCTAATACGTCTAATCTATTTACAAATGACTCTTCTACTTTTTGTAGATTTCCGTCAAATTCTTGAATGGCCTTATTCCACTCTTCTTCGCCAAATAATAGTTTTAAATAATTTTGAAGTTGAGTATTACCATATTCTCCGTTTTCATACATTTCTGTAACGGATTCTCTAACGTCACTTATCCAATCTCCTATTGAACCTTCATCAACACCAGGATTGAAGTTTTCGATTGTATTTATTGCATTATTAACTACTTCGTTTAATCCGTCAAAATTGGAAATAGCCACCAATAAGGAATCGGTAATATCATCAATTTCTATTTTTCCTTTATTCAAAGCAGTTAAGGTTTTAGCTACACCGCCAGCAGAAACATTAACATTATCTAGCATTCTACTTAGCAAACCAGAACTTTGAGCTAGTTCTTCTACGTTCTGGGGCGTCAATTCTCCATTTTCTTCTACTAGTTCACTTAAATCTTCGTTGATAGCAGTAAATTCTGCCGACTGTAAGAAATATCTAAATTGTTCTCCTGCCCCAAAAGCATCTTCTCCGGCAACAAGAAGAGATGCTCCTAAAGCCTGAATTTTTGGTTCGGTACTTTCCGTAGCTTTATTTAATTGATATACTGCATCAATAGGATTGCTCCAATCAATACTACTAATAATAGCTTCTGCTTGTTCTGCAACTTTGGCTGATTCTGTAGCATAAATATCGGACATACCAACTAAAAATTCTGCTGTTCCAGAATCACCTAATTGAGTTTGAATAGCATCTGCATTTCCAACCATAAACGATTTTTGTTCATTGGTTAATTTTTGCATAGTAGCAATAACATCTTGCGAATTTGAAGTTGCTCCAGAAGAGAAGAACTGTTGTGCTAAAGTTTCGTCTAATTTCTTTTGTGTATCTTCTATTGAATCTATAGATTCGACAAAGCTATTAGTTAGTTGCTCAACATCCATTCCTAAAGATTCTGCAAGTTCATCTATAGAGGACATATCTAAATCTTCAGCAACTGTATTGAGATAATCTTGAACTCCTTGTTCATCTAATTTTGCTAATTCCTGTAATCTTTCTGCCGAAACCTTACTAGCATCTTTACCCAATAAATTAACAAATTCTTTCGATGTTTCGGTTCCAGATTCAATAGCTTTCTGATAGAAATCTTCTAGTTTAGATGAAAATTCATCTGTGTATGTCATATTAGCAATAGCATCAGCTAAAGCTCTTTTATCATCCTTAATACTTTCGTCTATTGAATCGACATCAATATGAAGCATATCTGCGTATAGAGCCTGAAGATTTGCCAACTCTTCTCCCTGGTCAGCAACCCCTCTCTCTTTTAGCATCTCTTTTACTTTTTCATCATCATCTGTATTACTTCCATCATGATAAAGTTCATTTGATGTTGTTTCAATTTCTTCCTCGAAACCTTTTACGTAATTTTCACTAAAAACTTCGGCTAATTTATTACCCTCTTCAGAAGAAGCAACTTTATCACTAACTCTAGTAGTAAGAAGAGACATGGCCTGGTCTTGTGCCATACCCATCGCATTTTCATATTCTACTAAATAATCAGCAAAGTCTTTTTCTAAATAGGTATATGCTTCTGCTCTATTTGCATAGCCTTCTCCTGTATAAGTAGGAGTTGTTCCTTCTATAGTTGGCTCTCCCCATCTACCCATTTTTTCGGCAAAAACTAATAAGTCATCTGAAAATTCAAAAACTCCGCCTCTTTTTATATCATTAAGGAATAGGTCGGTTTGATTTTCAGAGTATCCATAATCAGACATCAGTTTTCTTTGTTCTTCCTTAGACATCTGATTAAAAGATTCCTCGGTTACTTGTTGTTTATCAAATAACTGCTCATTATCCTTATAGGCTTTTACTAATTCGTCAATTTCATTTTCTGCCCCAGAAGGAGTATATAAAACCATGTCATTGAAGGCTTTTTCAAAATCTTCTTTACTAACTGCATTTTGAGCCAAAGAAGTTTGGACCTCAGCATTAACTGATAAGGCAGAAGAGTTTAAAATTCCTTGTTCTGCCGCTTCCATTTGCTTTTGACGACCCTCTTCTGTAATAGTTAATTGTCCATATTCTCCTCTTTCAATATACTTTGCTAATTCTGGATAAGTTTCTAGCATTTCCAAAACTTGCTGATTTGCTTCTAAAAGGGCTTGTTTCCATTCTTGAGTATTTTTGGTTAATTCTTGTAGAGTCTCTTGCGCATTATCATATTCATCAAAAGAACTCATTAAATTATCATATGCTTCACTTGCTGCATTTGCAGCTGCTTCAGCTCTCTCTGTTGCTTCCGCAGCAGCATCCATTTTAGCCGCTGCTGAATTATCTTCCATAGTTGATGAAAGTGCTACAAATAAAGCTACTAATGCTGCAACACCAGCAATAATCCATCCAATAGGACAAGCTAATAATGCAGCGTTTAAAGACCATTGTGCCGCAGATGCTCCCGTTGTTGCAACAGCTTCTGCTGTTGTTGCGGCAGTTAAACCTAATTTACTAGCTGCCGCTTCTCTAGTCGCTGCGTTTCCAAATAAGAGCTGTGCATAATATTTTATTCTTGTTAATAATCCCGTTGCAACAGAAGCGTTACTTGCATTTTGTGCAGCTGTTTCCGCTGATGCAGCCGCAGTATTCCGAATTTCGGCGGCAGTTTGAGCGGTAGTCGCGCCAGCTTCTTGCATTCTCGAATTAGTAGCTAAAATATTTGCAGCAACTTGTTCATTTGTTAATGCTAATGCTGCTTGCTCAATAGGAACTCCCGCTTGCATTGCTGTTGTAAAAGCTACTTGTTGAGCTGTAGTAGCTCCCAATGAAGAAGCAACCTGTTGTAATGCTGCACTATACGCAGCACCACCAGCATCTGCACCTTCTTTCATGTTAGTAAATGCTGCACTTAAAGTTTGTAAACTTGAAGCGTCTACTTCAGGTGGTTTTATATCTTTAAAACCTACCCAAAAATCTTTGGTAAAAATCTTATTAGTTTTTTTTACAACCTTCTCAATTCTTGAGGTAAATCCTTTATCGAACTCGTCGGCCACATCTTTTCCATTTTTAAAGAAATGCTTTCCTATCGAACCAAAGAAACTATTTAAAACTGCTTTTCCAGCTTTTAATCCTAATATTGCAATACCTAGTTTAGCAAAACCATCAGTAGGACCTGGAAGAGCTTCTGTTATATTATTAATAGCAGTAAGAATTTGAGTTAGTAAATCGACTCCAAATTTAATAACTCTGCTATCCATAATACCCATTGTAAATTGATTCCAGGCGTTTTTTAACTTGTTAAGTTTTGCCTCTAAAGATTCCATGGTTTTCCCAAATTGTTCTTCAGATGCACCAGCACTATTGTTTGCAGCATTAACAAGTTCCATAGTTCTCTCGTAGTTATTCATCATGGCAATGAAACGAGATTGTTGACGAGAACCTGCGGCAACGGTAGCAATATATCTTTGTTGCATTATATCTAATGTATTCCATTTTTCAGATAAATCTAAGAATACATCATCCAAATCTCTAAATTTTCCATTAGTGTCTGTTAATGTAACACCAACTGAACGAAGCGCATCATCAATATCATTAAAACTAGCGCTTTCTCCTTCAACTTCGACAATTCCTGTTGGGTCTTTTTTGATTTCTGTAAATCTTGCGATGATTGTTTTCATAGCAGTACCTAAGTTTTCTGCTGATTCACGAGTAGTTTCAATCATCTGAGCAAGAAATGCTGCTGTTGTTTCAAATTCCATATTCGCAGAAGCTGCAATAGAAGCTGTTTTAGTCATAGCTGTTGCAATTTCTTCTGTATCGGAAGCTGTAATAGCTGCCAATTCTGAATATACATCATTAATTCTCTGAGCACTTGTCGCGTTTAACTCCATATTAAAACCACGAAGTGCGGCAGTCATTAAGTCTGTAGTTTGAGCATAATCTAATCCTGCAATTCGAGCCATCTTTAAGGTTTCAGTACCGATTTCAAAAGTTTCGGTTGTATTTAAACCTTGCTGATAGAACAGAGTCATTGTTTCATATACGCCCTGAATTGTTGCTCCCAATTCATTAGCCGTATCTGTATATTGTGGTAAACTATCCCACATATCTCCAATACTAAAGTCTGTAACTACCGCAGTTTCTGTCATTGCAGCATCTAATTTTTGTACAGTATCAAATGCGCTTTGAATTGTTCTTTTAAATAGCTGTACTGCATTAGATATACTAAAGAAGTCCATAACTTGATTTTGAAGTCTTTGAACTTCATCAGCGGTTTTAACTATTGTAGTAGCAGTATCTCCAAAGTTGTCTAAATTGTTTTTTGTTTTACTAATAGGAGCGTTAGCATTTTCAGCCGATTTTTGTATATTATCAAAAGCAACTTTAATTCTTTGTAATTCCTCATCTGATAATCCATTTATAATAGTTTGGATTTGCTTTATATCAGAGGGAATTTGTGAAATATCCTGCCCCGTAATTTCCGCTAAGCTATTTCTTAGCTTATCTAAACTTGCTGTATTTAACGATTGAGTCATTTGACCCAATTCTTGTTTTAATTGAGAAATATTAGTAGTCGTAGAATTTATTTGAGAATCTAAACTTGCAATGGTGGCTCTATTTTTCGCCACTGTAGAATCAAGTTCAGCAGCTTCAGATTTTAATTTTTTAAGTTCTTGTGTAAGTATATTGTACTGTGAAGCTAATGCTTTATATTCTGCTGAGCTTTTCTTTATTCCACTAGCTTCTAAAGAACTCATTTGTGCGGTTAAATTAGACTGTTCCGCTTCTTTAGCGGTAATTTTTCTACTAATACCGCCTTTAGTTGAACCTAAACTTTTATTTTCTGCTGCAAGCGCATTTCTCTTTTGAGTTAAAGAATCCAAAGTAGCTTCTTGCTTAGCAAGAGCTTTGTTTGCTTTTTCTATTTCTGCGGGAATAGTTTCTAATTCTTTATAATAAGTTTGTAAAGCCTTATTTGCTTTTGTTATATTACTTACAACGGAATCTGAAAAGAACTTTTCTTTATCCATTCCAGTAATTTCTTTACTATATTTTTCTAATTGTTTATAATAATCAATAATTCTTTCAAATGAACTTGAGGCTTTAGACACGTCTGATAGAGAATGAAAACTTTTATTTGTTAAACTTTCAAATTCTTTAAGTTCATCATTAATTTTACCGAAAACATTTTGAATATTTGTGTTTAATCCTTGTGATAGTTTTAATCCTGAAAAAGCTCTTTGCATCTCTGAAATAGCACTTTTAATCTGAGAGATATTCATTGACGCATCAAAATTTAAGGTAAAACTTTTATTTGCCATCTTTTTTCCTCCTATATAAAAATCAGCACTAAACTCTCTCAATGAAAATTAGTGCTGATTTCTTTATTCATTATCTATATCATCATTTAGGAAGAAGATTTCCATTACTTTTTTATCGCCTTTTCCCCCAACAGGATATCCAACAGCTCTAAAATTTGCAACTATTGGATTAGCTTCTCTACCTAGCCTCATAGATAAATCAGACACTAATTTTAATCTTGGAATTTGAATAATTCCAGTTCTAGTTCGTCCTGTCACATCATCTTTAATCCTTGTTTTTCCTTCAAGAAACATAAATCCATCGACTAAGTTTCTTCCCACAATAACATCTGTCGCGCCATTCATATATTTATACTGATAATCAACAATTACTTCTTTTGAGTCCCGCTTAATATTGATTTGAGTATCCGAGATAATCTCTATATCAGTATATTTTTGTCCAGTATTTCTATCATAAACAAATAAATTTTGAGAATATGGTTTTTCTTCGTCTAAATCTATAAAACCATTTTCATCACTCATTCTCTCTAATCGAACAGTAATAAGAATACTATCAACATCTTCTTTATATTCTAATAAATGAGAATTACTTAATAATCCAAACTGAGCCTTAGAAAAAATTCCCTGTGTAAAATTTATGTCTATTTCTTTTGTGCTTTCCCACGTAACTAGCGCGCGATTATCAAAACCACCTGAAGCCTGCACTCTACTTTTTATCTCGTTAAAATTTGCTAATTGAATTTTATCAAACGCTGTAATTATTTCACCAGTTTCAATGGTTCTATTATTAATCTTCATAGGATAAGTGGCTTTAAGTACAACTTCATACAGTTCTTTCATTCCAAATTGATTGTCCATATTATCCTCCTATACTAAGAAAGGCGGAGTAAAAACTCCGCCTTAATTTATCCAGTAACTTCTACAGTGCAAGTATCAGTTTTTTCTCCATCTACAGTTTTAACAGTTATAGTTACCGGTGCAATAGTTACAGCTTTTCCTGTAATTAAACCATCAACTACGGTTACTTTTTCAGAATCTGAAGATTCCCAAGTAACTTGCTTATTAGTAGCATTTGGTGGCTGAACCTCAGCACTTAAAGTTTCAGTTCCTTCTATTGTTAAAGTAGTGGACTCTTTATTTAAAGAAACACTCTCAACTGGAACATTCGGAGTAGTAACATTTACCTGACAGGTAGCAGATTTACCAGCACAAGAAGCTGTAATTGTCGCGGTCCCCGCGCTAACTGCAGTTACAAGTCCATTAGTAACAGTCGCAAATTCGGGGTGATTACTCTTCCAAGTAACCACTCCCGTCGCGCCTTCAGGTTCTAATATCGCTGTAAGCTGTTTTGTATTTCCACTAGAGCCTGTTGTTAAACTAATAGAGGACTCACTTAATTTAACCCCTGTAACTGCTATTATTCCCCCAAGTCGTATTTCACTAACTTCATCATTACGCCGTCAGCAGGACGCATAACACGTAAGTTCATGTTAAATACAGATGGGTCTCCTTCAGCCTCTAGTGTAATTGTATTTTCAGACTGAACTTTTGCTTTAGGAATAATAAACTGGAAGAATTCATCTTTACCAGTAGTTTCTGAACGAGCATAAGTGTCGCCAGTTACATAATATGTTCCTGGGAATGTCTGAGCGGAAATTTCAATAGAACTACCAGTAACAGTTAAGTCAAATGTCTGGAAGTAAGTTGTATCTGCCTGTAAAGAATTAGAGGCAACAACAGAACCAGTAGCATCGTAAATAGTAGAAGATGTAATGCTTACTGTCTTTCCACCAGGAATAGTATACTGAGTAGGAGCAGTAGTTCCCTTGAAGGTTTGAGTTTTAGTAATAGTAGTTAAATCGTCAGCTGTACCATCACCAAACATGATAGCCATAGATTTAACGGAGAATAGAGCATCCTCTAGTGTTACTGTAATTTCCTTTCCATAGTCCCAGATAATTAGAGGTGGATTACCTTTACCACCGCGAGCTTCTGCTTCTTCGGCTGTCTGCTCAATAGTAGAAACTTTCAGTGTATCTAGGTAAAGAACGGGAGCACCACGGCTACCGTCATCATTCACATCATAGAAAGTAACGTCAGCAACTTCTTTGATACCATATCTGTCAAGAATATTTGCCATTGTTAAATAGCCTCCTATTATTCATCTAAATTTCTAATCCAATATTTCGGTTTAATTTTTTTCGAGTCCGCGCCAGCAATTAACGCTCGAATATCAGTTTCATATTTTTCTTTTTCTTGATATGTTTTTATAAGCGAATCTACTGAAGCGTAACTCAACTCTCCAACATTAAGTGGGTTAATACCTATACCCATACAACAAATTGAAACAAGTAAAGTTCCAAAAGTTATTCCCATACCTTTTTTTGCTTTAACTTTATCTCTATATCTAGCTTTCGCTTTAATTCTTTTAACTCTAGGGTCTTCGTCGGGGTCTGGAGGTTCCACTTTCTTTTCTCCTAATGCTTCTCTTATAGCATTTTGAAAATCAAAATATTCTTCTTCTGTTATCATTATCATTTTTTTTAAATCTTCTAAGGAAGAAGCGTTTTTGACAATTTCTTCTAAATCACCAATTAAAATTTCTTTTCTATCATATAAAAAGGTAATTGGCTCTTTAATAAAAAAATAGAAAGCATCTTTAGCAACCTGTTCTATCTCTTTATTGTGATAGCTTGTTGCTAATAAAAATTCTAAAGGAGTTGGTACGGTAAGCGGTTCTCCATTTTCATTTGTTTTATTTAAAAATTCGTCCTCTAATTCTTCTTGTGTAATTGTTAATAGATAACGATATTGAGAAAAATGTTCATTTTCTACAACTTGTTTTACGGTTGGCGGGTAAATTTTAACCTTTCCATTAAAATCTTTTGGAAGATTTAGAAAAAATTTTTCGTTAATCATAACTTGTAATAATAAACTCCTGTTTATAACTAGAAATTTCCTCTGTTAAGAAATTGAGTTCAAAATCTCCGCCAGACATCTTTCCTAATCCTTCTATCATTTTTCCATCTAAAGATTCTTCGATTTCTCCTAATATTGCAAAAGGTCTTAGATTAGTTCCTTTTATTATCCATTGAGTTAATGGAACAAAAATTTCCACCGAAATAAGAACATCTTTAAATTCTGAGTTATCTTGATTTTTCTTTCCAGTTACAACTCTTAAAGCAATAATGGAACTTGCCGTTTCCTTTGGCCCGATTCTTGGAACTATTTTAATAAGTTTCTCAAAAATCTCCGATTCTTTTTGTTCTTCGGTTAAATTTTCATTCGATAAGGGGTCTTTATCTGTGTAATATAATAGTTTGACTAAATTATCGTTTTGCATTAATCTTTTCATTATTCTTTGCAGATTAACCCCAATATCTTTACAGTTTCTTATTTTATTTTTCATTATTCAGCACCACCATTAAACCAGAAGAAATCATCTGGATTATCGCCGGGTTGCTGTTCAGGAATTGGAGATTTATCTCTTTCATAAACAGGGTCAACTGTTACATATTCAACACCTGGGGTAGATTGAATATCATAACCTGTTACTCGATATGCTTCTTTAAGCGCACCTTCGCCTATCTCCAAATAATCATCTTTTCTCATAAATTCATTAGTAGGAATAACAAAGAAACTCATTTTTAGATTTTCGGTATAGAGGACATCCATACGAGAACGAGAACGAATTTCATCTTTTAGCATGTTATCTTCTTGGCCATACATATATGCCCAAGTTTGCTGTAAATTACCACTTCTATCTGTCCATTTTAAGAAGTGTGTCATTTTTAATACAACATAGCGATTATATCCACTAGCTTTTATTTCTTCTAACCAATAAATCATCCATCGGTTAGTTAAACCATTATCATTTGTAATTTCAATAATTGTACCGGATGGAATAATTACATCTAATTTTGTTAATAAATACTGAAGAGTTTGCGTATCGTCTTGTTTATATCTTTCTAAACTTCCTGCAATATCTTCATCATTAAACTTGAAATCCACCCTGTAAATAGTTTTGGAAAGATAATTTTCAAAGAGCTTTTCTCGCTGATTCCTAACTCGTGACTGATAATCCAAACCATAGCGATTTAATCGTTTTAAATAAATTTCATCATAATATCCCATTAGTCTCTACCTATTAATCCCATACAATCAAAAATAGTAGTTCTAAAATATTCATATCTTAAATATCTTAGAGAGGATAACTTATGATATAAAATGTAATAGTTAATAGTTTTTTCTTCTTCGTCAAATCCCTGTAATTCAATTAGAATTGAATCGAGAAATTTTTCCCACTCTCTTCCTTTTTCAAATTCACATAATAAACCAAATAATTTATTTTTTAATTTATTATCATAAGCCTCTTTCATGCCAGGTGCATAATTCATTTTACATCACCTGCCAATTTACTATAATTAAATGGTTTTCCTTTTACTACTCTATAATAAATTCTTTCTAAATTAAGAGCATTTCTCTTTTCTTGCTCAAGTAATTTAATAAATTTATCTATGAGATTCGCTTGAGAGAAATCTCTTTCTTCATATAGAGGCTTTACATTTTCCCAAGTAAGAATTGTTCTATTTAACCATTCACATTTCATATATGTCGCTAAGATTTGAATTTCTTGATTGTTTAAATCTCCTACAAAAGAATCTCCTTCTATGGTCAGGTCAACTCTAGGAAATTTAAACCACGGAATCGCGCCCTTTAAGATTTCTAATAAGTCTTGTGCCAACTCGTCCTCTGTCCAGTTGGCCCACTCATCTTCTAGCATTTTAGCAAAGAAAGCATCATAAACATTTTGTAAAGGAGTCATTTTTAATCCTCCTTGGCTTGTCTTCTCAATAGGACTGCTTTAATAACATCAACGCCAGTAGCAGTTTTAAGAACCTCGCATCTATTAATATCTGTAATTTCATGGTCAATAGCATATTCAGTAAGCTCCTGTGCCTGTTCATAAGAAATCTTACCTAACATTTCTTTCAAGTCTCTAATTGGAGCAACCGTTAAAAGTCTCTGTCTTTGAGCATCATTAAGGATAATAATATTTTCCGGCTCAGTTGCGCCCTCTGGCTCAAGTCCTAATTCAATCTTTACATCCATATCATCAATCTTTAAGAAGCCATCAGTAAATAGATTAGATACTCCTTTATAATAAATAGCTTCCTTTAGGGTATCTAAGTCAATAGTAGTTTTTGCACCTTTTTTCTCCCAACGACGTCGTAGATGTAGTTCAGGAATATCAATTCCTACTCTACCTGTACTTAAACTTTCGATTGTAACTTTTCTGTTTTCCATAATTAATTCTCCTTTTACTCAAAAAAATTTGGGAGAGAGGGAAGTCCCTCCCTCCCTTCTTCTTTCATAAATTATATACCATAGGGGGATTCGTAAGTTTGGTCAATTCCTGTATTCTGATAGATAGCCCAGTTGTAATGAGTTAGAATTGCAGCACCCATCTTTCTATATACATGAATTTCCATAGAGTTGTCTCTATTTTTGAAGTCGTTAATTTGAGTTTGTCCTTCAAGAACAACCTTAACAACTTTTTCTCCACCAGTAGGTAGAATATAAGCAAGCTGTGGGTCAATCCAAGTTTTTTCATTATTTTCATCAATAAATGACTGAGGAATCATAACAATAGGAGTACCACGGAAAATATTGATATAGCCCTGGTTATGAATCATATCAATATCCTGTGGATGATAAACGCCTTGATAATTGCTTCCTACTGGAACGATTGCGTCTGCACCCATTTCAGCAATGAACTCAGGTGGAGCAAAGATAACTGCGCCCGTACCATAAGCTCTTACCACATTAACTAACTTTAACATTTCCTCGCCATTAAAGCTAGAACCAGTATATTTATTTACAGAAGGACGACCTGTTGCATTGATTGCTGCACGAAGAGCTTTTTGAACCTCTAAGAATACAGAATCGGTTAGACCGTCAGTTAAAATCTGCATAACTTCAGCCATATCTTCTGCACCATCTAGCATACGCTCGTAGTCGATGGTTACAGCTCCACCTACTGCATAGGCAGGAACAGAGAATGTTTCAGTATCAAGACGGAATGTCTCATACACACCAGAAAGTCCAACTTGAGTTAAGAATTTCTTAGCGCGATTTTTACCAATTCTTCTCTTAAATACAGCTTTTTGTCCTTGTCCGACTACCTGAACATCAGCAAAAATTCCTACAGCATCAATAACTTTATTAGGAACAATTTCATCGGCAGTCTCAATAAAAATTTCATAAATATCATATCTGTTCTTCATGAACTGATTATATGTACTGGCTAAATCTTTTAAAGCATCAGATAGAGCCGCATTTACATTTTCAGAAGAGAAGGTAGCTGGGGCAGTACCTCTAGCAGCATGAAGAGCCAGTTCTTTAATTTCGCTTAAAGTTGCCATTATATAAACCTCCTCTTAATTAAACTGTTAGTGCCTGGAACTTAATACCAAACTGTCCATCAGGCATTGTGGTAGCAGCTACAACTAATAGAACCGGTCCAGCAGAAGGTTTAGTAGCAGAAACAGCAATAGAACCGTCTGCAGAAATTCCACCGTAAACTGGAGTAGTAGCTAGTTTGTCTTTTGCGAGTGCTTTCTTAAATTCAGCATCACTTGTCCAAGTAGAATCTTTCGCAGAGTCATAACTTACACAGTTAGTAGTAAATTTATCTCCTACAGAAAGATAACCAAGACGAGGTAGGAAAGTGCCTGGTTCTAGTCTAAAGTTCTTTAAACCAGGAGTTCTTTCATCATACATATGCTCTGTTGTATAATTTAAAGCAATAGGTAAGCTGGCATCGTCAGCAAATTTAACAACTCTATTTACATTATCAACAGCAAGTAGCATACCATTTTCAGCAGGAACGCTAGCAAAGTCAGTGCTATCTAGCGCGCACTGGGCTTCAATGCGTCCGTCTCTACGGAAGGCTACATTATTTAGTTCTAATTGACCGAAACCGTCAATTACAAGTCTCTTTAGAGCCATTTCTATTCCTCCATTTATTTTCTATATTTCGCTAAAATTTCTTCAATTCCACCCTTTGGTTCATCTTTTGGGATGTATTGAGGCTGTGGATTTTTTGTAAAAATAGCTGGATTAGATTTAACAAGTTCATAAGCCAAGTCTTTGTCTAAATCAGAAGCAGTGTAATCAGCAATCTTTTCTCTATAAGAGGTTAAGATTTCATCATTTAACTGTTCAGAATATTTAGAAAGAACTTCTTCTTTTTCCTTTGTTTCGATTTGAAGTTTATAAGACTTCAATGTTTCTAATTCACTATTTAATGCAGTGATGGTGTTCTCAGCATTTTCGTAATTATGTTGAGCATCATCTCTCTCTGTGGTTAAAGTGGAAATTGCGGTATCTTTCTCTTCAATTTTCTGCTCAAAATCAGAAATTTTTCCTTCAAGGTCTTCAACCTTAGAGAAAGTCTCGTCAGCCTTGACATAATTTCCGCCATTTAGAGCTTGAATTGTAGCCAGGGCATTTTTCTCTTCTTCTGTTACATCAACAATATAACATTTCTTTCTTTCTCCTAATTCGAGAGAATCTGAGTTATCATCTTTCTTATAATAAACTCGCTCATAAGAACCATTCTCGTAGTTATATGTAACTGCGTAATCATCATAAATATCGCAAATCGCATAAACTACTTCCCAACCGCCCTCTTCGTTAAAGTTAGGATTTAGAAGAGTCCATAAAGCATCATGTTTTTGATTATCAGAAAGTTTAAAGTTAATGCTAGGCATTTCTTCTTTTCCTCCTTCTGTTTTTTTCTGAAAATTTAGAGTATATTGTTCAATTTTTTCTACCATATCTTTTAAGGATGTGTATAAACTAAAGAAAGCCGCGCCCTCAAAGCAAGGTTCTACTTCAGTTCCTAATACTTGTAAGCCTAAGAAGCAAGCATCCTCAAAAACAAATACTTTTTTGCCTTCAACTATTTTCCAATTACCTTTAATCGAAGGCTCATATAGTTCCATAGACTGTGCTTTTCCTACTATATTACCAGCTTCTTCATAAAGAGCTGTAAATAGAAGAACATCCACACAGGCGTATTCTCTAACTTTACCATCTTCATCTTCATGTTCTTCCCAAGCAAAATTAGGATTTTCAGGAACTATTCCATAAATTCTTCCAAGATAGCGTTCTTTTCCATGGTCAGTATAATCCTCATTAAAATTATCATAGATGCCTTTAACGGGAGTATATGGAATTGTGGAGATTAGTTTCTCCGCGAACTCATCTGTTATATAAGTACCATTTCTGTTATCTTTCTTATAGAAAATTCGGCATCTTGCTTTTGAAATAACATCATTATATTTTTCTAAATTTCCATAAACAGTAATAGGAAACTCTTTTATAATATTATCCGGCATTATCAGAGCCTCCTTGTCTATCTAAAGATTCTTCATTCTGTATTGTTTTTGGAGCTTTCTCTTCTGGAGATTTCTCCGGCGCGCCTACTTTGTTATCTGATGAACTTTGCGTATAGGAAGAAGATAAAGGTTTTAGTTTATCAGATAGTTTTAGAACATCATTCTCTAAATCTTTTACATTTCCTAAGTCTTTCTGCGAAAGTCCCATAGCAAGAGCAGGAAGCAAAAAGCTGTATCCCGTATTTGCTAATTTGAAAGTAGACTCCATATACTTATCATCGTTATAATAAGTAATAGGTAAAATAGTATACTTAAAAGTTATATTTGAATTAGAATATAGCTGATTGACAATATTCGTAACAAAAGTAGAAAACTTATTTGCCAATATCATCATCATAGCCATATCGTTCTTAATTGAAGTTTCAAGGGCTAAATTACTATTAGACGCAAATAACTGGCCGCTTGTACCAGATTCATAATAAATGTTATTAACCATCTTTTCAAGATTGTTGGAAACTGTATCAGAAGTAGTTTTAGATTGAATTGCTTCAACATCTGCATAAGTAGTCAATACACTTACATTCTTATTTCCTCGTAACATTCCCACTGTACCGCTATGAATTTCTTCGGCTTCTTCTGGTTCAAATAATAAATCTCCTGTGGTTGTATTATGAGGAATCTTTTGAACGATAATCTTTTTAATTTCTTCCAAATCTCGTTCTTTTTCGGTTTCAACTGCTTCATCATAATTAATTGTTGCTGGAATAACATTTAAAAAAATTGGTCTACCATCTAGCATAGGAAAACAAATTCCAATATCACTAGGAATAAAAACCCATCGACTTGTTTTCTTTCCTTTCATATATTTTCTGTAAGCATTAGAAATTACGCTAGGATAGACTTTAAGAGCCATTTCTCTTGAATCTTCATCAACTATTGTATTAAAATAAGTTACATCAAATTCGATTATATCGTTTCCTTCGGTATCCTTAAAACGGGAACAACAATATCCGCTTGGCAAATCTAAAACAGCAAAAGTTTTTTTATCTAACTTTTGTATAATTCCATAGTAACTACCATCAATCATCGCGCGGAGCGCGCAATTTGTTAAGAAAGACGGTAAGGACATTCGCTCAATAAAATCAACTGCATTATAATATCTCTTTTGAATATGTTCTGTGGAGAGTTTTTTACCGTAGCTGGGACTAGGAATCAGCATACCAGTATATTTCAAAAGAGTAGCATAATAAACAAGAATCCTTTTATAAAAACCGTCTTTATAAAAGTAATTACGCGATAGTCTTTGTTGTTCAGCTAAAGAACCTGAATCAATAATTCTTTCTATTTCTTCTGGTGTATAGTCTTTTAATCTAGTAACTCTTCTTCTAGCTGATGACCATTCTCCAGCATAAGCGGCATCGTTAGTTGCTATCATGTTGTCTTTTGCCCGTTTATAGGAGTCTAAATCGAATCTACCTGTTGGTTTTATTTGTTCCATTCTATTATCCTCCCGTGAAGAATACTAATCTTCGATTTGTTCCCGCGCGCCGACGATGCTTCTTATAGTTAGCTTCTTCTAGTTCTTTTATTCTCCAAAGTCCATAAGCAAAAGCAGAATATTTATCTTTGGGGAATCTACTATTAATCTGCTCCAAAACTATATCTAATGTGGCGCCGGTTCTTTTTAAACGAAGATTAGCCATTTCTTCAAATAGCTTAGTTGTCATTTCATGCGGCATGATTCTTTTTACTCTTTGAATCGTGGACATTTTTTGACCAACTTTTGTAGACATTAGCGCACTCTTTGCTTCCTGTTCTTTTATTAAGAATCTAACCATTCCACTTGATAGTCTTGAATAGGCATTTCCGTGAATTTTTGAGTTTAATGGACCATTAGCTTTTATTCCATATAAAATACAAATTGCATCTTTAGGCTGAACTTTTTTATAATTATCGTCATTTATAAAACCATAAGCAGGGAGAAGATTTCCAAGTTCATCGTACTGAGTACGAATCATTTCGTCTCCTAATCCTACACCCAATCCATTAGTATCAATTACTACTTCCTTTGGATTAAAGTCTTGGATAATTTTCTTTAAATCAACAGCTTGTTGATAAAAGGTTTTTGTTTCTGCTTGACGACCTAAAACAAAAAGATTCACTAATGTGGCATAATATTTTCCATTTAATACATTTACTCGAAAAACACAGCATACAGTTTGGTCGCTTATGCGTCCTACGTCTACTGATAATAAGTAAAAACTGTTAGTTCCTGGTCTAATAATTGCGTGCGTTTCGGGATTCTTTATCTTTCTATACTTCTGTAACTTATCAAAATTAAACCAAGATTCTTCTGAGCCTCCAGACCATACAGAAAGATATTCTCTTGCAAAAGTTTCTTCATTATATGATGGAGACATCTTTAACTCATTAATATACTGTTTATCAAGCAATCCATGGAGAACTGGTATTCTATAGTCACAACCCCAAACAAAAGCCTGCTTAGGATTAATAATACTCATTTCAAAGAGGTCAATAAGTCTTTCGTAAGCATAAGAAGATTTTACTCCCGCTGAGGTCATATATAATTGTTGCTGATTTGGCTCGTTAATATTTACTTCTCCCCTTGGAGTACGACGAGAAACATTCATTAAAGGAAGAACAACAGCATTTAAAATCTCGCCGTCATGGTCGCGAATCTCGTCAATTAATCCACCATGCCTTCTTCCGCCACGCTCTGTGTCAAGCGCGCCAACAACGTCGAAAATCGAACCATTTCTAAACATTAAAGTTACATAATCTTTACCAAAATTACCGTCACCAATAATCTCCTTTTTAAGTAGTGGTAATTTATCCCAAATTTCATAAATCTTATCTTTAGCAATCTTCGCAGACTGATTTTTACCTGGCGCGCAGATAAATCGTTTTGTTCCCGGCATGAACATACATTCTAAATAAAGAGCAAGAATGGATATGAAAGTTTTAGAGAACGCACGACAATTGTGTCCCTCAACGCCGTTAACATTAAAAGATTCATTGGGCATTTCTAGACAATATACAAGACTATCATTTCTTCTTGAGAAACTAATTTTTCTAACCTTATTAATCATATATAATTTATTGTCAATTAAATAAGGATAATATTCTCCAAGTCGCATATTCTCTTTAATTAATACTATTCGATTTTCATCTATAGCCTCTTTAAATTCTTTTGCTAAAAGTCCATTGAAATTTAGATTATATACCTTTGCTTTCCCTTCTCTATCTTCTATTGTAATAGATGGATTTACAAAATTTCGATATAAAATATGTTTCATTCCTTCTACTAAAACATTAGAAACTGTAGTTCCTTTATATCTATAACAATTTCTATTTTTTCTATAATATCCATCACCACTAAGCCACCCTTTTACAATTTGTAATTGTATTTTTGGGTCTATATGTAATAAACAAGTAGGAATCCATTTGTTCCATTGATTTATTTCATTGTATTTACAATTAAAAATTTTTTCAAAAAATAATCTTAGGTGAGCACTATTAAAATAAATTGCTTGGCTATTATTATCTCTTTCTATGACAGAACCATCTAGTCCAAAAACTTCTTTTGCAAGAAATAAAATTCTTTTCTTTAAATTTTCTTCTTTTATTGAAATTGTAAAGCTAATTTGATTTCTATTCCAGGAACCTTCTGCTAACCAAATGCCCATCCATTCACAAAAATTATTGTCAATAAGAATTTTATCTTTTATCAAATTTTTCATTTGATAGGTTGGAGTTGGTGCTTTTATTTCTTTTAAATTCCTAACTTCAGTATCTATAGGACTTAATAGAAAATCATTTTCTGTTAACTGGTCGGCTCTAACCCATTCAGCTTTTTCTAATTTTCTCAAATTTTTTCTATAAAATTCTTTTCTTTGTTCATAGTTTGTAATATTAAAAAATTCTAATCCTTCTTTCCAAAAAGTTCCTGCTCTGGTTGTATTTTTATCTCTATGGACGGCTAAAAATTTATGGTCATTTGTAGTTGTTATTTTTTGTTCAAAACAATTTTCTCCTTCGATTGAAACAAAATCCCCATTCCATTCTCTAATATTAAGATTTAAAGGATATTGCCATCCATCTTTTGTCCATACTCTAATGTCTCCAGAAATTTGCTCTATTGGCATCATTCCATATTCAGTAAGAACAGGAGTTCCTTTTGTTAAACAAGCGGTACAATAGTGATAACGATAGCGTAGGCACGCGCGCAAGAAAATTCTCTGATAGAAGAATAAACTAAAGTTTGAATCTGATGGAGTAATTAAATCAATAAATAAATCTGGATAAGCCGAGAAAAATTCACAATACTTTCTAAATAAATCCTCATGTCGAATTAAATACTCTTCAGTAAGTATTGCACCTTTTTCAATTTCAATGCCTTCTTTTTCATGTTTTTGGATTGACGCCCCTAGTCTTGTTAAATCTTGATTAACTATAAGTTTAAGACTGCTCATCGTCTAGCTCCACCTGAAAGTCTTCGTCTTTCATTAATTCATCATAACCAGCATTGTCATATTCATCTAGGTCATATTCTTTATCTGTATTATAATAGTTCTCAAGCTCTTGGGCGTTTTTAAGAGCGGATAATCTTCTTTCAATCTCTTCTGTAATTCCAGATTCATTAACATATAAACGTTGATTAAAGTTCATAATATTCTTCATTGTTTCATCAACGACATCTTGAGTAACTCCATCATAGAACTTATTAATCCAGCCACGCTTTTCAAGCCATCTAAATACCTCTCCAACTGAGTCAAAATCAGTTGCATTTTTTACATTCTTTGGAGTGAATTCTGCTACTTTTACAAGTTTATCATAGGAAGAAAGAATCTTATCAAAATCGCTTCCTTCTCTAATTCTTGAATCTATCTCTAAAGAAATCTTACATAGTTTTTTCGCTTGGTCGTCTTGAAGCGCGCCATTTACGTTTTGAGTCTGAAGCATACCATCATATAATCCTTCAAGGTAATGTAGTTCTTCTTCATCGTAATTCGCTCCCCATTTTTCCTTTAATTGAGAAAGTTTCTTCTCTTTAATAACCGGAAGTTCATCATCTATAAGCCCAGCTTCTTTTAATTCCTTAAATCTTCTAAAATATACTCCCCAGTCAAGACCGTTATAATCTGACGAAAGAAATACTTTAGCATAAACTGGAAAAACTTTATCTCCATTCATTTCATGTAATCTTTCAAATTCAGATGGCACAAAAGGAATATCTGCATATTGACAAACTTTATCTACAGCTTCCCAATCAAAATTATTTTCAACTAGATATTCCTCTATACATGAATTACATATCGGTAAATATCCATCTTTATAAAAGAAAGATTTTGTTTCTGAAAAAGCGTCTGGGCCAAAACTCCCATTACATCTACTACAAGTCTTTAAAATAAAAGGCTTTCTTTGTTTTGGAATATTTGGCTTCATACTTACACCTCTTAATCTAATGACTTGGCGCGATTTACGTCTTTAATCATCTTTAAAATTTCTTTTCTTTTTCCTCTTTTTACCATTAAAAATTTATCCATCATATCAGATAAAATTTCTTCAAAAGGTCTTTCATTTTCATCTTTATCTAAGATTGGAATACAAAGGATTTTTGATAGCCCAACAAACTCGACTTCCGAAAGTTTTGAAACTTCTTCTATAAAAGAAAGGAAGGTTTTTGGAGAAACCTTACTTTCATCAATATTAACACTCATACGTTTTTCTTCTCCTCCTGATTCTTTTTATTTTGTCTATCTTTCTTATCACAACATTTACACTTGTTCGCATACCCATCTTTTGAGCGCGACTTCCTTACAAAATTACGAGGACTTTTAAGTAAGGTGCGGCCGCAAGTAGAGCATTTTTTAAATTCTTCTGAAAAGAAAAGGTTTTGAATGATTTGTTCGTGATAAGCCGCCGCCTCGTTAATCTGTTTAATTATTTTTTGACGAAAGATAGTCGATATATAGTTTGCAGTATATGATTTCCCAAATTCTTTATTTACCATATCTGCTATATCTTGATTTTTAACCTTCTTCATTTTAAGGTCAAGGATTTTTTGTTGTACTTCAGATAGTTGCGCCATTTCAATATAATACTCTAAAGTACGAAGAAGATATTTTGTAGTCGAATCAAGAGGACCTTCTAAGCTAGAATCTTCTAATTCAAAAAATAAAAGAAAAAGATTGTAAACGTGTTCAACTTCTCTAAAATCAAAGAAAAATGGAGTTCTTTGTTCTTTTTGTTTATCCCAGTAGAATTTGGAAATTTTTTTAAGGTCACTTTCAGAGAAAGAACTAGGAATAAGATTTTCTTCAGAGAAGAAAATTTTTGAAGCTACTTCTTGGTCACTATATAATCCAAGTGGTAGAACTGTCGCATCAGAATCAAAAGTTAAGAAAGATGGCGGCGGTTCAATCGGGCGAATTGTATCTCTTTGAATTAAATTCGAGTATGAATCTTTAAGAGTAAATTGTTGTCTGCGTAATTCTACTAAGAGGTGGCGCATTTTAAGATATTTATATTGATTAAGTTTTTGCGCGCGTTCTTTAAATTTTTGTTGTTCTTCTTCTGAGAAGGCTTGAAGAAGCTCTGGGCGAGGGGGATTTTTTCTTTTTCCGTGTGCAAGGTCATAGTAATTAAGTATAAGGTCAATTTTATCTATTTCCTTAAAAAGGTCAATAAAAACTTCTTTAATGTGGGGTGGTGCTTTTGTGAGAGCTTCTTTTCGGGAAAAAACTTCTCTTGTAATTTTAGGACGAGCTTCACTAGGACGAACAATGAGGGATTCGTTAAAGGTTGGCGTTTCTAGTAAGGCATCAAGGGACTCTTCTTCTTTTTTATCCCAAATTCCGCTTCTTGTTTTAATTTGGATTTCCTTTTTTTGTACGGGGTTTTTTCCGTCTGGGTCTTTTCCCCAAAGAACATAGTTGGCACACGTTTCAAGTTCTTCTTCCGTTAAAGGCTTCTTAACGAAGATTTCTTGCGCCAAATATTCCCTTAAAAAATTAATTCTTTCTTCATTACTTTGAAGAGAAAAATCAAGATTTAATCTATTCATTATTGGTTTACTCCTTTTTCTTTCTCACATCTATATTATACCATATCTACTGTCAGTGCGTCAAATTCTAAGAAAGATTTGAAATATTTTAAAATTTTTAGTATAATATATTTAGAAAGGAGAAGAAGAAAAATGGGATTTTTAGCAATAATTATATTGGCGGCTTTATTATGGTTTAGTGATACAAAATTAGGGAAGGCCTTAAGTTATTTTGGGGGAGTAATTTTAATTATTGCAGTTATTATAGTTTTCTTTCAATATCTTACGGCGGGATTTTAGGTTTTATTAGAAACAGTTTTTGGGTTTTTAATTAAAAAATGATTTTTCGAGTTCGTGGGGAAATGTTTCCAGGCCCCAGACGTTTTAGCGTGCTAAAGTGCTAAACTCCTAAAACACTACCCCGGTAGCACTTTAAAGCATTAAAGTGTACCCCTTTAACAGGGTAAAGTGATGAAGAACTAAAGCGGTAAATCGCTAAAGTTTTTTGTTTCTTTTTGTCGTTCCTTCAAGTAGCAAAATAGACAAAAAAGTTTCCTTTTCTTTGTGCATTATTTTATTATAAAAATTGAAAAAAGGTATTGACTTCTTTCCGGGTCTATGGTATACTATAGTTACAGAAAAGGAAAGGAGTACAAGACAATGACAGAGAAAGAAACAATCAAGGCGTATTTGGTGAATGAATATAATAAAAAGGCGTACACGCATTCTTATGTGTTCGGATATGCTTGCAATGGCATGGTATACGCTGCTCGTGTAATGGACGCGCGCGGTCTGCTTCCGTTCTTGACCTACGTTGACAAGGCAAGCAGTAAGAACGGCGGAACTTATAGCTTGAAGTATCGGCCCAATGGTAAGCAATGGGTTATGGTATGCGCACAAGCTGAAGAAGTCAAGGCTATCTGCACAGTGGAATATCTTGAGAACCTGAAAGCGGGTTGCCGGAAGAATCGCGGGCAGTTGTTTGAAGAGTTGGTCGCACAGGCTTTCGGTGGAGAGCTGGAAACGAAAAGCAACCTAAAGTTCACCGAAGGTGGCGACATGAACCTGAACGGCGTAGCTTATCAGGTCAAGTACACAAAGGCTACATTCACAGACGAAAGAACACTGATGAACCTCAGAGGCTAAGACCTCTGAGGTCGTGGAAAGGAGCGCACTAAAATGATGATGACGGTTATATGTTACGAAACAAAGAAAGGCGATACCTATCTAGCATACTACACCTATAAGACGAAAGAAGAAGCTCAGAAAGAAGCTGACGAACTGAATACCACGAAGCCCGCAAAGCTCTGGAACGGAGTAGCCATTGACTGGAGCGACGTAGACCACTACTTTGTAGATGAACAAGAGGAGATGTATTGATATGAAAGCTATTATTGAGAGAATGGAAGATAAGGCAATTAGTAAATATGGCTTTGAATCTAAAGCTACAATCTTTATCTTTCGAGTAACAGAAGCCATTAGAAACACGATGAATATCAAGTAAAAGGGGAATTATAATGAATATTGATAATTATGCAGTTTACGACGAAAATAATAGAGAAATCTTTACGGGGACTTATTGCGAAATTGAAAAGTATCTTGATGAAGATGGCGCGCCGATTAAAGGTTATTCTGTTGTTTCTCTTTTCTCTGGTTATGAGTTATAAAGTATTTATAAAATGGAGTATATGAGAATCAATATAAACCAAATAAAAGAGAGTAGATAAAAGAGAAAGTACGTTCGATAGAAAAGGATTCTTTCTCTTTATCTTTATTTATTGATATAAGATAGTAAGAGGATAGTAAAGAATAAAGATTTATTATTTAATAAATAAAAAGAACAATAGTTCTAAGAAATATCTTTACTTTTGATTGTCCGGGCGCGATTCGTCAAAATGTACATAAAAATCTATGTCGATTTGTGCAATATTACTATTGTATTTCTTAAAAGAAAATGATATAATATAGATACTGAAAGAGAGGTAAACGGAAATGAAAAAGTTTATGATTAGTTTTTTAAAGAATATCCCTTTTATTCTTAGCGGTTTGTTTTTGCTTTGGGTTTTCTTGGGTTTTTGTGAGGTTCAGATTCACAACTTTAATCCGAATTATGTATATAGTGACTGGAATTTTTTCATCGTTTTGGTTAATTTGAAATCTTGACATTTTCAGAAAATTATGTTATAATATATTTGTAATAAAACAAAGAGGATAAAAATTCCCAAAATTAGAAAGGAAAGATGAACTATGGAAAGAAAAACTGGTATTGTGAGAAGAATTGACGATTTGGGCCGCGTTGTGATTCCGAAAGAAATTCGGCGGAAGTTAAATATTCATGAGGGTGACCCGTTGGAAGTTACTTACACGAATGACGGTGGAGTATTTTTCAGAAAATATTTGACCGATGAGGAAAAGAGGAAAAATTGGGTAAATGAAATGCTTTTCGAGAAAAAAGAAATGGAAGAATCTCGTTATACCTTTTCAGTAAAATTTATCCGAAATATTACCATTTTAACAATGGTATCGTGGATTTCCCAAAAAGTTTACACTTCATGCGCGATTTGTTCCCCGCAAGATGAGTTTGATGAAAAAACAGGAATTGCGGTTGCATATGCACGTTTATTCAATAAAGAAATTCCAGAATATATCTAATAAAAACGGAGCGGGTGAATTATCACCCGCTCTTTTCCTAAAATTATAGAAAATTTTTTGCAAAAAGTATTGACTTTCTTTTTAAAGTATGTTATAATAAAGACACGGAAAAGAAAACAAAAAAGAGAGGTAAAAAGATGTTGGTATTCGATAATTGGGAACGCAAGTTTATTACTTTCAAAACGGAAGAAGATTACAACTTTTTCTATCTTTGCAACAAAGAATATTTCAAAAAAGGAAGATATTTCGGTTTGGCAAGAATTGGATACTAAAGAGAGGCGGCGCGCCGCCTTTTTCTTTTTCTTCAAAAAAACATTTGTTCGATTGTCCGGGTGTTGGTTAGTCGTTACTAACTTAAAAAAATTTTTGAAAAAGGTATTGACTTTATAAAAGAGGTATGTTATAATATAAATACAGTAAAGAGAAAAGAAAAAGGAGAAATAAATATATGAAAAATTTACTGCACTTCTGGACAAAAAATTATGAAATTGATTTGCTCGCCCCTATTAAAGAAATTGTAAGAGATATAAAAAGATTGAAAAAAGATATTGACAAGAACAGAAAAAAATGATATAATATAATCATAAAAAAGAAAGGAAAAAGAAAAATGAAAAAGGATTACTTGTTTCCCGCATGGTGTGTTTTCTTGGGTCTTTGTTTCGGTTTTATGATTCTTCTCTTTTATATGGGAACGAATCAAAAAGAAGTTGAAACTCGTCCCGATATTGAAATCTGTTATGGTGTTGTCGAACAAAGAGGAGACTTATATGGCGCATTTTCACCAGATGGTGATTTCGTGGCAACAGACCCGAATGAATTTAAACCAGGCGATAAGGTTTTGACGACAATTATTTACAATCCGAATAACGATATTTGTGACGACATCATAAAAATTACGAGGGAAAAAGTGGAGTAATCCACTTTTTTCTTTTATGTATAGACGAACATACGTTCTTATTGTCCGGGCAAAGACTTTAGTCTAGTAAAGTATTAAATTGTCCGGGCGCCGAGCAACTTGCACAAAAAACTTATTGATTTTTCGTCACTTTGACGATTGACTTTTCTTTCAAAAAGAGTTATACTATATACAGAGTTAAGGGAAAGCAAACGAAAAGAAAAAAATAAAAAAGTTTGAAAAAACTCTTGACAAGCCAAAAAGAATATGGTATAATAAGACCATAGAGAAGAGGAAATCACACCTCAAGGTTCAGAAAAAAAATAAAAAAGTTAAAAAAAAGACTTGACAAACTGAACCGAATGTGATATAATAAAGATGTCAAAGGGGACAGGAACCCCTCTGATAAATAAAAAGGGTAGCGACCAACGCCAACGCCGAAAGGCAAGAAAGGAAAATACTATGACTAATCGTGAATTCTTTACCGCAATCGCCGCTATGGAGAATCTGAACGAAGAACTGATTCAGCACGCCGAAGCTGAGCTGGAAAAGCTCAACAAGCGCAATGCCGCAAGAGCCGCAAAGCCTACCAAGGCGCAGAAAGAGAACGAACCCATCAAAGAGGAAATTGTAAAGTTCCTGACTGAAAAGGGTGGTTTCCACACTGCAAGCGAGGTTATGGAAGCGTGTGAGATTTCGGTTCAGAAAGCATCTGCACTCTGCCGTCAGTTGGTCGAAGAGGGTGCGCTGACTGTTCAGGAAATCAAGGTGCCGAAAAAGGGCAAGCAGAAAGCATATGCTATTGTAGACGGTTCCGAAGAAGTAACAGAATAATGAGATTAGGGGCGGCAATAGTCGCCCCATTTCTCTTCTTTATTGCTTTACCACTTTATCACTTTAAAGTGATGGCGTCGCCCGGGCATTCGGCAAATCATATAAAAAATTAGGTTTGATTTGTATACTTTGACTATTGATTTTTTCTTCTAAAAGGTTTATAATATATACATCAAAAGAAAGAGGTAAGAAAAATGTTTGAACGTATTAAAAAATTATATTCTGATTCTGTTTTGATAACTACTACTATTCGTCATTTTATTTGTAACTTTGTTACGATTGACGGAAAGGAACATTCTTATTCTGGTTTCAATTATGTTGATGAAAGTGCAATAAGTTGTAGTGGTCCAGAATATATTATGTATGATGTTCGTTCAGATGGATATATTGAAGATGATAACGGCGTTATGTATCCGTTACAAAATATTGTTTCTATTTCTTGGGTATGTGATGATGAAATAGAAAACGTATATGCAAAAGAATATAAAGTTTTTTATACGAAAGATTCAAAAAGAAAAGAAAAAAATCTTGACAAATGAGAAAAATCGTGTTATAATAATTACAGAAAGAAGAAAGGAAGATAAAGATACGAAAGGTATTTATTTCGATATGGACGGAACAATCGCCAACTTCTACGGTGTAAAAAACTGGTTAGATTGCTTGCAGAAAGGACAGACGAAACCTTATAGAGAAGCACGCCCGCTCGTTGATATGCGTACATTGGGGAAAGAAATTCACCGACTTCAAAATCTTGGTTATACAGTAGGAATTATTTCTTGGCTTTCTAAAAATGGAAATCAAGAGTATAACGAAAGAGTAACAGAAGCAAAAAAGAAGTGGCTTGCTCGTCATTTGGGAAGCGTTCACTTTGACGAAATCCACATTGTCGAATATGGTACTCCTAAATATATGTTTGGTGATGGGATTCTTTTTGATGATGAAGAACGTAACAGAAAAGAATGGTCTTGTAGAAATAGTGAAAATTTGGCGTTTGATGTCAATAATATTTTAGGTATTTTGGAGGCGGTCAGATAATGACTGCCTTTTCTTTTTGTTTAATTGCTTTACTACTTTAAAGCAATGGCGTCGCCCGGGCGCCGGGCAAATTGCACAATTTTTATAGAAAATTTTCGTCACTTTGACTATTGCTTTTTTGTTATTTATCTGGTATACTATAACTACAGAAAGGGGGTAGGTATAAAAAAGAAGTTGAGATTTTTCCAAGTTTTTTCAAAATAAAACTTGACTTTTTCAGAAACTTGTGTTATAATAATTATAGAAAAAAGGAAAGGTGGTCATAAATATGGCGAAATCGAGAAAGGCACTCCGCGAGGAAATGAAAGAATACTACATTCGGAAACTCACTGATTTTTTCAAAGCCGAGGAAGAAGTTCTGCGAGTGGGTAGCAATGAGATTGCATTCCCTATTGTAGACGCCGAGGGGAACGAGGATTTTCTGGTGATTACCGCAAAGATTCCGACAGGTGCAAACAAGGGGACTGAACCCTATGACGGTTACGCAATGGCGGAAGAATACGAAATCAAACAGAAACAAAAAGCAGAACTTGCCGCCAAACGTCAGGCGGAAAAGGAAAAGAAAATCAAACGTGATGAGGAATATAGGCGAAAGAAAAAGGAAGCCGAGGAAAAGAGAAACGAAGCAAAGTAAAAGAGGGGCGAACGGTTGTTCGCCTTTTCTTATTCCTTTCTCACTTCATTACTTTACTGCGCGAAAGTGCTCGCGCCCGGGCGCGGCGAAATAGACAAAAATAAAAGGGAATCTTTGTGCAATATTACTATTGCTTTTCTTCTCATTTTGGTTTATAATAAGTATATCAAATGAAAGAGGTAACTAAAATGAATGATGAAAAGATTATTGTAATTGACACCGAAACCGCAAACACTATTGATGACCCTTTTTGCTACGATGTAGGTTTTGCGGTTATTGATAGAACAGGAAAAGTATACGAAACTCATTCTTATGTGATTGCAGATATTTTCCTTGATGAAAAAGAAATGATGAAAGAAGCGTATTTTGCGGATAAAATTCCGCAGTATTGGGAAGATATTAAGAATGGAAAAAGACAGTTGCGCCGATTCCAAACAGTAAAAAGAATTTTTCGTGACGTGTGCGACCAGTACAATATAAAAATTGTTGCGGCACACAATGCGCGTTTTGATTATCGTTCTACCAACGTAACACAAAGATTTTTGACTTCTTCAAAATATCGTTATTTCTTTCCTTATGGTGTTGAAATTTGGGATACTTTGAAAATGGCAAGAGAAGTTTTTGGTAAAGATGACGAATACGGCGTATTTTGTTTTGAAAATGGATACATGACAAAAAGAGGACAAAGACGATATACCGCCGAAATTCTTTACAGATATTTAACAAGAGATAATAATTTTGTTGAAAGTCATACAGGATTAGAAGATGTAATGATTGAAAAAGAAATTTTTGTGGAATGTATCAAAAGAAATCCAGAAATCAATGGTGAACTTTGGGAGTAACAACGAGGACGCAAAGCGTCCTCTTTTTATATCCATTCACTTCACTCTAGTAAAGAACTAAAGCGGTGCCCGGGC